TAATCAATAGGATATTGCGAGATGAAACAGATAAAGCTAAGATGGTGTATAGAACGTGGATGGAGTATAGTGGAGAGATTAGTATGAGGGAGTTGGGTAGACTGACTAACGTTAGTACATAGGGGGTAATAGGGATAGTGGATAGAATTAATAAAAAAATTGTGAAAGTGCTTGACAAGGGGGAGGATTTGTGGTAGAATCGTTAATTATCGACAAATCAACACCAAAACCTTATTTAACAAAATTTCATTACATAATCAAAATATTAATAAAAAACAACAAAAAAGGACTGGAAATTAATCCAGTCCTCTATTATTTCAATTATTACGATAATTTAACTTAATCACAATATAGAGCCATATTTCCTGATTCTATACTCTTTTTAACATCAATTACATTTTGATTGCTAGAACCTCTCCATGCAAGCGTTATATCTCTTTTTTCTTCAATATACACTCCATCAACAAGGACATCAATATAATCAATATTTTCTAAGTCTTTTATCTCGTTCCAACTATAACCAGTCCAAAGCCATATATCCTTATTAGGATAAATAAACTTTATTCTTTTAGCTATATTTAGAACTTCTTCTCTATTTTTAGGAAATAAAGGGTCGCCACCACTAAACGTCAGACCTCTAACATAATCTTTTGACAATTCATCAACAAGAATCTTGAAAGTATCTTCTGTAAATAATTTACCGCCATAACAATCCCATGAGTTTTCATTATGGCATCCTTTGCACATATGATTGCATCCTGCGCACCATAAGGCGGCCCTTATTCCAATGCCATTCGCAACTTCTGATTTTGTAATCGCCAAATAATTCATTTACGAATCCACCTCAATACCAGTATGTTTTACTCGCATTTCAACTTCCTGTTGCTTCCCTTTATTAAACGCAGTCTTATAATCATTGGTCAAGTAACCAGTTACTCTGCGTAATCTCCTAATATTACTACTTCCACACATTGGACAAGTATCATTAATTTCATCCGTATATCCACAATCTAAACACGAATCATTTGGAACGTTAATTGCAAAATACGGAATATCTTTGTCCATTGCATAATTTACAATTTCCTCAATTGCATCTATATTATTTTTTACAGAAGAATCAAGCTCTACGTAATTTATGTCTCCGGCTGAACTATACCCAGTTAATTGACTTTCAATATCAATTTTTTCAAATGGGGTCATTTCATGCCACACAGGCACATGAATGGAATTAGTAAAGAAATCTTTATCAGAAACATTCTTAATAACTCCATATTTCGCCTTAAACTTGTTCATAGCAGTATAACATAAGTTTTCTGCCAAAAATATTATTTGGACTATATTTTCATCATACTTCACGTATGAGGTCGCTCTTTCGCTTTCGCTACTCTACTTTTCCTTATCGGATTTCGATAGTCTCTACACATTTATTATTATCTTGTTCCAAGTAAATTATTTATACAAAAAATAAGTTCCACTTTTAGTCCACTTAGGAATTACATTATGATGACATTGTGTTAAAATAGTCTTCTGATTAATTCCGGTTTTTCTACTAGCTTCATAAGTATTCCAATATCGTCCAATTTCTTGATTTGTATTGAGGTCGTACTGAACAACAATAATTGGTTTTTGAGCAGTTTCATCATCCTGAAATCTAAAATAAAAAGGTTTTCTCACTGGCTTCTTATACTTAGCTTGTCGCAAAATAGTATTTAAGCCAACACCAGTCTTTAAACTTGCTTCACGACAGCTACCATAAGAACCAAGAAGCTCATTTGTATACGTATCAAACATATATACAGGATGCGACTGAGAATCTTCATATCCTTTATTATTTATGAGAAGTCCATCGTCTACTGCCTTTTGTGTATTTTCACTAAAAGTAGTCCAATAAAGATTTTCAACCCTATTGTCGTTCTTTATATTATTTTTATGTCCAACAATAGGTAAGTTATCTGGATTTTCAATAAATGTTTCTGCAATTATTATGTGCATTCTTCTTTTTTTTGTTCTATATATTTTATTCTTAGAATCCACAATATACTTAATTGCCCCATAAACATATCCATTATAATTATTCGTAGTAATACTACTCTTAAAATATTTCCCATAATTTTTATGCTTATGTATTACTCCATCAAACCTATTTTTTACTGTTCTAGTTTCAATTCCATACAAATTGCCATCTCTATCAACCCAGTTAAGTGCCCCTTTTACCTGTCGAGCACCTTCTGGCAACTTATCTATAATTATACTCATATTTCCTCCATTCTAAGAGGAACAAGATAATAAATTTAGCACGGTATTCCAATCAGGTTCACCGTTTTAAGCGACTTTTTCATTATACATCACTGTATAAGCCCCCACAGATAATATATGTTATAACTCAGGGGTATAATAAACACCAAAATTTAGTTTATATCTATTTTTAAATTCATTGCATCTATCTTTAAACAACTGTTCAATCTCTTTTGCAAGAGCCATGCCCTCTTCGGTAGTCTGGTCTTTTCCAATAAGAATTTGTAAAGTTTCTGCGAGTCCTAATTGACCAATTGCAAGTGTGCCATGTTTCAAGGCTGAACGAATTCCCTCTTGTGGCACATATCCTTCCATCACACCATTTTCATACATAAATGTTGCAGATTTAGGACTTTGCTTCGCAATATACTCAAACCTCTCAATTAAGCTATCTTTTGCTTCACAAATCTTTAAATCAAGCAAATTCATAAACTCTGACACATAAGCCACTTGAGAATACATATGATGCCCAGCGTCAACTTTCTCTTTCGCTTCCATAGCAAGAGTTGGCATAATAATTGTTGTCGGAGCAATATTTCCTCGGCCATCTTTTAATTGACCAAAGCCATTAATGTCATATCCATTAGCAGTTCTACATCCCATAGTGCTAAAATATGTTTTAGGGTCATTTTTATCATATCCAGCATTTCCGCTCCAATCAACATTCGCATAATTAGGATAAAGACGCTTTGCGGTAGACTTTAACGCTAATCTAAACAAATCATAATTAGGGTCGCCGGGCTTTCTATTTACACCCTTCATACACTGGAATATTGAGCAAGGGAATATGGAAGTTCTGTGCATTTTTCCAATTCCCTCAATTGATATATTTAGAATTTCTTCAATTACCATCCGTCCTTCAGGTTCAGTACAAGTACCGAAATTAATTGAAGTAAACGGCAACTGATTACCACTTCTTGATTGTAAAGTATTAAGATTATGGAACATACCCTCAACAGCCTGTCGAGTTTCCTTTTTCGTCATATCAAAAGCGTATTTATATACATTGCTCTTATATGAATTTTTATACCAGTCAGACTCGATAGACATTTCTTCTGGCTTACATGGGAACTGCTTATCATCCCAATTAGATTCTGCAATATATTTTACACCATTTTTATAATGTTTATAAAAACTCTTTCGCACATAAGGCATCATTGTCCAGTCCAAATGCGTTGCAGAACAACCTCCAAATTGTTGGAGACTTTGAAGCTGAAATATCACTGCAACAAGTTGAAAAGCTGTATTTACACTATTTGCAGGACGGACATCCGTTTGTCGAGTATTAAATCCATTCGCAAGGAGCTTATCAAATGGAATACTAAGACAATTATGTTGCCCAACGGCGTATCGGTCTAAATCATGTATATATACTTCATTATTTTCATGATTTTTACGTGTCTTTTCTGAAATACAATATTTCAAAGCAAAATGCTTCATAACTGCATTTGCAGCTTCACCAACACGCCCACCAAAACTTGCCTCGTCAACATTCGCATTTTGATTTTGAACGTGCTCTCCATCAAGTTTTTCTTTAACAATGTCCATTAACTCTCTATATTCATCACGGCATAATCCATGAAGATACCGATAACATACATACTCACGCGCAGCATCTTTTCTCTTAGAATTCATAAGAGAATTTTCAACCATATCGTGAATTTCTTCAACGTCCATTGTAACAATTTCTACATTAGAAATCTTATTTGCAATTCTGAGAGCAAGGTCGTGGTCTACACCTTGTTCTGTTTCATTCATAGCGTTTTCAACTGCATTGACAATTTTTTGTTTTTCAAATGGAACTTTATTCCCATCTCTTTTTATTACATAATCCAATAATCATCAGCTCCTAACATATAATTCCTTCGATTCTAAATACTACTCACATATATATTATAGCAAAAATTTCGGATTTTGTCAAGTGATTTTAAAAAATATTTTTATATTTTTATTATTATTTTAGAAAATCATACAAAATCTATTAAAAATATTCTAAAATATAATATTTTGTAGTAAAATTATTCTAAAAAGAACGATTATCTGGTATGAATTACTGCGTCTATGGGAATCACCAAATCATCATCTTCGACTTCCACCATACAACCTCCCATTAAGTCCACAGCGTTCAGCTTGGTGAGCTTGGTCATATTCTCATTTTCTACTTTCATAAAGTAAATACTTAATCCCTTACACCTGAACACATCCCCACTTTTCAAATCCTTAAATCGAGAATACTTCTGATTAGTCATTTCAAATATTTTCATATTGTTCTCCTTATTCAGAAACAGAAGTTGTCAAATTTGCAATTAAACTACCTAAGCCATGTGAATTTTCACTAAGAACAGCATGATAAATAGCATTATCATGTCTATCAAAATTATAACTTGCAGTCGCATTTGTACTAGGAGCAACAGGAACTTCCCATGTAACATTATCTCCTGCACTGAAACTAATAGTAGCAGAACCAGAATTTAACTCTCTGGAAAAAACTTCTCTGATATTATCGCCAAGACTACTTGACGTATCGCCCAAATCTCTGGAATAAAAATCTCTAATTGTATCACTTATTTCACGCGCATCATAAGTAATAGGAATAGCCCTAGTATGAGAAGTAGTTGCACTCGACGTATATGTTGCCATTGGCCGACTTCTAGCAAACTCAGACGCATCAAGGAAATCCGCAAAACTCATTTCATCACAAATATTATGTAGATTATAATATCTAACAGCTTCATTAGCATCATTAAAAAACCATCTCTTGGCAATCGCAGTATTTACACTCATTTCAATTTTCCTCTCCATCAAAAAGTACATTAGTAATCAAATCGTATGTTAATATTTCAACATCATATTAAGTTCGTTCAATCCTCTGTTGTATCTCGTAAATAAACATTTAAAACATTTCCGTCCGTATCATAATCAATTCTACCGAGAACCCTATTCCCTACACCACCCGTAATATACTGAAAATTTTCTATTTGTTCCAATCTAATTGAATCAACATGACTATCAGTATTTGTAGTAGTTGTAGTATTTGTGGTTGTACAATAATAGTCATTGTACTTTCCAGAGAAATCACAAATATCAAGGTAATCTTCAAATTTCATACCGCATACTAATGAATGCGGATTATTCTTACTAGAATTATAGAATCTAGCAGCTTCTTCAAAATTTCTAAAACAAAATTTCTTATTTCTTATATCAGTTAAATCAGCCATTTTAACCTCCAATTACCTCTTAGGATTCCAAACTTCTTTATAAAAAATATCCCAACCAAAACTTTTCCCATGAGTAAGTTTCAAGAAAAGTTCAGTAGAAATACTTTCAATCGGCTTATCAAGTACCATAGAAACATAATTTACAAGGTCTTGATTCTTCATTAGAATGTCAACAGCAACTTTTTCAACATATTCTAAAGCTTCATCATAAGTTCTAAAAAGAAGAACTGAATCAGACCGAATGCAAGGAACAGCACAATAACTTATATAATATAATCTTTCCATAATTATCTCCTTATCAAATTTCATTATTTAACCATTTAATTAACAGGGTTCTCATTCTTTTAGAAGGAATATATAAATTAATAGATTTGCCCTCTCTTAATTGAGTTCTAAAAAGAAATTGAATTAACTCAGAAAGAGCATATTTATCTTCATTTACTATTACATCATGAAAAGAAAAATAACTTTTTATAACAGGATTTAAATATATATTGCAAAGGTAGGCAACAGATTCTTTCTCAATTAAGTCATTTGTCGCTCTTGCATTCACTGCTACAAACCCACGAGCATATCTGTTGCCTTTAATCTTATTCTGATAATTTTTAAAAGTAGTCCACATATTCTTTTTGGAAGGAGTTTTGGAAATATTTGAGAAATAATTATAACAATTGTTTTTTAGGACTTTTAATTTAGTTTCTGCACCAGCATTCATATACCAAGTTTTACTTAAAGCTGTTGGAGCAATGCCAACTCTATTTAAACTATCAGAATCACAAATATTAATTAAAGACTTACAAAAAGAATTATCATCTTGTTTATATCCTTCAACTAAATTATTATCTTCTATATGATAATAGTCATATTCAACATTATAATAATCATAGTAATATTTTTGAATTTGACAATCAAACATATAAGTCAAAATAAATATTTCTTTAAAAGCTTTAAAAATACTAACAGGAAATACCCACAAAATAATTCCTCGTCCATTTTGACTATATAAATATGCAGAATTTAATTCACAAGCTTTTTTATAAACAGAAAGTTTTCCATCATATTCTGGTACAGTCCAAATTAATTTATTATCTTCTCCTAAAATAACATAATCTTTTAGAATAATATCTGAATCACTTTTTGTAATTTTCATTGGTTCAACTACATTAGACACTTCATCCATAATCAATGTATAACCATATAATTTAGTTAAATCAATTATTTCTTCATTAAAAGACATAAACAAAGAATGAGTGGTCACAATATTTAATCCGTTTCTAAATAAAAATTTAATTCCAGTCATTTTAGTTCCATATACTTCTGGTTGTTTAAAATGTTTACTTGGACAAGAATCAATTATTCTTTGAACTTCTGTCAAATATGGAGTAATATACAAAAACTTATCTTCTTTTTTAGAATTATTTATATATTTAATCATACTCTCAGTCTTACCAGAACCACAAATTGAATCTAATACATGAACATTACTCATATAATACCTCTTGTAATATAATTATTTATATAAAATATACTTTTAGTATATAATATATTCTTGTTTTTATTTTTATATATTTATATATTTTTTTTTCTTTTCTCTTTTCTAAAGATTTTTTTCCTTGTTTTTCTTTTCAAGAGAGGGGGCTTCAAAACGGCCTAAATACAGGGTATTTTTTCGGAGTTTAGCAGGTCGAATCTGCTAAACAGGGTGGTGACAAGTGTTTTGGCTAGGTTTTATAGGCAAAGTGTGATTATCACCACTCTTATTATATCATTTTTAGGCCGATTTGTCAAGCACTTTTTGCTTTTAGAATAAAAAAAATAAAAAATTTTTAATTTTGACTTGACAAAAATGAAAATTTGTGCTATAATAATAGTGTAGAAACCATCTACGAAATACTACTCACAAAATTCATGGTTGATTTGAGGTGATTGTAATTAACGAAGAATTTGAAAAGGCTTGGTAGATGATATATTTAAAATATCCAGAACTCATTGGAAAACTTCAACTCATAAATAATATAGATGAAGTCAAAAATGATGATTCTATCTATATTATATATAAAAATTATAATTTGTCAAGCGAAATATATGCAAATCTTTATGTATATATAGTAAATGAGCTTGAAGACCTAGATGTAATGTTAGATTTCATAACTAAAAATGACATTTTAGGAGGAAAAGAAGATTGTCAAAAAATAAAGTAAATCTTTTTTACATACTAAAATTAAACACTTCAAAAATAATTGAAAGTGATTTGTCTGTTGAAACAGACTTTAAGACATCTAAGAATTCAGGAGAAATTGTTGCTTTAGGAGATAATCAAATTCTAAAGTTCATAAGAAAGATTAAAGAAGTAGATTATAGTCCTGATATTATAAAAGATTTATATACTAAAAGAAATGAACTTAAACGACAAGAAAAATGTGATACCCAAGAGATAATCAAAGTACAAAATCTTATTAATAAAACTTTATTTGTACCAGATTTACTTATTGTAAAAACTGATACTACTAAAAAAGATTATAAGTATATTTGTAAAAATGGTTTTTCTGTAAAAATTTCAATTGATGATGTTGTTTATGATATAAAATATAAAAGACTTTGTGCTGGTGCTGGTCAACTTAGAAGAAATTCGGCATTTTTTGTGAACGAAGAATTATATGATAGACTTGAACAGATTATGATGTGTGGACTTACCAAGTCTAAAATTGGCAAAATTAATCTAGCAAAGTTTAGTGCTTATTTTTCTCTTTATGGGTCAGCCACTAACCAAGTGTCTACTCCAAATATTTGTGTTGTAAAAGACTTTGAATATCCTCTAAAAGACCAGAAAGTTGACTGGGTATATACTAATGAGGATGGCGATATTGACATCGAAGAAAGAAACATTGATTTTAATATGAATGCTTTTGACGGCGCTGGCATGATTAGTCCTACTATGGCCGCTATATGGCAATCTGATTTAGGATTGGATTATCTTCCTTCGTCTTTTATTATTCGCGCCCCATTTATTAAAGGTCTTGTTTCTGTCTTTGATTTTCATAAATTTGCCAAAGAAGTTGCTCATAAAGATACTATTACAGATTTATATGGAGAAGAATGGGAAATTGATAAAATTGATGTAATATTAACATCAAGTCAATTTAAAATGTACAAAAAATACGAAAGTTGGAATAAATACGTTTTTTATTTTAGAAAATATGGGCATAGATTTGGAGTTGCCAGAGTTAATAAAAAAGAGAGCGACTTTGTTACACCATTAAATTATCAATATATTCAAAGTAATAATTTTACAGAAGAATCCATTAAACAGTTGGCGCAACCAACAGTTGAATGGATTGACAATGTTCTAAAATGTGACCCTTTATATGCTTCCTTACTTTTAGTAGGTTGTCATGAAGATAAAACCATTGAAGAAATAGAGAATAGCACAGAATCAGTTTTTGGCAAATGTTTGTTGTATAATTTGGATATTCTAAATGATGATTACAATAGGAAAAAAGTTAGAGATATAGCACAAAAGAAAATTGACCAAGCTAAAATTGGCAAACTCTATGTTGAGGGGTCTTATGATTTTGTAATACCTGATTTATATGCAATGGCTGAACACGCATTTGGAATGGAAGTAAAGGGGCTTCTACCAGCCAAATGTATGTATTCCAGACGTTGGGTCGAAAAGGGCGCTACTAGGGTTTCTACTCAACGTAGTCCGCTTGTTGCTCCTGCTGAAAATCAAGTAATGAACATTTATTGTGATGATAAATGTAAAGAATGGTTTAAATATATTGTTTGGGGCAATATATATAGTATTTGGGATTTATCAATAATATCGCAATCAGACGCTAGAAATAGTTGGCGTCTCTAAATTGGGCAAAATCGGTGAAGCCTAAGTTATTAATAATATGGTAATACCGAGGTAATTTAATAGATTACGAATAGGCTATTAAATACCGTAACGCATAGGTGGTGAATAAATATAATCCACCCACGAGTGTCTGACAATTCTTTTTTAGAATTGAAAATATATGCTGGGCTTATAGGAAACTATAAGAATTTTGAGATAAAAAGCTCAAAAGACAACAAAAACTGGACTTTGACGGTAAATTATATTGCCGTGATTAAACCTCTCTAACTGCGGGAAACTCTTTAGAGGTGAATATACCAAGGCATAATAGTAATATATATGTTGGCAAATCTAATTAATTTGGTATGGTAAAAAGTATTCACATTAGACAATCCGCAACCAAATATCCTTTTAGGATAGAGGCTCAACGACCATCCAGAAATGGAGTAGGATAAAAGTTTATCCGAAATGGGAGGCGCTATAAAGCGAAGATATGGTCTATTCTTATATGAGAATATAAGTTGTTTTTAAACAAACAGAGTCAGATTAACGACCTGACTAACTATAAAGGATATAGTCCTAACTACTGATAATAAATATTTAATAGACGCTATTAATGAAACATTGCCAGTTATTACTTATGAAAAGACGAAAGTAAAAGAACAGCGGTTGAATTTTAATAGTTTTCCGACTTGGGATGTAAAAAGTTTTGATAGTCCAATTGGAGGAATTACTAATATAGCCAGTAATTTATATGCTATGTTGGCTAATTTTGAAGAAGGAACAAGAGAATATGAAGAAATCTCAAAAAGAATAAAAATTATGAGGCTGTTTCAAGGAAATTAACATTGTAGTTTCGGTATATAGTAATATATATATAAATAAATTCGGTGAACTCAGAAATCTGAGGTGTGCAGATAAAACTGTGCTAACAGGGAAAATCTAAACGGAAACCGCATGATAACCCTGTGCCAAATCAAAATAGTGATATTTTGAAAGGTGCAACGACTAAGACATACATTCTATTTTAGAATATGAAGTCTGTACTATTACGGTGCAAATCCGTATAGGAAGTGCCGAACATCCTATTTATTAGGATGAAGATATAGTCTAATCCCTAATATAAATAAGTGGAAACACTGGGTATAAATGGCAATAGATGATAAGTTGCCTTTAGCAGTAATGTTAAAGTAAAATTCGGTGAACCTACAAATGTAGGGTGTGCGTATATTACGTGCTAACAGAGAAAGTCTAAGTAGTTTTATATGATAACTCTGTGCCAAGCAAGAATAGTGATATTCTTGACGGTGAAACGAGCAGAACATACGTTCTTATCTTTTAGAATAAGAATATGAAGTTCGTATTCTTGATGTGAAATTCGTCAGGAAGAAGTGCCGAACTCCTAAATTATATTTTAGGATGAAGATGTGCTCTAGTCCCCTAGTAAATATCGGGAAACCGAGGGTATTAACGAGATAAAACTAAAGGGGTTACATATTCGCCCCCTCCTTCTCATTGGTCTAAGAAACAAAAATACATTCAAATTCCAGACGGAGCAACGCAGGAAGAAATAGATAGTATAACAGAACAAAACAAAGAGATTCAATTTCAAAATAATATATGTTGTAGTAAAAAGACTTATTTCTTTGGATATGTATATCCTCAGAAAATGAGAGAATATAAGCAACACAAGAAAGCATATAACAATATGTGTTATATAAAATTTGGAATGGGAATCAATGATTTAATTAGAATCGTCGATAAAAGTCCAGAGCAAAAAAAGTTATTAAAGGAATATTACCAGTATTCTCCTTTATTTAATTCTAAATGCTCTATGAATATTTTGGCAAAATATATTGAAGATTTTGATTTCAAATATAAATTTGCCAAGAACACACATTCATTTGACTATACTTGTCTAATGTCTTGTGACGAATCTGAAATTAATAAAGTAACATTATCCGAAGTAAGAACCTTATTAAAAAGATATACTAAGTTAAGTAATGATATTACCGTAAACTTATCTTATTTAAGACGGTATCTCGATGCCGATGAAGCAGAGGAAACTCGCGGATTTATGTTTGATGAACTGTATAATGACTTCTTTGTTGATGTTGTTAGAATCCTTGGTAATGAGCAGACAGCAGTAAATTATGTTGTTTATGCTTGTTATGGATTTAAAAATACTTATCAAAAGTCATTATTATGGTATTGTCTTGGAGATTATGTTGCAAAAAATGTAAAGAATAATTCAAAACATAGATATAAAATAGTTCAAAATGACAATGGAAAGCCGTATTTTGGTAAAAATTATACACTTATTGATGAATATAAGGAGTAAAAATGGTTTTTGAAGAGCGACCAGAGGTTGCTGAAAGACTTCTAAGAAAAGAAAGATTGACCGCTAAACGTGCTTTCTCCGAAGCGGCACAGATAATACGTTATCTTCGCTTCCTTAATTATAGCGAAGACCAGATTATGGATGTTGTTATCCCTCTTCTGGCCGAACTATATAAAGTGCCTAGTAGAGATGATATGGTTAAATGTTACAAGTCTTGCAGCAAAGTAGCAGATAGACTTATTCCTATTAGGACTGACCCTGTTAGGGTGTCTATTAGACAAATAGACGAGATTAGAAAGATAGGCAATCCAGATATAGAGAGATTTATATTTACGGCTTTATGTATATACAACTATTATAAGGTTGCCAAAACAGAGTATGTTGTGAAAGTTTCCGAAGCTCAAAAGGCTTCTGGAATCCGTGGCGGTAAGAAACTTGCTAATATGTCAGCATTATTTCCATATGTTGATATTAGAATTCTAAAGAATGAAGCATACGTGATGTTTAGTCCTGAATTTTTGGCAATGAATGAACCTGAGTATTTAGAAATAAATAATTGTGTTAATATTTCATATTATTACGAAGAATTTATTGGACGAGGTAAATATATTCACTGCAAAAATTGCGGAGCTATTGAATTAAGAAACAGTAAGGCTAGAAAATTCTGTATGTTGTGTTCTGACCAAAATCACAAAAAGTGGCGTAGAAGAAGTAAAAACCCTGAAACTTTTATTGGAGAACGCTTGTGGTGAGGTTAATAAAATTGCATGAAACCCAGTAAATATGGTATTATTAACGATTATACCGAAATTTTATTCAATGATAATATTCAAGCTATTTACTTGGTTTTATCAATAAAAGAATTAAAGGAGTAAATTAAATTAAATGATTCAAATTAGTAGAGAAGATTTTGAAAAGTTACGTAAGGCCAAGCTCATTCGTAATGGGGTAAATAAGAATTACCACATTTTTAACAAGGATAAGCGTGGTAGTCGTAAGAAGTATTATATTGTTGAGGAAAAGGCGATTCTTGACTTCCTCGGTCTAACCCCTGAATATTAATTGTTGGAGGTGGCCGAATGGATAACGAATTTTATCCCAAGTACCTTGACAGAGAAAGAATGTTATCTCAACTCGCATTTCAGAATCGTAAAGTTATGATTTACGATGAAGTTACTGATGATTCTATGTTTAGAGCGCAATTTGAATTAATGCGAATTCGCGAGAATGATATTAAACTTGGCACAAAGAAGCCAATTGAAATTTATATCAATTCTTATGGCGGTAGCGTGTATGATGGCTTGTCTCTAATTTCTCTTATCGAGAGCATGAAGGACGAGGGCTACGAGATTACTACTATTAATATGGGCTATGCTATTAGTATGGGCTTTATTATTTCTCTTGTGGGAACACATAGAAAGGCTTATAGATATGCTAATTATATGTTCCATGATATTAGTACGTATTCTCATGGCAAATTGGAAACCATCAAACAAGATGTTGTTCAAGCTGAAAATCTCAGAAACATGACTACTTCTATCATCTTAAAATACACTTCACTTACTGAAGATTATATCAATCATGTGTTTGAAACAAAGACCGATAAGTATTTTAATGCTGATGAAGCACTGGAACTGAATATTTGTGACGAGGTGATTTAACATGGGTATTTCTAAGAAAGTTTCTACTATTTCTAATAAAAAGTGCGGTTGTAGTGCCGCTCCTGTTGCCGAATCTAAAAAGGAAACACTCAAAGTTGATATTGATATGGACGCGTTCCAAAAGGGCGTTTCCGAGGCTTCAAATCTCGCTGGCAAGATTGCCGCTTTAATCTCTGTTGGTATCAGCGGAGAGATGGCTCTTTCTTACTTTGCCACTCTGGCAGAGAACGAGAGTGTGGCCGAGGCCAACGAAAAGGTTGCCAAGATTACAGCAGATGCTCAAATTGTCTGTTCCAAGATTGAGGCAGCACAGGAAGATTTTTAAATTTCTTCAAAAAAATTTTAAAAAGTGCTTGACAAATAGAAATGTTTGTGATATAATATAGACATAAGGAACGAAGAGTTCCTTAATGATGAATCAAATGAATTAAAGGAGAAATAATTATATGTCTAGTGTTGAATTTGCTAAGACCTTTGCCGCTAATGCGGACATTACTCAGAAGTTTGCGAAGGAGCTGCTTGCCACTCTGGAATCTACGATTAAGACCTCGCTGGAAAGTGGCACGAAGTTTACTGTCGCTGGTGTGACTTTCAATGTAAAGGACATTGAAGCTCGTACTGGTCGCAATCCTTCGACTGGTGAATCTATTGAAATTCCCGCGCATAAGCGCGTTGTTGTTAAGGCTACTAAGAGCCTCAAGGATTCTGTGAACTAACACTCCACCTTGTTAAATGGTTGTATAACCTAAATATACCGTCTGGCAGAACGTATCTGCCTATATAACGCGGATAAGTTGAGCAAGTTGCACACAATGGCCTCATAAGCCATGATTAGACGGAGCGTTACCGTAATCCGCACCCAATACTGGTTATACTTTTATAATTTTAAAAGCCCTAGTTTCGTTCCAGTATAAATAAACGAAAAGGGGATGCGGCAGAACCGCATAATGAGGGTTATCATAAAAGTAGTGAGGCGGGCTTTGACCCCGTATAAATTGGGGCAGTACCAATACCCTCAACCAATACCGCTTGAAAGAGCGGCACATATAGAGAATATAGTGTAACAGTAACACGCGGACTTTGGGAGTCTGAGAAGCGGGGCAGCACCGATATTTTCTACCACATCATGCGAGATTTTGAGCGCTTCTCCAAAATCAACGCAGTAGTGCAATTTGTTATTTGTGTACTAGATGTTTTATAGACAGTTACAGCAAACTAATAAAAAATTGTTAATGGGAATACAATCTAAAAACTGTCTATTTTATATGGTCGATTAGATTAGATGGATAAATCGTCGCCCTGTCACGGCGAAGACCACGAGTTCGATTCTCGTATTGACCGCTTTTATTTTGAGTCCCACAGCCGATGTTGGCGTTAGCGCGAACCGCAAGACGAGCTGTTTATAGTTGCCACAAACTTATTAGACCCGTACAGCAAAATTATAAAACAAGATTATAATGATATTTATGGTACTGAGTAATTCTTTTAGAATAATTCACAAAAAAACATTGGGTCTATTTTATATGCTAGTATAGCTCAATTGGCAGAGCCACTAATTTGTAATTAGAAGGTTGTTGGTTCGATTCCGACTATTAGCTTTTTTTATATGCGAGTGTGGTGGAATTGTCAGACACGCAGCGTTTAGGCCGCTGTTTCGTAAGAAGTGAGAGTTAGAGTCTCTCCATTCGCACCAAAGGAATTATATATGGCAGTGTGGCAGAGTGAATTAATGCAGATGTCTTGAAAACATCCGAGTGTAACAGCTCCGAAGGTTTGAATCCTTCCACTGTCGCCAAATCCAGCATAAGCTGGTAATAAACTGTTCCAAAGATTAGACGGAACATATAATGATGACCAATAGGAGGGTCAAAATTATGAAATATTACAGCGAAATTACAAACAAAGTTTATGACACGGAAGAGCTGCTGAATAAAGCAGAAGAGGCAGAAGCCGCCAAGAAAGAAGCGGAAATTGCAAAGCGAAATGAGCGCTCTCAGAATGCAAAGAAAGTTGAAGAGGCGCGAAAGAAAGCCACAGAAGCAATCAATGCTTATGAAAAAGAATTGAAGGATTTCTGCGAGAAATATGGTTCGTATCATACTTCAATTGAAGCGCCAATGACAAATCTCTTTGATTTCTTGTTTGGCGAATACATCTAATTTGAATTTATCCCGCAGGATTAATACCCCTGCGGGTTTTATTTTTAGGAGAAAAGGGCATCAATATACCAAGGCAAATGTGAGAGGGCGTGATTCTTATAGAAGCCACAGTGCTGGTTGCTATTATTACTGGTTCGTTTTCTCTCATTACTTTTCTCTTAACTAGATATTTCACTACTTAGGACAAAAAGACTGAAAAAAGTGAAGAAAAGACAGAAAAGTACAATGAACTTCAGAGAAAAGAAGAAGAAATTACAAAAGAAGTTGATGGTCTAAAAGAAGTCGTTGATAAGGTTTTAACTTGTAACGAAGAACAGACACAAATTCTGAATGTTCTTTCTAATGCTATGAGAGATACGCTTCGTAACAGTATAATAGTAATGTATAACAAATATTATTTAGAATACAAATATCTTCCATTACATGAGAGAGAAAATCTTTCTCATATGGCAACGGAGTATTTCGCTTTAAATGGGAATGGGGTTGTACCGCCACTCATTGAAAAGATGTACGGATTACCAACAGAGCCTCCTGACGAAGAGGATAAATCAAAATAATATTTAATTGGAGTAAAAGGGGTTTATATGAGTAAGAAGTTCAATGATTTTTTAATGGAGATAGGTGGCAAAGTAATGTCCACCTCAATGACATGGGAAGAAGCCGCCAAAGAATTGAATGAATTAACAGGAAATGATTATGGCGAAAGCACGTACAGAAAGAGATATAAGTATCTTTGCGAGGGTATAGATTATATAAATTCTAAAGAAGACGAATCTTATATTAGAATTTTGTCTATTTCTGATTTGCATATTCCTTTCCAGAGAGATGCAGAAGTTTTTTCTGATTTTATAGGTAAAGTTGACATTCTGCAATTAAATGGTGATATTGTGGATTGTCAGGCTTTATCAAAATTTCCAAAAGTTTTCAGAATGAGTCCGATTGAGGAAATTATCGAAGCTCGTAGATATTGTATAGGCTTAATTAGAATGATTAAACCTAAAAAGGTTGTCGTAAATGTTGGCAACCACGATATTCGGTTTCAAAATTATATTGCTAAGAATATAGATTCTGACTTATTAGAATTAATGCCGAGAACGTCATTACAATTAATTTTTGTGGACGGGTTCAAACGGTATAATAAATTTACTGGTGAATCCACTTCTTTTAAACCAATTCGTGAAGTTGTTGATGCAGAGATTGAGTTTGTAGATGATTGGTATAGCCAGATTGGCAAGACCATATTCTGTCATCCGTTGAGTTTTTCGTCTGGTATGATGGCTACTGCTGAAAAAGCCAGACGTTATTTTAAAGATTCTGGATATGAGTTTGATACACTTGTAATGGCGCATACTCATAGAATTGGTTACTATTTTGTGGGAGACACAAGAATATATGAGCAGGGCGCTGCTTGTGATACTTCTAAGATGAATTATATTGATGGAAAATTAACAACTCCACAAAAAGAAGGATTTATATATTTGTGTCAAGATTCTGAGGGTAATCTAATTAAGAGTACCGTTCAGCAGATTGAATTGAATTAAAGGGGACGGTGTAATGCCGAGAGGAAGAAGACCTTCTACTACTACAACAAAGAAAGTAGCAGAAAAGGCCGGAGCACCGAAAGTTGTATGTTTATGGTGCGGCTGTGATAATCAGTCAAACTTTTATCAATGCAAAGACAGACATCGTAGGTACTTTGGTAAAATTCCTTATTGTAAGGAATGTATATAGAAAATATATGATGAAAAACTGGCGAGGTATAATGGAAACATTAACCTCGCCCTTTATTATACTCTAAGAAAAATTGATGTTCCATATATTCATGTCGCATATCTTGGAGCGCTTGATAATGTTAGAAATGAGAACGCTAAAATCAGAGGCGAAGAGAATATTTTAAAAGCATATATGAAAAATATGTCTTTTGCCGAAAATAATGGCTGGGGTTTCTCATTTGATGAAAGCCAAGGCGAAAATGAAATTGAGGGTTTGGCTTCATATGACGACGTTATAAAAGTCAAGAGACGAATTAGTGGAGCAAACACTTCCAATAATCAGGATTATGATTTGATAGAATTAGATGCGCAAGACCTCGTTCAAAAATGGGGGCAGTTTGACGATGATGATTTAGCTTGGCTAGAATCTGAGTATATGGACTGGGAAGAGCAGCTAAATGGTATTAGCGATAAGAGCGTTGATATTATGATTCGTCAGGTGTGTTTGCAGTTAAATGAAATTCGCAAGGATAGACAAGAAGGAATTCCTGTTGAAAAGAAGATTGCCACATTACAGCAACTTATGAAAACAAGCGGATTGACTGAATTGCAAACAATTGATGATAAACCTCAAAATATTGGAATGAATATCCGAGATATTGAATTTAGAAGACCAATTAAACAGGTTGACCCGGAATTGGCAGACGTTGACAACGTGCATATGATTCTGGATGCCTTTATTGGTGGAACGTCAAGAGCTATTGGTAAAGAAAATGAATTTACCGAGAGATTTGATGAAGAGTATGGTAAATATACCATTGATATTATAGATGAATTAAAAGGGAAAGTGGCAATTCAAGAGCCAGAAATAACTGGTGATTCCGATGGATAAGAAAAGCCACAAAGTTTATATTAGAAGAAGAAAAAAAGTAAATATGTCAAAGACAAAGCGGTTTATGGACAACCTTGAAGCGTGGACAGCTTATTGGAGAAGCAATCCCCATAGATTTGCAACTGATTATTTAGGATTTAGACTGTATGATTTCCAGAAAGTCCTTTTATATCAAATGTTCGCACATCCTAGTTTTGTATACGTGGCCTCGCGGGGTCTCGCCAAATCAACGCTTGCCTTGATATTTGCTACTATATATTGTATTTTATATCCGGGAACTACAATTGTTATTGTTGCTCCCACTAGAGGACAGTCAACTAGATTTGTTAAGAATATTCAAAATCTAGCTCGTGGCCGTCCTAATATAATGTCTGAAATTAAATCAGTTAAAACTGGTTTAAATGAAAGTCGAATAGACTTCTGGAATGATTCGGCTATTGTAACGCTTCCGTACAGTGAAAATGCTCTCGGTGAATAACAGTATTTATTACTAAAACGCCGCTATCAATGGTAACATTGGTATGATAATTGCAGTAAAAAACTGGAAACCTGAAATGGTAATCAGAGGTGAAGATAATTCTAAGAATTATCAGCCGCAACGCATAGATGGTGAAAAGATATAATCCATCCAAGAGACTGCAACTGCCAAATATTTGGTAGAAAAGATATGCTGAACTAATGAGAAAAAAATCATTAGAATTATAGGATAAAAAGCCTATAAGATAACAAATTGGTTAGAGCCAATATTCTTATAGTTGACGAATTCGTTCGTACCGAAAAGGAAGTTATAAGCCGTGTATTCGTTCCTATGCTTTCTTCTCCTAGAAGCCCAGATTATACTGATTTAACTTCTAAAGAAAGAGAGGCATTACCAGAAGAACCAAATAGACAATTATATTTGTCCTCTATTAGAGGCGCAGATGAATGGTCTTATGCCAAGTTCTTACAATATATAGACGAAATGACCAATGGCAATACAGAATATACAACTGTTGCTTTACCTTATAATATAGGTGTAAAAAACAGATATATTTCTCGTGCTATTGTTCAACAGTCTTTTAAAGAAAATCAAGATTCTCTTGAAATGCTATACGCAGAATATACGTGTAGACCAGAGAGAGGTTTAAACAATTCTTTCTACCGTTATGCTGTATTGCAGGAACGGAGAGAAGAAGCTCGTGCTATGGTGGCTATGAGCGATTTTGAATATTTACAATACAAAGGCGATAAATCTAAGTTTCCATTTTACCAAGAAAAATTGCCGAATGAAATTAGAATTTTAGCAATGGACGTTGCCTTGGTAGAATCCGCAAAGAACGATTGTAATGTTAGTAATAACATACACAGTCCGCTGCATTTAGAAATTATGCAGTGTATTTCTCTGAACTGCTGGAAACCCCTTATAGCTTGTATGCTACAACATACGAATGAAAAATGTCGAAGTGTGAATGCTTAAAAAATTACAGGATTGGGAAATCAGCAACTAAGCCCCGAATAGGGGAAAGCTCAACGACCAATAGTTGAAATACTTATAGGGCAAGTGCCCGAAGTGGAGAACACCTAAGTGTAATTTGTTTTAAGGTAAATTATATATGGTGAATGATATGGTCTATGCTTATATGAAAATATAAGAAAAATTATTCATGATACAAATAAAAGATAAGGACACTGGAGTAGCTGCCTTTTTAATGCCCCTAACATTAAATTACTTATCTTTTATTTTTTTATATATATTACACCGTTAGGGAGGTGAGAATATATGATAGTTGGATTTAAAATGGAAATCCATCCAAATGGATTTCAACAAGAAATATTAAGAGAATATTGCAAAACATATCATAATATGTGGAATTTTTTAGTTGCAAAATATAAAGATAACTTACCAGTTGTAAGCAAATATGGAATAAAAGATTTCGATACGAACGATTTAATAAATGAATTTGGGAGTGCTATACCAAAAAGAATCGTTTTGGGTGTTATAAAAGAATATTCCAGAGCAGTACAAATGGCATATAATAAAGTCGTAAACAGACCTAAGTTTCATAAATACAATCCGAATAAACAATCATTCTACATTGCCAGCATGACTTATTCTGTAACAAATGGCCGTGCTGTAATCCCATCTTTAGGAAGAGGACGGGAGAATATGTCGTACAGAATTCCATTAGACATAGAATATCTAAATAAATATAATATCAAAGAAATTATAGAGCCAAGATTTACTTTTTATAAAGGTAAATGGTATATTTCTGGCAGTTATAAAAAATAGGATGTTCAAAAATCTAATAAAGAATTTATAGGGCTTGATTGGGGTATAAAAAATTTTATGACTAGTTCTAATGGCGACTTAATAAATTATCCAAATAATGTAACTAGAGAATATTACCGAATAAGAAAAATACAATCACTTCTGGATAAGAAAAAAAGAAAATCTAACAACTACAACAAATTATATAAAAAACTCTGTAACGCATATATAAGATTAGAAAACTTAAAAAATGATTTTATAGAAAAAGAAACCACATCTCTATGTAAAAATAATAGCATTGGAGTTGAAGATTTGGAAAACTTAATGCAGTCCAACAAAATTATAAGAAGACAGAATTTTATATGTCCAAGAAAAAGATTTGTAGACGCATTAATGTGGAAATGTGAAAAATTTGGAAGTTATTTTGTTGTTGTTAATCCGGCTTATACCTCTCAAAAATGTTGTATATGTGGCAAAATACATAAATTAACATTAAGAGATAGAATAATGATTTGTGATTGTGGTAATATTATTGACCGTGATATTAATGCCGCTATTAATATTAAAAATGACGCAATTGCGTCAGTGGGTATTTGTTGTACCTATTAAAAGTCCATAACATGGATAATTCTTTATATATTTAACGAATGTATAAAGTAATAAAACAGAATACGGCGTTTTGGGTTTTGCGTTTAATTCCTAATGGAAATAAGTATAAAAAGATATTTGCTTATGCAGAGAGTATGAATGGTATTAATTCATTACTACAAACCCTGAGAGCAAAGCAATTGTTTTATGAATTTGACTGCGACTATTTTGTAATAGACGGTGGTGGCGTAGAAACTGCGCTCCTATTTGGTGACAAATAGGTGATAAATGGGTGTAAAAAACTGGAATTCTGAGAGGAAAATCAGAGCGGAAGTTTGTATTTAAAAGTATAAACACGCACAACGCATACGAATTGAACCTCGTGAAGAGAATATAATATTCGCAAGAGACACCCACTTCTTTTAGAATAAGAAGAAAAGATATGCTGAACTTACAGGAATACAACTGTAAGAATTGTGGGATAAAAAGCCCACAAGATAACAAAAGTTGTCGGGAGATTTAAAAAATCTCCCGATTTCTATTGAGGACAAGGAATTGTAGATATTAGCACTGTTGAGACAGAAGACCCAGTTCGTGGGGAAATTTATCCGGCGTGGACTGTTGCTAATTCTGATGACCTTAAAAATATTCATAGAACAATTTCTGAAAATGCTGTACCAATTATGGTGTCTGTTAAAACGGGCATTGCAGATAAAAGTAGAATGCTAGTGCATTCTCGTGATGAAATGGCAACTAATAATATTTCTTTGCTTGTAGATATGCAAGATGGAATAGATTACTTAAATCAGAACTTTGACTTCTATAAAGTTTCTGATTAGGATTTAAGAAACAGAGTTTTAGCTCCTTATGCTCAAACTTCTGCTTTTATGAACGAAGCTATTAACTTGAAACAAGTTAGCGTTCAGGGTAGAATTAGTGCAGAAGAAAAATCAGGCAGACGTAAAGACCGCGTTATGAGCTTGGTTTATGCGCTAGATTATGCCAAATAGCTTGAAGATGGATTAAGTGTCCAGCAGAATAATAGCTGGGAAGATTATATATTTTTCTCATAAAGAAAGGCGGTGTATTTTTTGGAAGAGAAAGAACAATTAACAGAAGAACAGGTTAATCAGGTTTTAACCGCATATAATTTCTTAGAATTTTCTAATTCATATAAAGAGAGTTATTATAATAATGGTCAATATTTCACTCCTGATATTATTAATCAGAGAATGAAAGATATAAATATGAGTCCTGTTGAGGCAACTCTAAATGGGCTGCAAGAAGCATTAAAGAATCCTAAAGACAATGAAACGCTATTAAAAGAATACTCGATGTATGCTGAAAATAATAGTATGTATTATAAGCGTCTTATTAGGTATTTTTCTGATATGGCAGCTTTTCATATTTCATTTGACTGCATAAATATTCAAAAAGATTCTGATTTTAATTCTAAGCAATATAAAGAAGATTTAAAAGTTCTTGATAACTTTATTAGTAGATTTAATTGTAAAGAAGAATTTCAGAAAGTTCTAAGACAAATGCTTAGACAGGGTGTCTTTTATGCTGTTCTAAGAAAAGATTCCGAAAAATATAGCCTACAAGAATTACCAGCGGACTTTTGTAAGATAACTGGTAGACATCCATATGGATTATTATTTGATTTTAATATGGAATGGTTTACTGGTAATTATGGTGTTGATATAGATATGTACCCGAAAGTCTTTAAAAAGATGTATCGTGACGTATTTAATGATAAAGGTTATGGATATGACCCTGCACAGAAAGTTTCTAAGAGGAGCAGTGTCTATACAGATTGGCGGCAATGTTCGCCTCTGGATGGATTTTGGGCTTGGAAAATGTCGCCTGAAATTGCAACGATTACTCCATACTTTTCCCCACTATTTCCAAACATCTCTTATGCTCCTGTTATAAGAGGGCTTCAAAATGATAAATATTTTATTGAAGCTTCAAAGTTGCTTGTTGGTATTATTGGGTTTAATAAAGATACTAAGAGTGGGCAAGTCGCAAACCAAATGAATATCACTCCTGACGCACTTGGAAAGTTCTTAGGTGTTGCCAGAAAAGGATTGAATAAACAAATTGGACTTGTTGCATTACCTATGGACAGTATTGAAACTGTGGACTTTGATACTGATTCCGAGAATATAGAAATAGATTCTCTTAAAAATATTGCCTCTCAAAGCGTTTCCTCGTATGATGTTTTATACGGAAACCAAAAATTAAATTCGCATCAGTCGAAGTTAGCTTCGGCTGTTGATTCTAATATTGTGAATGCTATATATGAAGATTTCGCTAATTTTGTTACATATTATGTAAATCTTGAAACTAAAAAGTTCAAGTTTAAAATTAGATTCCATGATATAAATGTTCCAGATGACCAAGCAAGAGTGTCACAATTATTTAAGGATTACGCTCAAATTGGCGTTGTAGATGCACAGCTTGCCGCTCGTGCGTTAGATATGAACCCATTTGAACTTATGCGCCACATGGATATGACAAAGAGCATGGGCTTTGATAAGAAGCTTATTTCCCTTGTTAATCTTAATACGCAATCTTCTACTGGTGCTAGTGCTAATAAGCCGGGGAGACCTAGTAATCCTATGAGCGATAATGATAATACAAGCGCCTCTTGGGAACGTGGAAGCAATGACCTAAAATAAGAAAGAGGTGTTTACTGTGACTATTGATAGAGAGAAGATTAAGGAACTGAATGGTGTTTCTATCACTACTCAGAATGCCGCTCTTGGAGATTTACTACTTTTTATTTTAGAATCTCTTGAGACTAATAAGACGGAGACTCCTGTCGCGTCTGAATGTGTTCAGGTGCAAATTCCTAGTGTTCCTAATACTAAGGCCACTACAATCAAGGAATTAGCCTCTGATTATAATAAGCTGCTGACCGCTTTACGTGAGGCCGGACTAATGGCAGAGTGATAAGTATGCTTATTAGTAATATTAAACAATTTGAAAATGTGCCGCTATATAAATGTGACGATGAAGATATTTATATGTATCTTTTAAAAAATGGTTTTGAACCAGTTCTTGTTGAAGATAGTGAGCATTATTTTATAGAAAATGAATTACTTATTAGAATATTAAGTAATTATCCGAACGGAGGTGTTTTAGTTGGAACAAATGAAAATGTCTCTTAATTTTGCTATTGATAAAATACAATTTGAAGATGATAAAACTGCTAGATTCTGTAAGGGAACTATTTATGCTTTTGCAGATGGACAAAATGCTCATACGCATCCAATAGACACCGAAGTTTTAATGAAATGCGCGAATACTGTATATGACATTCCTGTTGTATGCAAATATAATCCATTTGTACGAGATTTTCTTTCGCACGAAGAGGATGAAACTCCGATTGGATTTATTAAAGAATCCTCTCCTACTTATAGTAACCCTATCGTGTTTGAAAAGAATCCAGATGGCAGAACTTTCCTTGTTATTAAGTGTCTTATTTGGAGACGCTATGCCAAAGATGAAATCAAGGCTTTAATGAATAGTAACGGAAAGAAGTCTGTCAGTGTGGAAATTACAATCACTGATGGTGAGGAAATTGACGGTAAGATTTTGGTAAAAGAATTTGTCCTAGAAGGTATTACTGTTTTAGGAGATTTTGTTAAACCAGCCGTTAAGGACGCGCATATTCAAGTTGAATTCGCAAAGGACAAGGAGGAATATTTAAATGCTGTTGATTTTGCGACTACTACTAATTATTCTGAACTTGCTACTTGTGAAATAAATACTAAAAAAGAATGTGTAGGTGAGTGTAATATGGCAGAGACGCTAGATAATAGCTGTGTTGACTTTGCTAAAGAAAATCCAGCAAAGGCAGAAGAAACTGCTGAACAGGGTATGGCTTGTGAAGATGCTGCTGTAATTGAAGTTAATAATGCCGAGCAGGAAATGGCAGAAGATGATTCTGCTGAAAAGCCTGAACAGGATGAAGAAAAGCCGGAAGATAAGCCTAAAGAGGAAGAAAAGATGGCCGAAGAAGAAGCTCCTGTTGTTGAAGAAGCGCAAGAGAATATTGAATGCGCTGCCGAAAATGAAGCCGAGGTTGCTTGTGCTGATAATGATGTCGCTTGTGCCGACACCGACGTTGCGTGCGCAGAGGCAGAGAATGTAAACTGCGATTGTGGCAATAAGGAAGAAATGTCGATTAAGCAAGCTATGTCTGAAATCGCCACCATGAGTGACAGAATCGAAGAGCTTGAAGCTCAGAACAAGGTTTATATGTCACAGATTGAATCTATGAGCGATTACGAGGAACTAAAGGCTTTTAAATTTGCTACGGAAGAAAAGATTAAGAAAGACGCAGAAATGGCTAAGATGCAGTCTGTTATGTCTGAAATTGAAAGTCGTGGAATCGCTATGTCTGATTCTGAGAAGAAGGAACTAATGGACAAGTTCTCCGAATTTAATAGTGCAGAAACTTGGTCTAATTATGTCAAGGCTCAGATTTTTGATAAATATGAAACTTCTACTGGGTATACCAAGATTGGACTACCGTTTGCAGAACCCAAAACCAAGAGTATTTGGGACAATATTTAAATTCTATTGAAAGGTGGATTAATTTATGAACGTAATTATTAAGAGACAGGTCGCCGCGCACAATATTGACGCTTTTAACCGCGTTGCCGTTGCGGACGTTGACCTTGAAAATGGTTCTGTGTTTGAACTGAAGACTCGTTCTACTAATGATGGTGAGGACGAAGTTTGGAATGCTACTGCTCCTGCTGACGCTACCGCTACTGGTGTGTGGATGGCCAAGAGTTCTGAAGTCACTCTGACGAAGATTGGCGAAGCTCCTTACGCTGTTGAGTTTAAGGGCATTGTCGAAGACCCTCGTATGTTCACTAACGTGGCTGGCTATGTGTTTGATGCTTTCAAGCCTGTTGCTGGCGACCTGATTGAGACTACGCAGGGCGACGATACCAATACCATTCTGGCTTTGGATGCTGGCAAGTTTGCTCTGAAGGCTACTACCGACGCTCCTGCTGACGGTTTCTATATGGAAAAGGTTGGCACTAGCATTCTGCACATTGGCTCTGCTGGCCTAGCGAAGACTCCTGTCAAGACCTTCATTTATGAAGTCAAGGCCAACTAATTTAATTGGAAGGTGAATTAAGATTATGAATACTGTTATGTGTTTTGCTGATAATAGAGACACTGTAGAGTTAGCTTTCCGCGACTATATGGCTCAGTACATGAGCGAAGTCGGCAAGCGTGACGGCTACGTGTACGACAAGAGTGTTTCTTTTGCTGAAAAGGAACAGAAGGTCAACAAGCTAATGATGAACGAGATTTCTAAGCTGGCTGGTTTGAGCTTTGCTGCGACTTCCGTTTCTCCTGAAATGATGTCCTCTAACCCTATGCTACGTTGGGCTTCTTTCGCTGTTGTTAATTCCATGATTGATATGATTGTTCCTGAAGTTCTGGATAAGTCTATCGGTCTGTATACCGAGCAGCGTTATGGCAATTACGGTGATGACTTTAGCTTTACCGTCGAGCCTAACGACCTGTTCTATGTGTCTAAGGCTGGCCGCGATATGCGTACCACCGAGTTCCAGAAGGCTTTCGTTGGCCAGACCACGATTGTTCCTGAAAATCGTGCTATTACGGTTGCTGTGAACTTCTATAAGGTGCTGTGCGGCAAGGAATCCCTCGCCAAGTTCGTGATGAAGGCTATTCTGTCTCTGGAAGCTCAGATTACCAAGGAAGTCTTTATTGCTTTCAATACTGCTATGGGCGAAATTCCTACTACTGCTGCGGACGATAATCTGCACATCACTGGCTGGGCGCAGGACTCTGCCGTTCGTCTGGCTCAGACTGTTTCTGCTTACAACAATGGTGCAGACCCCATTTTCCTCGGCACTAAGCTGGCGCTGAATAAGGCTCTGCCCGCCAACTCTAACTATCGTTACGACATCCAGAGCGACTATGTGCGCGTTGGTTACATCCGTAACTTCATGGGTTATGACGCTATGGAGATGAAGCAGGTTGCTGATTGGAAGAATCCTCATAAGCTGATTCTGGACGATAAGCGTATCTACGTCATTTCGCCGTCTACTCAGAAGCCTGTCAAGCTGTGCTATGAGGGCGCTTCTCGTACCACGAACATGGACTTCGTGGAATCTGCCGACCTGACTAGTTCGACCACCATCCAGAAGTCTTATGGTATTGGTATTGCTACCAACGCTCTGGTTGGCGTTATTGACCTCGCGTAATTGATTCTTTTTAGAATTTGATATATAAATTTAGGGTATGGTATTTTTACCATACCCTATTATTTATTGGGAATAAAGGAGTAAAGCAATGTCTACTACAAATGAACAAATTAATGAATTAAAAAAAGAAATATCTGAAATGCAAAAGTCGCAAGCCGAAATTAATAAGCAGCTATTAGAAGCGCTTGGTAATTTAAGCACTATAATGTCTATTACTGGTACTGCAAAAGAACCAGAACCCATTAAAGAAACTACTAACAATGTAAAGTTTAAGCAGAAGAGTTACGATAATACTTTGGAACAACCTAAGAGTGATGAACTAATTAGAATCGTTTCAATTTGTAAGGGAGAATTGAATCTGGTGGTTGACGGAAACCTCGCTATTAGATTAGAGAAGTTTGGCGATATTAAGCCTGTTCTGTATTCTCAGCTTGTAACTATTGTAAACCAGAATCGTCATTTTGCTGAAGCTGGTTTATTCTATATCTTAGATGATAGGGCTGTTTATTATTTAGGACTAAGCGAGTATTATAAGAAAATTATACCAATTGAGACCATTGAGGGTATTGGAAATTATTCTGACGATGATATTAAGCAAATTGTATCTGTCATGAATGATTCTCAAAAGGAAGTTCTTTGTAAGGTGCTTGCTGATAAGATTTATGCAAACGAAAATATTGACCGCAACAAGGTTGAACTTGTTAGTAAAGTATGCAATATAGATATACAAGGAAAAGTACGGGAAATGCAAGAAATGGCTGAAATAATGTAAAATGAAAGGTGATATATGTGAATACAGATTTTGAAGAGGTATATCATCTGTTTCTAAGTTCTATACAGGATTATAATTTAAAAAGACTTTTTGATACCGAAATAGATATAGCCGAGGATATGCTTTACACTTTACTTATGAGAAGTATTCCCAAATTCTATAACTGTCAAAAAGATATTAAGAAACTTGATTATAACAACCATCAGTTCTTGTGCGAGTTAGACATTGAAGAAAAGAATATTTTGTCCGAATTAATGGTGTCTTCTTGGTTAGATTGGGTCGTTAATGATATTACTCAGATGAATATACACTTAAATGATAATGATTTTAAACATTTTTCTGAGGAATCCAATTTAAAACAAAAATCAGAATACTCTGACCGTGTTCGTGAAAAAGTAAGTCAAGATATTGTTAATTACGGATTATATAAAACAGATTTTAGCAAATGGGCGGTAGGTGATTACGGTGTTTGAAGAAAAAGTAAATACTTTGGATTATGATAGCATCCAATATTACCTTGACCATTGTATTAATAGAATTTTTGCTATTTTGGGAATTTACGAAGATTGTAATAAAAGAGGGGACATGAAGGATTTCCATATCTATTTAAGTAGACTTGTAACAGAATTTTCTGGACTACAAGATTTATTTAAGTTGGATATTTTAATTTCACTAATTGGTATTCTCCAAGGTATGAATATCAATGAAGATATTAAACATTCAGAGGTGAAATCGCTTGTATTCCACTGCATATCTCTGATAAAGAGAGGTGCAAAAGAAAATGGCGTATTATGATTCTTTTGTTAAGGTAAATAAGCCTGCAAGTGTTAAGTGGAAAGATGATTTTCAGGCTCTTGCTAATAAAGAGTTTGAAGATTCTCCTACTTATCAGACGGACATAGAAGAAGAAGTAGAATTCGGTACTTTAATATTTGAACCAATAGAAGCTAGACTTACCAGCTTAATTGACCCTCATAGTGGTCTAAGAATTGCTGGTGATTTTGCAAAATTGATTTTTAAGGACGGAGATTATAAGCCTCCGCTTGGTACTAGATATAGATTTGATGATAATATATGGATAGTTTATTCCATAGCTAATCAAAGAGCAGTAACTTCTCATGTTTATATTAGAAGATGTAATAACACATTAAGTAGCCAAGATGAATATGGTAATATCCATAGAGAACCTTGTTATATAGATTACAATTTAAATGAAACTCAATTAAGTGAAAATGAATTACTGGACGTTCCTTCCGGACGTTTGAATGTTTATTGTCAACTTAATCAATGGACTAAAGATATAGATGTAGACAATAGATATATATTTGGAGAAGACGTATATAGAGTTAGATATAGAAGCAAATACGATAGAAGAAACACATTTGACAATGATAGCTGTAAATTATTAACATTTTATGTAAATCAGGATAATAAAGCTACTGACGATAATTTTGAATTGCAAGTAGCTAATTTTAAAGATTATAAATACTCCATTGAATGTATTGATAGTGTTGATAATGTTGTTGGTACAACTATCCAGTTATATCCAACTGTACTAAAAGATGGAGAAGAAGTAACAGAAGAAGTCTTTTATCAAACTTCCAATAGTAATATTGTTACTGTTAGTAAAACGGGTGAATGTACTTTTATTTCTGAGGGTGAAACGAGCATTACTATTCGTATGAAGAATTTTCCTGTATGCAAAAAAGTTATACAGATTGTAATTCCTCAAGAAGAAACTGGTGAAACTGAAGAAACAGAGATTACTGATACTACGAAGAAAGCAGCAAAGAAGAAGTCAACTACACAAGTTGTAACAAAGAATCCTGCTGTATATATTTATCCTAATGTTAATAAGATTAAGTTAAATAATTCTATTGAATACAAGATTATTGGGGATTATGATTTCAGCATCTCCGTTGAAACCACATTACCAAATAAATATTATAAATTTAATTATTTAGGAGATAACAGGTTTATTATTAAAAATATGAAACCGTCTAGCACTCCTATTTATGTCGTTTATTATTCAGGAAATGATAGACCAAGTATTATTGATAAATATATCAGTCATGAACTAGAGTTTACCGATAATTATTGCTCTGAGCAAGACGGAATAGTATTTGGCATATACAAGATTGAATTAGGAGGGATAGTATAATGGCTTATTACGAAGAATTATCTCCAATTTTAAACAGTATTATTGGAGAAAGATTTCTAAGAAATCAAGAGTTATGTAAACTATTATACTGTCATGCTCCAAATTGTGATTCTTAGAATTCTGAAAAATGTGAAGATTGTGAATTACTAAAAGACACAAGTAAATTATTTATGACATATATTTATCCAATGCCTAAAATGCCAGATACAAAAACCGACAAGGAATGCTATATTTGTGCATATTTTAATGGTGGCTATGAACCGGATAAAAATACTGGCGTGAGAAATGTCGTTCTTACAATAGACATTGTTTGTCATATAGATTTCTGGATGGTCGATGGTAATTATAGAGTGTATGAAATCATGCACCAAATAGATAAAATGTTGAATAATCAACTTACTGATTTGCCGATTTTAAACAAGCCTTATTTAAGAGGTTTTCAAGTTAGAACATATGAACAGTATTTTTATGGTGTTCAAATGTTGTATAATTTACAAATTAATAGTAATATTGATTGTTCTCCAAATTCACTTAGCACAACGTTAAGGAAAGGCATGGTGTATGACCCTCAGTGGACAGATTGCAATTGCTGAGAGGTTGTCCATTAGAGCTTTCCGAAGGAGTATGTGTAAAACATCCTACGTTGGATGAAGTTATATCTTCGCCAAAATATTATGAATATTTGTCACTTATATTAACAACGTCTCTTGACGTTGCCGATGTATTATGGTTTGAGCATAATATATGGTATGAGGATATAAAGAGTGAATGGAGCTTTTTTGTATAGAAATGTATTTCTGGAAATATTAGACATTCAATCATTATTGATAATGATGGCAAAAAAACTATACAAAAAGATTGTGTTTTCGTTAATTCTCAATTTAGAGATGCGTTGAATTTCTTTCTTGGTTTAGAATGTGAATATATAGTATTTGTTGTTGAAAGTTCTGGTACTCGTCAGGAAATATTCCAAACTGTAAAAACACAAGGAGAAAATTATATTCTTGATAAAGATACTTTTAGATTTACAGAGCATTATTACAATGAATTAATACAATATTTAAGACAAGTTAATTGGTTTAAACCAGACTATGATTTTACTCATGGTGGTACTAAAAAAGCTAAGAAATATATTCTAAATGAAAGATATAAGAAAAGAAAACACGTTGACGGAAGAAAAGATGATGAAGTTACTGTTGACTTATCAAGTATTGTTTCGTCATTAATAGCTCGTGGACAACCGTATAAGGATATTTTTGATTATCCGATATACGTTATTTATAATTTATATCATCGACTTTCTAAGGTTGACGAGTATAAAAACACAATGCAAGCGCTTTATAGTGGTTGTATTGATACGAAAAAGAATCCTATTAATTGGAATAAGATTAATTGGAGTTCTATAATAGAATAATGAAATGGAGTGAATTTTTATGGCATTAGCTACGCCTAAGAAATTTGCGATGCAACAGGTGTTTGAGATTCTGCTTAGACGGCCTCTGGATAAGAGCATCTATGCTTATCTGACCGACTGCAAGACCACTTCGCTGGAAAACAGTGTTGAAATGGTTTACCCCACTGGTGGCCGTGGCAACGTGTATATCGGCACTGGCTTTGCGCACAGCCGTAGAGCTACTTTCACTGTGGAAGTCGCAACTTTTAATACCGAAGTTATGGCAATTCAGAACGGTACGGAAATTGTCACTGATTCTCATGAGATTACCAACTATGAGATGATTGAGGCCACTGGTACTGTTGAAAAGCCCGTGTTTAAGACCAGCAAGAAGGCTATTGGCACTACTTCGTCTGGCGAATCCAATGGCGACGAAATCAATTTCGTCTACATTCTGAACAACGACGGCACTTATGGTGAAACCTATACTCAGGTTAAGGACAATCCTACTGGCAATCAGTTCACCTACAATGCGGAAACTCAGACTCTTACGTTTGCGGAAGATTCTGGCCCGCTATATGAGGATAAGATTGCTTGCGCTTACACCTTTAAGACTGCTGACACTGCTCAGAAGATTACGCTGAGTGTTGGCGCTACGCCTCCGACCGTGCTTGTTACCGCTTATGGTATTGCTCGTGACGTTTGCACTGGCGAACTGTTCCCCTGCGTGCTGGAAGGTCAGGCCGAAGTTGATGGCGACTGGAGCTTTGATTTGAGCGCTGACGGCGATACGGTTGTTCAGAACTTCTCTATGGAGTTCGTGAAGCCTTGTCTGACCGAGAAGCTGTACGATTTCGTGATTTATACGGACGAAGAGTAATCTTTGTCTTTTTAGTATAAGCCGGGGCATTAGCCCCGGCAAATTTATTATTGATTATTATGCCTTATCTTAATAGAAAATGTAATTACTGCGGAAAGAAATATTATGTTTGTAGGTAGTGCGTTGGAGATAAGTCTTGGAAGAATATTTGTTGTTCAAGGGATTGTTTTAGAGCATATTTGAAGCAATAGCATAGAGAAATCAAACCTACCGTTATTTCAGAAGGTTCGTGTAACATAGAAGCACTTCTGAAAGATGGAACTACTATATATATAATTGGATATGACTTAGAATTAAAAAAATTCGACTGTTCTGATGGAATTACCAGAACAGATAAAGATTTTGATAATTTAGACTTTATTAAATAAAGTGTATTGTCAAAATGACTTTATTAAATTAAGTAAATTGGTCAAATCCAATTATATTTTTTAGTGTTTCGGAGTATAAAATTACTGTTTTATTCATAAATGTGTATTCTCTTTTTTACGAAAATTAACTTTAATAAATAGACATCTTAAATTGACATTTTTTGTCAATATAAGTTTATCTTAAATTTGTTTAAGATTTAACTAGGTAAAATATCTCAGATTCGTTCTGAGATTTTTATAGGTTGAGACGTTCAACTTATTTATATCCGTGTTTTACTGATTTAATTATTGAAAAGGTGTGTTTATTATGGAAATGAATTATGCTTCTAAAGGCGTTGCGGGTGCTGGTTTGGGTTTGGGTATGTAACAATGCCCTTAAACACCTTTGCCGTTTGACAAACGGGGTTATTATTTTTTTACACGAATGGAGAAAAAATAATAGCTAACGAGGAAGGGTTACATGAAAGTTGAACTTAATCTCGTGGGAAGTCTGTATTTTATACAGAAACCTGTATCGACTAGCTTGGTTTACAAGCGTAGGGTGGATTTCGTCACTACTCGAAAAGGGTGTTGGCGACATTAAATATGTCGTTTAAGAAATAGTCAATGCTGATAGAAATATCAGAACTACATGATTGCTGGCACAGCTTTAGGTGTCATCAACTCTGTTGGCGGTATGGGCGCACTAACTGGTGTATTTGGTGGAAATAACCACGGAAATACGTCTGCTGGTACTATTGAGGGTGCAGAAGCTCTCGGTTTAATGGCTGGCATGGCTATGAATCATGGTTATGGCTATGGTTATCCTGCTTCTGCTGCTCCTGCCGTTATTAATGAAGACCACTATGTAAACCGCTATGAATTAGGCTGTCAGGAAAAGTTTGAAAACGAGCTGTGCCAGAAGAATCTGGAACTGGCTCAGAAGGACGCAGAACTTGCTCTGGCTGCTGCGAAAGAGAATACTCGCGGAGAAATGATTTCTCTGTATGAGCAGATTAAATCCGAAATGAACACTCAGAATGCTGCGAATAATGCACAGTTTGCTGCTATCAATCAGCAGCTAGGTCAACAGGCTGTTCAGAATCAGGCGAACAAAGATAGCTTCCAGCTTCTTCAGGAGCGTATGGAAACTTGCACCTCTGAACTGCATGGTGCTCTTGAGCGCGAAGTACAAACTCGTAAGTGCAATGACAACCTCATTGTTACTTATACGAATGCGACGTTCTATCCCAAGATGGTCGCTAATGTTACTACTGGCACTACCACTACGGCACAGGCTCTTTATAACCCGCTGCCCGCGTGCGACTGCAATTGCTAATTAACTGGCGTTAATTTTTAAATAATGTGTACGGTGTGCGTATTTAGGTGTATCGCACTTGAATTGCTTTCCTTAATAGTGAGCCGTATTTATTATTTGAACAGGGGGAAATTGTATTGGTTAGTATTGATTGTATTGGTAATGGTGTTGCTAAATTTGCAGACCGTGAAATTCTAAAGAATATTAATGGTTGGCAAAAAGTTGTTGTCGGTTCGGCAATCGCTCTTGCTATTAAGCGTGCTGGCAATATTGCTGCCTCATATAAAGACAACAAGGTTGTAAAGGCTCTTCAAATTATGGATGATGATTGTAACATTGATATTGACGTACTTAGAGATGTTGTTAAAGAAAATGTCCCTAATTCTGGATTTGTTGTTACAGTCCCGATTCTTGGAGAATTAAAATTTCATAAGAGTGATGTAGACAACCTGTACGAAGATATAACCTCGTTTGTCAAATAAATAGTTAATGCGGAAGGTTGATTAACATGGTTGCAGATTCTTCTGAACTTGAACCAAAAGTGGTTCATCCTAAAGAAAAAGAAGCTACTTTAATGGATAAAGTATATGATAACTTTATCGACGAAGTTGGCGGTGTCACTGAATATTTAAATTTGGCAAAAGACTTTGATTATGATAATGACGATTATGTTTGTCAAGGACTTACATTAATTGCCAAAGACGAAGAATCTCATGCCAGATTCTTATATGACGTATTAAAACGTCGGCATTATGAAATTCCAGAAAAAGATATTGAAAAATATCATGAAATGGAGAGAATGTTTCACAACTGGTGAGACACAAATTGGCTTCTTTGAAAAAGCTGACTATTTTTCTAAAAGAATAGATACTGTACTAAAATATTTTTCTTATGTTAGTAGAGTGTTTTAGTTTATAATAAAAATATAATGTTGTCCCAGTGATGAACTGGGACTTCTTTTTAAGTTTTAAAATTTAAGGAGAATTTAATGATGACAAATTACAAGAAACTATTTTCTTTAATCGCTTCTATTGTAATTGCCACCAATATTACTCTCGGCGCATTTGCGGCATCCGTTGTAGATATTAATACTGGCAATGAAGTAAAATTTGATACTGGAGAGCTACAAGAAGCTATTGATTATGCGCAGTCTCAAAGGATTGAAGATGGAGAAATTCACACAGTTACATTAACTACTGATGAAGTTTTAGACGAGTCATTAAAAATTACTGATAGTGTTATTTTAGATTTAAATGACAATACATTAACTGTTGACGAAAATGTTAATGATAATGTTATTGATATAGAATTAGATAATGTTTCTGCGGTCATTATTGAAAATGGCACTATAAGTGGTGGAAATGACTATTATGGTGGAGGAATTCAAATTACCGATAATAATACCAGCGAAGACTTTACTGAAATTATTATTGATAATGTTACAATTACAAATAATTCTGCTGATTTTGGCGGAGGAATTTATGCTACTGGATTGTTAAATAATGGCAATGGAAATATTACTATTATTGACAGCGAAATCTCTGGCAATACTGCTATTGAAAATGGTGGCGGTATTAATATTATTGATTTTGAAAACGTAACAATAAAAGATACAATTATTTCTGACAACACAGTTGAAGGATTTGGTGTTGGCGGTGGAATTTCTGTCGATGGAGTTTCCAATCTTGTTATTGAAGATTCTAAGATTAATAATAACACTGTTGATGGTCAATTCGGATATGGTGGAGGAATTTATACTACTGACACTAATATCACAATTACTGGTAGTGAGATTTCTGAAAATGAAGCTTCATGGGGCGGTGGCATTTTGGGATTTGTAAGCAATATCACCTTAGATGATTCTGCTGCAATTTCTAATAATACTGCGACTAATTCTGGTGATGATATTTATATTATTGCTAATGAATATTTTGAATCTACTATTACGTTAAATGTTCCTTCTGGAACTCTAAATTCTGACAATCAGAATATTGATGGTTGGTATGAAGATGGCGTAGACGCTTATAACCCATTACGTTGGGGCGAGTATATTGAGGAACTAGACAGCAATTATTATTCCAAGGAAGAAAATACTGAATTAGTTCTCAATAATGATTTAGCCTTAAAAGCTGCTCATGGAGAAATTATAGAAGAAATTGTTGACCCATCTGACGAAGACGATTCAGAACCAGAGTTGCCCAAAAAGGAAGAAAATTCTTTTGATAATGATGTAAACTATAAAGCTCCGGTCGCCACAATTGACGTTTCTTTTGATGTTGAAAAGCAGGATAAGGAAAACATAAAAGTAGTAGAAACACCAGAAGAACCAATTGAAGAAATTGTTGAAGTAATTGAAGACACTAACGAGATTGAAATTATCGAAGAAGAAGTTCCAAAAACCGAGTTACCTGTTGAAATTGACGGCAGTGTTCCTCGCACTGGCGACAACACATTTGTATGGGTTTGTCTAATTGTACTTTCCATCTCTGGTCTATTTTTGTTTAGAACTAAAAAGAACGAAGAATGATAGAGTTGCCTACCATTTTATGGTAGGATTTTGTTATAAGCCCATAAGTATTTTGTATTTATGAGCTTATAATAGAAGGAGATATTTTATGAACGACGGAAAAAGATTTGAATAGAACTTTGCCAATTCTGTTCCAGAACATATATATTTTATGAGGATAAAAGATAGCGCAAATAATTTTGGCAAAACAAGTACTTCTAAATTTGCAACAGCCAATCCTTTTGATTGCTTTATATTTTACGAAGGGTATCTTATGCCATTAGAATTGAAGTCTACAAAAGGTACAAGTTTCAGTATTCAATCTGAAAATCTTGAAAAAGGAAAGGATATAAAATATCACCAGATAGTTGAACTCGCAAAATCAAATCAATTTTAGAATGTTATTTCTGGATTTGTTTTTGATTTTAGGATGTCTAACACATATTGGTTAAGCATTGATAATTTTTAGAAGTTTTTAAATAATACGACTAAAAAAAGTATTAATGAAAATGATATTGTAAGATATGGCGGTATTTTAATAAATAAGAAAATAATGAGGGTAAATTATAAATATGATATACCTGAATTACTAAAAAGCATTTTAGAGGTGAATTAAATGGGTAGAGCAACTGTATATAATGATATATATTCAGAAGAAATATGGGAAAAAGTAAATATGGAAAACAAGGACTTACTAGATGACTTTGTTTCCTACAAAAGAAGTTCAGATAAGTCTCCGCAAACAATACATCAATACTATCAAATGATAAGATTGTTCTTTTGCTGGAATTATTCTAATAACAATAACAAGTCTTTTATTTTTCTTAAAAAGCGTGACTTGGTAAGATTTTTTAGCCAAGCTGTTGAAGAATGGCAATGGAGTCCAAATAGAATCCATACAGTCAAATCTGCATTAAGTTCTTTAAGTAATTATATTGAAAATATCCTAGATGACGAATATCCTGATTTTAGAAATATTGTACAAAAAATTGAAGTTTCTGTAAAACAGCCAGTTAGAGAAAAAACAGTTCTAACACAAGAACAAATTGATGAATGTCTAAAAACTCTTGTATTTAGAAAGAAGTATCAAACTGCTTGTTATTTAGCATTGGCGGTTGCTTCTGGCGCGAGAAAGTCTGAATTACTAAGATTTAAGGTAGATTATTTTAAAGACGAAAATATTAAGTTTGGATGTTTATATAAGACACCAGAACAAATTAAGACAAAAGGTAGAAGTAGTAAGGGTAAAATGCTCTATAAGTATGTGTTTAAGAATGATTTTAAACCATATTTTGATTTGTGGATGGAAGATAGAAAGAAAAAGGGCATTGAAAGTGAATGGCTCTTTGTTGTGAAAAATGGCAATGAGTACGTGCAAGCTAAAACCGGAAGTGCTGATAATTGGTGTAAAGAAATTAGTAATATTATTGGTGTTACCTTTTATAGTCACTCTGCACGACACGCTCTTTGTACTAAGTTAAGAGCGGCTAATTTACCAGACAAAATTATACAGGAATTTTTTGGCTGGTCGAGTCTAGAGCTAATTAATATTTACGATGATTCTAGTAGAGATGCAGATTTCGGAAAATACTTTACAGAAGACGGTATTGCTGAGATTGAACAAACTACTGTAAATGATATATAATTTGTGACAAAGGAGAGAAAATTATGACATTTAATGATTTATATGATAAGTTAAACGCCTATTCTTTAAAATTGATGTCAAAAGATGATTTTCATAAATTCTTAGAAGAAAATCTAACAATTAATACTTATATTCCTGTCATTCAGAAATATGCTTTAGTTGGTATTGTTGGGAAGATTTATAAAAATTCCGTTAAAGTTGAAGAAAACAGTGAGGATTTCTCTGCTGAATATATTTACATGAGATATGAAGTAATAAAGATGTTCAATCTTTTATTCAAATATATTGATATGGTTGTTCCTGTCGAAAAGCAGACATTAAAGGATTATGACCTTGTTATGGAATCTGGTCTATATGACTTTATTGAATCAAGATGCCATAACGACTATCAATATCTCTCAAATATGTGCGACAAGATTTCTGGCGTAGATAATCTTCTTTTAGTACATGAATTTATTCATGAAATTGGGGATAGATTTAGCGTTGAAAATATGAAAGAAATTCGTAAGGAACTTTCTAAGCTTGATATGCGTAAATTGAAATTACTAGAGAGCGTTGCGCAGTTTAACGACCCGATTACAGCAGAAGTTGCGAATGCTCTAAAAGAAAAGACGCATGAAGAAGTTTTTGAAGCACATAAAGAGGCGGCAGAAGAGAAGTCTGAGAATACTGAAACAAACACAGAAGAAAAGTAAGTGATACCAAATGGCTAAAAAGAGCAGCAAATTAAGCCGCAATTCATACCATACGTTGGGTAATACCAATGCTTATAGAAAACTTACACAAAAGGTACAAGAAAAAGTTGATGAAGCGCAAAAAGAAATTGAAAATGCTCTAACTGATATTGGAGAGTAGACTGTAAAAAAGATAAAAGAATATGTTAAACTTTATTATTACAATGCTTATCCAGAGGGGGACAATTATAATCGACTTGAAGAAAAGGGTGGATTTTTGCATACAATTTCTTACGAAGTAAATGTTTCTAATTTTTCAATTAAGATATATTGTGATTGGAGTTTACTAGCCGTTAGTGATAAACCAGACCCGAAGTTTCCTCACCACTGGGAAAATGGTCAAGCATTTACTTATGGTTTATATGATTATATGATGTATGGTAGTTGGCCTTTTAGCCGTAGTAACCGAGTTATTCAAGCAGGATTTAGAGGCATTGACGAAGATATGACAAAAGAAATTAAAGATTTTCTTGACTGGTATGTTTCTGATTTGGTATCAGCACGATTAGAGAAACTAGGATTTAATGTTAGTGGACTTAAACATGGTGCTTCTGTCTTGCGGTCTGATTAATTTTAAGGAGGTGGGTTAAATGGCTGAAAGTATAATATTTAATATAGGTATTGGTATTGACGATACTGAAGTAAGACAGGATTTAACAGAAGTTACAAAACAAATACAAGAAGTTTTAAATACAGATTTAAAATTTAATATTAACGCGAATAATATTGAGGAATTACAACAGCAAGTAGCTAATCTTGGCGGGCAATTAAATATAGTAAGAGACTCTGTAACTGGTCTTGCCACTGGATTTTCTGTAACGGCAACCTCTATAACTGGGCAACTTGTAAATGTGGCTGGTAGTTTTTCAAATTTAAAAACTAGCGCTGATTCATATGTGGCATCTTTAAGTAGTATGCACGACCAAATTTCAGGTCAAACAGGGGAACAAAAGGCAATAGCTCAAATTCAATAGGAGTATATTAGTTTATTACAAAAAGAAACTGACATTAAAGAAAAACTAGCTGTTGCAGTTCAAAATCAAGACACTCAACAAGTAAGTTCTTTGGCAAATCAGCTTGATAAAACTTAGACGTTAATGAACTATGATGCAGAACGACTACAACAAATACAGGGTATGTCAAATGCTGCAACTACTTTTAACGGTGTTTATGAGCAGATATTTGCAACCACATAGCAATTAGCTAACAGAAATAATGATGCAGATGCGTTTTTAGGAACTGATGCTTCTCAAAGAATAATTGATGTTTCTACTAATCTTTCCCAGTTAGATAATACATTACAAGAATATTATTCTCTAAATCAACAAGTTTAGAATACTGCTCCGGGAGAATATTGGGATTTATTAGACGCAAAATTAAAACAATTGCAACCAGAATATGATGCTGTTAAAACCAGTATGGAATCTTTGGGTGTTGTGTTTGCGAATGGTCAGGCTCAATATACTGGGACAGCAGAAGCAGTTCAACAATTAGTTGAAAGATATAATGAGTTAGAGCAACAACAAAAGGAAAACCAAGCTTAGAAAAATCAAGCTGCTACATATAAAGAAATTACAGATGCGGTTAAGGCTTATTATAAAGCGCTAACTGACGTTAAGAAATCTAATAGCGTAGAAGGCTCTGAAACATACAAAGTATTACAGCAAAATTTAACCGCTGCTGCCAATGCTACTGTAACACTTAATGGGAAAACAACTCAATTACAAGATGTATTTTCTGCTCTTGGTATTACTATATCAAATTATGGTTCAAACTTTACTGCTGCATACAGTGGTAAAAGCCAAGAAATCCAAAAGATTGTTGATTTAATTAATCAACAAAGTCAGGCTTACGCCAAGCTTAATGCTCAAAAAGCAGACCAAGCTTCTGATACTGCATTAATTGAAAGTGCCGTAGCGGCATATAAAAAGTATAGAGACCAATTAGATGTTGTTTATAAATTAAAGAAAAGTGGGAACACTGACTTTACAAGCAACCTAAAAGAAGAAGAAGAACTCTTAAAGCAGCTTAAAACTGCGTATGAACAAGAAGAACAAGCTCTTCTTAGTAACGGTCAAGAAGTACAGAAAAATACAACTTATAACCGTGATAAAAACCAAGTAACTAGAGACTCTATTCAGGCTCAAAAAGAGTTTGATTTAAGTTTAAATACAAATTCGCTACAAAATGCTATTGCCTAGACACTACAATACACTATTAGCTTGCAGGGCTTAAAGACTGCAATTAAAGAAGTTATAGATACAACTCTTGATTTGAACGAATCAATGACGCAAATTCAGCTTGTTACCCAACAAAATAATGATGATGCTAAAGAATTAATTCAATCTTATTCAGAATTAGCTAAAAGTTTGGGTACTACAACTGCTGATATAGCTTCTGCAAGCGTTGAGTGGCTTTTTATTAGGTCACTATAAATCCATTTAACTGCGGGAAACCCCTTAGAGATTAACATACTAAAGGACGATAGAAATATACGTTCTGGCGAGAATAATTACCTCGGTATAGTAAAAACTGTTAATATTGGGCAATCCGCAACCAAGCCTCTAAAATAGAGGAAGGTTCATCGACTATCCCTTGGTTTCTAAAACGAAACAATAGGAGTACGGCCAATCGTTAAGGTGGGTGAAAATCCCTTAAATGGAAATGATGGATATTTTAAAGATATTTTAAAATTACTTGACAAAAAGTAATTTTTGTGATATAATAGAATAAAGATATAGTCAATACTATGTAGAAATATATAGAAAATTCTGTTTACAGAATCTTTTGAAAAGTAACGATTTTCAGAAGTAATATAATAGACGGCAGGGCAACAGTATTGAGGAAACTAATGACTTAATTCAAGCGTCTGCAACGCTACAAGTCATTGGTAATATGGAAGCGTCGGATTCCGTAACAGCATTAACAGCTTGATTTAGGCTGGGCATATAGTAATATATGCAATAATAAATTCTTTTAACTGCGGGAAACCTCTTAGAGATTAACATACTAAAATATAATAGGGATATTATATTGGCGAGAATAATTACCTCGGTATAGTAAAAATTGTTAATATTGGACAATCCGCAACTAAGCACCAAGAACTGGTGAAAGCTCAACGACCATCCCATAGGTTCTTTTCAGAACAACAGGAGTACGGCCAATCGTTAAGGTGGGTGAAAATCCCTTAAATGGAAATGGAGAATATCCTACTCTTAGGATAAAGATATGGTCTTTTCTTATTAGAAATAATAAGGTGTTTATAAACACATATAAGATTAACGACCTTGTATAAAAATTAAAGGCTATCAACGGCTATGGATTAGAAGCTTCCGACGCAATGCAGATAGTAGACCAATTAACTACACTAGATTTGAAGTTTGCAGCTTCTTCCGGTGATATAGCGACAGCTCAACTATTAAGGGCTGGGTGTGCAGTAATGTACATAATAATAAATTCTTTTAACTGCGGGAACTTCCTTAGAGATTAACATACTAAAATATGATAGGAATATACATATTGGCGAGAATAATTACCTCGGTATAGTAAAAATTGTTAATATTGGACAATCCGCAACTAAGCACCAAGAACTGGTGAAAGCTCAACGACCATCCCATAGGTTCTTTTCAGAACAACAGGAGTACGGCCAATCGTTAAGGTGGGTGAAAATCCCTTAAATGGAAATGGAGAATATCCTAAAAATAATTATAAAAGACTTGACAAAAAGAAATAAATATGATATAATTACTGTTATAGGATAAAGATATGGTCTTTTCTTATTAGAAATAATAAGGTGTTTGTTTGTATTATGGAGATGAAAATGATTATTTCAAAATTTGTAAATATAAGAATGGTTAGTCAAAATATTAAATATTATAGAGATTTGGGGTATGAATTTAATAACGGTGAAACAATTCCTATCAAAATTGAAGATATTGGAAATGGAAATCGAGCATCCGTAAAGGTTAAATGTGACTATTGTGGGGATGAATATGAAGCACAATATGCAAATATTATGAATGGCAGAAAGATTTTAAACAAAGACGCTTGCAAGAAATGTGGGCATAAAAAGAGAGAAGAAATTTTGTTGCTTTTATACGGAGTAAAAAATCCTATGCAGTTGCAGGAAATAAAAAATAGGCAACAAGATTCATTGGAAGCTCATTACGGAGTGAGAGTTCCGGCAAAAAATAAAGATATTTCAAAAAAACAAGCAGAATCTTTTAAAAAATCTTATGGTATTGGTAGTGATGGATATGACGAGTATCAGACCAAACGAAGAAAAACCTGTATTGATAAATATAGCGTTGACAATGCCTCGAAATTAGAAGAATTTAAAGATAAAGCTGCGAAAACTTGTTTGGAAAAATATGGTGTAGAGCATCCATGTCAAAATCCAGACATTATGGAGAAATTTATAGAAACTTGCAATGAAAAATATGGTGTTGATTATTATTTGCTGACAAAGGATAAACAAATAAAAACCACAAAAACCTGTATGGATAAATATGGAGCAATAAATATTTCAAAAACTGATTATTGGAAAGAAAAGGTAAATAATTCAGTTATGGAAAGATATGGTACAAAATGGGTCGGAGAATCAAAAGAAATTCAAGATAAAATAAAGAAAACGAATATGGAAAGATATGGCGTTGAGTGCGTCTTTTCGTTGGAAGAAATTCGTTTAAAGTCAAGAAAAACTATGCTTGAAAAATATGGTTCAATAATGCCCCAATGCGTTAGTTCTCAACAAAATTATATTCATAGTATATATGGTGGAGAATTAAATAAACAAATTGGAAAATATGTTGCTGACATTTTATTTACAGATGAACGTATTGATTTTGAATATGACGGTGGAGGACACGATTTAAGTATTAGGCTTGGAGCTATATCTGAAAATAATTTTATAGACAAAGAAACAATCAGGAATAATTATTTTATAAAAAATGGTTATAAAATTTTTAGAATTATTTCCAAAAAAGATAGATTACCAAACGATTCAATCCTTATCGAAATAAAAAATAAAGCTTTTGAAGTTTTATTAAATACAGAAAATAATATTTATACTTATAATATAGATAATAACACAGAAGAATACAAACAAATCAATGTGGAATAACGACCCACATTAAAAATTTATACTTTCTAAAGTTGCATCTGTGGCCTCACAATCCGGTGTTTCACTGGAAAAACTAGAATCAATTCTGGTTGTCACAGAAGACCAAACACAGCAATCGGCAGACACCATTAACAAAACAGTGGTGTATAAATCAATTCTAATATTTATGCGAAAATCCAGAGATGGACAACGCTTCGGAAGGTAAATTACCGCCGACAACGACTGAATGAATTGACCAAATTTATTTTGGATGCAACAGTCTGAACACATAATATAATCGAACAATGAAATATGTGAATAGGAGTCATTGGTAATCAGACCAATTAAAGAAGAACTTCTATCGCCTACTATAAAGTAGGTCACAAAAGTAACAGAATGTGGTAATGCTAAATGTTCTTGGCATGGCACATAGTAATATGTGCAATAATTAATCCCTTTAATTGCGGGAAACCCCTTAGAGATTAACATACTAAAATATAATAGGAATATTATATTGGCGAAAGTAACTATTTCGGTATAGTAAAAATTGTTAATATTGGGCAATCCGCAGCTAAGTGTTCAGAACGGACAAAAGTTCATCGACTATCCAATAGCTTTCAAATAAGCAACAGGAGTACGGCCAATTGTTTAGGTGAGTGAGAATCTCTTAAATGGAAATGGGGGACATCCTATTATTTAGGATGAAGATATAGTCAAAACTTGTTAGAAATAATAAGAACTTATATTAAAAATATAAATCATTGAAAGAATCTTATTTTTAATATAGGTTGCATAAAAATAACGAACTTATGTTAATTAATTGTGGAACAGTATTTTTGCCAGAATGTCGAAAATTGCTGCTGGTAAAGACCTTGAAGACACCGAGGTAACGCTAAATGATGTCGATAAGGTCTTAACCAAAATGAATATTAGTCTAAAGGATGAACAGGGTCAAATTCGTGACCTTGACGATGTTCTTGACGAAGTTGCAGGTCGTTGGGACACCTTTACGACAAATGAAAAGAACCAAATTAGTACGGCTATCGCGGGCACACGACAAGCCAACTATTTTAAGGCCGCAATGGCCGACTGGGGAGAAGTTCTTGACGGTACGCAAATTGCATTAGACGCAAATGGTACGGCCACAGAGCGTATGGGTATTTATACCGAATCCCTAGGAGGTAAAATTAAGACCTTAAAGGCTACTTGGGAAGAATTTGTAGCCGATTTAAATTTGGACGATGTTATCTCTAATGTAATTAGTACAGCACAAAATCTATTAGAGATTTTTGATACTATAATAAATAAAAGCGGTGTTTTAAGTACCGTAATTAAAGGAGTTCTTGTTGCACAAGGACTAAATATTTTATCTGGCGCTGTTGTAAAGGTTCTTGGTACACTAACTGGTAGTGGTGGATTATTAAGCGGCCTTATTAAACTTGCTCAGATAGCCCCTGAACTTTCTGAATTTGCAAGTTCTATAAATAGCGTCGCTGACGCACAAACTGCTTGGGCTTTAATTACTGGTGACGGTATTTTAAAAATAATCCCAAATATACTCACTCTACTTGGTGGTTCTGGTGGTCTTGTTGCTATTCTTGGAACTCTTGCTGGTACTATTGCGATTGTGGTTGCGGCAGTTGCCGCATTTAAATATGCTTGGGAAAATTGGTTGCCTACGCAAGCAAATGCAAATCGGCAACTAGAAGAAGCACAAGAAGAATTAGAGAATACCTAGTCAGAACTTAATGATGTAATATCAAAATTAGAAGATGTTCAATCTCAAATTGATGATTTAAATAGTAAAGATACTTTATCTATTACAGATAAAGAGCAATTAGATATATTAAAGAAGCAAAGTGAAGAACTTGAAATACAAAAGTCTACACTTGAAGAAATGGAAAGAATCAAGCAGCAAGGCGTTCTTGATGCCAATATAAATAATCAAAATACCAAGAGTAATTTGTTTAGCTTTAACTTAGAAGATGGCCTAACAATAAATACTGCATATAACAAGAGCTTAGAAGAGCTTATATCTACATATAAGACATTGCAGATTGTTGTTGATAAAACTGGCGATTCACTTGGAACTTTTGAGATTTATGGTGATGAATTACAAGACAGATACGATAAAGCTAATGCGACCATAAATCAATATCTCCAAATGGAGCAATCTGGTTTATTAACCACTAAGTATTATACTCAAGCCCAACTTGATTCTTACCAAGAAGCTTATGATAACGCTATTAATATTCGTAATTAGATTCTTGAAATTTTAAATCCTGAACAATTTAAGAAGCTTAAAATTGAAGAAGCTCTTGACACAAGTGGTTTCAAGGGTATTGAAACAACAATTAACAACTTAAATATTAAGTTAAAAAATGGCGAAACAACATTTGAAGAATATTCCGAAGCTGTTCGTGCGGCATTAACAAAATTAGCACAAAACGACGATTTTAAGAATCTTCTTGGTGATATATTTACAGAAGATGAATTAAATGACACAGAAGCTCTCGTAGAAGAACTTGTTGGGTATCTTGATGTACAAACTAATGCTATTGTTGATGATGTCACTGATGCCCAAAATGAAATTGTCGAATCTTTTGAGGGCTATGCCGACGGAATTAAAGAAGTAGAATCTTCTTATGAAACACTAAAAGATGCAGTAGACAGTTATAATAGTAGTGGTACTATTACAGCTAAACAACTAGAAGAATTGTTGGCACTTGACCAAGATTATTTAAATACTTTAAGTTATGAAAATGGTCAAATTAAGATAAATGGAGAAGCTATTAGTTCTTTAAAAGAAGAACAATTAGCTCTTTATAAACAACAACTTCTTACCGCTGCTTCTGCTGAAATTTTGGCTCGTGCGCAAGAAGTAAACAATCAAATAGAAGAGGATTCTATTACTGATGCTTATGAGCTAAGAGAAGCCAATTTCCAATTAAAAAATGGGCATATTGAAGCCGCAACAGGTGCTTCTGTGCAAGCGGTTGCCGAAGCAGATTTACAGACGCAATTAACTGGTGTTGCTGCTAGTGCTGGACTTACAACTGAGGCAATTCAAGACATTATAGATAAATATACTGCTCTATATGCTTTAGGAGAAAATGTATCTGGTTCTGGTTCTTCTTCTAGTAGTAGTTCAACTAACGCTGCTAAAACTGCTTATGAAAATGAAAAAGCCAGATATGAACTGCTTGAAAAAGAAGTAGAATTAGAGAAAGACAAATTAGAAGCCCAAAAAGATGGAGTGAAAGCAGAAGAAACTCTGCTTAAAAATAAAAAATCCGAATTAGAGCTTCAAAAACAAATCAAAGAACAACAACTTGACACTATACAAGATTCCGAGGAAGATATTACTGATTTAATTGAGTATGTCGAAAAGATGCTTAAACAACAGTACGAAGACCTCAAAACGAATCTTAAAAAGGTAAAAGAGTATGTTACTACTTGGCGTGACGCATTGTCTGATGCAAAAGATAGTTATGACGATATTACGGCTGCTATCGAGAAGCAAATGAAAGCTCAAAAAGAGCAAAATGACAATGAAAAGGCTCTAAAAGAAAAAGCGGATGCTGTTTCTGACGTTCAGGAACAATTGGCTGCTATTCAGTATGATACTTCTTCTGATGCTGCTACTAAGCGCGTCGAGTTACTAAAAGAACTTAATGATGCACAAGAGGCACTGACAGAAGAAGCACAAGACCAAGCATATGATTCTGCTCTCGACCAATTAGACGCTGCTCAACAAAAAATTGATGATATTTTCGACTTTATTGACGAAGCGTTGGAAGACGCAGAAGATGCTATTGACGATTACGTTGACTATATTTCTAATACTTTAGAATCTGAAGGCAATCTGTATAAAGAGGCGTTGGCAGAAGTTCAATCTGCAATTGACGGTAACAATGACGAATTATTGCAAAAGCTTTATAAGTGGAACAGCGCGAAATGAATGCGCTGTATAAATCGGGTTATATGCTGGAACACCCTAAAGACTTTAATACTAAAAAGTAAAAATTTAAAGTATGTTACAATGGGCAATCAGCAGGGAAGATAAGTTCACCCTCAACGACTATGGGAATATCCCACTAATATATAAGTAATTATATATTAGAACCCCGATAAGGCATAAGCCGAATGATATAGTCTGAACTTCCATAGAAATATGGAGAATTGGGCAGAAATGACCCAATATTTTTGTGTTAGTATTTTAAAAACAAAACCAATTTTATTTTTTAGTATGACACAAAAATTAACAAAATTGATATGGAGACAACATTGCTGAAACCATTACAAAAGCTTGGAATGATGCTCTTGACGCTGTTGAAAAATACAAAGATGCAACTGGTGAAACTAATCTGCAAAATATCCGTGAAGGATTACAAATGCAGGATACCACTCTTAGTGCAGAAATTGCAGCATTTGACACACAAATTGATGCCTTGCAAAATCAGATTGATGCAAAAGAAATAGAGATTGATGCTCTTGAAGTCTTAATTGATGAAAAAGAAGCAGAAATTGACCAGATTAAAATGGCTCTTTCTCAGCTTGAAATTAACTACGATGCACAAACTGTCGCAAGTAATAATGCTACAAAAGCTACATGGGACGAAGTATATGCTCTTATTGGGCAAACTGCTGCTACTACTGATAATACTACTGCAACAGAAAATAATACCGACGCAACTAGCACCAATACAGATAAGACAGGCGACAATACTACTGCTGTTGAAGATAATACAACTAAGGTTGAAAACGCAACAGACAAGGTAGAAGATTTGTCTTATAGCACGGATGTTGCTTCTGACAAAGTTGACGCAGCAGCACAGTCTGCTGATGACGCTTCTGACGCACTGTCTGGTGCTGATAGCCTAGCCGACGCAGCTTCTACGACCAAGGACGCAATTAGCGACCTAGGAGAAGCCTCTGTTGTTGCGGCAGATAAACTTGCTGGTGGAGATGGAACTGGTAGTTCTAGCGATTCTAGCGGCACTACAACGAGTTCTGAAACCAGTGGAATTTTAGACCTTATTAGTTCTGGAGTTTCTTACTTTACTGGTGGAACAGATGCCGGAACTGTTATTGGTAATCTACTAGCGAGATATATTCCAAAACTGGTTAATACTGGTGTAAAGTACGCAATTAAGAAAGTATCTTCTAACCATGATGGTACAAATTGCGTTGAAAAGAGTGATTCTCCGCTTGATGACTTGTTAGGACTTGGCTCTGACGAAACTGCTCGTGTGCTAAAAGTTGGAGAAACTGTTGTTCCTAACTACGCAAGTGATGTTAAGATTCAGCAAACCGATGAACCGTTTACCACTTCTATTGATTCTCCGAATGCTTCTAATGTTTCTACTAATAATGGTGGAGACTTCAATCTTGACATGGGAGATTTAGATATTTCTGGAATTGATAGTGACGAGTTAATGAGCCAGTTAAAGAGCTTAAAGAAAGACTTCGCTGATGAGGTTTATTCTACTATTAATAAGCATATTAAAATTGGTGGATATAGAAACGTAAAGAATAGTTACATTTAATTAGGACACTAGCCCGCTTTGAAAGATAAGCGGGCTTTTATTTTATAAAGGTGGTTGGAGAGTATGCCTGTAATGGGGTGTCCATTTATTTTTAATGAAATACCTTCCGAGGCATATAACGCCTCTTTAGTATTTTTGGAAGAACAATATACGAAACGTCCTTCTGGTGGACAAAAACAATTTACTACGGATAATGTCAGAGGAAATTCAAGAGCAATTCTATTAGATGTTTCTCAAACAGAACCTTTGAGTTTCGGAATTGAAATTGTGTTTGATGACCCAGTAGATATTCAAACTTTAACACAAGTTAAAAATTGGTTATGTTCTCCTTTAAAATATTGTAAACTTAGAATTTGTGCAGAGGGTTTTGAAAATTATTATTATAATTGTTATATAAACCTAGATAATGATTTAATTTATAATGGTGGCTATCGTGGAGTTACTGGTACAGTAACTTGTGATGCACCTTGGGCTTGGGAAAACGAACAAACTATTGATTTAGAAATTGGGACATCGACTGTCCCTGCTGAAAATAGATTTTTAAATTACTCTCAGGACGCAAATCCGATGAAACCGATTATTTCATTCACTGTGACAGAATCAAATTCAGATTCATTTTTGGCGATTGAAGATGTATTTGAAGATTCTAATGGGAATATTATATACGACAAGACTACAATATTTGTTTCTTCTAATGCAAAAACATATAAGCAAAAGAATGGAGAAATTGTAGAATATAGTATAACAAATAATTGTTACAATCTTGTAAGTGGTGAACAAATAACATTTAATAACCAAACGGCGTTACTGACTTCTTCTGTGAATCAACTTTTTAGAATTAATAATTTTAATAAAGTTTTTCTTAGAATCCCACAAGGAGTAAACAAACTTTATGTGTCTGGATTAAATATATCTAATTTAAAAATGACTTATACTAATGCTAAGAGATTAGGTGGTGGTTGGTATTAAACAGAACTTTGATTTCAATGGTTTATATGAAAATCCTTTATTGGAGCTTTGCAATCCAGATAAGAGACAAATTGGTATCTTAGCTAATGTGAAAAACTTAAAATTAAGTTTAAGATATAATAATATATCCGAAATGTCGTTTACTATTTATGCTAAAATAAACGATGTAGATTATCCGTATTATGATTTAGTAAGAAAGATGCGACTAATTCATGTTGAAAATATGGGATATTTTGTTATTTCAGAAATAAATGAACATTTTGAATATGACGTCCCTTATAAGGAAGTTTCTTGTTATTCGGCAGAATACTTGTTAAATTATAAACCGATAAATATTTGTACTACAACACTAACATCTAGTTCTAACGCTGTATATAATAAAAGTTTTAAATTCTATGATAAAACCTATCCTGATGATACATTAATGTATCAATTGTTTAATGGATTTTTTGATTGGAAATTTGACGCAACAGATTTGGATGAAGACTTAATGGGGCAATACCGTTCTTTTAGTGATACTGGTGATGGCCTATATGGATTTTTACAAAATTATGTTGCTTCCGCATATGAATGTGTATTTATTTATGATATTGAAACATTTACTGTAAAAGCATATAAAACTTCTGAAATTGTGAATTAGACAGATATTCTTTTTACTTTTGATAATTTAATTAAAAGTGTTGACATGAAAGAATTGTCTGATGATATTTGTACAGTATTATCTGTTTCTGGTTCTGACCAATTGCCATTGTCTTTGATTAATCCTACTGGAACAAGTAATATTTACAATTTTAATTATTACTTACAAGACAAATACGATTCTTGGATTGGTAAAGATGTATATGCGATAGATGATAAAGGCAATACAAGACTTGATTCTAATGGAAATAAGATACTTTTAAAAGATTATGTATGTGATTGGCAGGAAAAAATAAAGACATTAATTTACAGCTCTAATGAAGAAGGCTCTTATGCGCAATTACTTTCGGACAGAGCATATTTTAATTCTCAATATAACTTATTGTATGCAAAGTATGTTGAAGCTACTACAATTTCTAATTATCTAACAGAAGCAATTTCAACATTTAAAGAAGAAGAAAAAACTGCTAAAAAAACTGGATGGGGTATGCTTCTTTTAGGTGTTGCTTTAATTGCTGGTGCTGTTGGAATTTTTGTTGCAACTGGTGGTAGTGGCGCTGAGGCTTCTGCTGCAATGGTTGAAAAAGGTACAGAAGTTTTGATTAGCTGGGGAGCTGCCGAAGGAACTGCTGCTACAATTGCATCATATATTCCTCTTGCCATAAGTACAACTGTTAACGGACTTACTACTTCTGGTTTTATTAGTATAGGAAGCGCGCTTACTACTTATTTTCCGCAAGTACAATCTATTAAGATTACTAAAGATGAATGCCAAACTCTTCTTAATATAGCAAATGATAACGCTGCATTATTGTTTGGTAATGACAATAATGGATATGTTAAAAATCTTGATTCTACGACCGCCGCAAATGCTGTTGGCGGTTTATCAACTATCTCTATTGTAAATGAAAACAGTTTATATATTTGCGGAGATTCTTCTGGCATAGTGAACCTATCCCAAAGAAAACCAGATTTAAATTCTGAAACAAGTATCGCAAAATATTATTCCATGAGCGTACTAGCTCAAAAAATAGCTCAGATAGACGCAAAAATTGAGGAATATGTTACAACTTATGGTTACAATTATTATTTTTCTGAATCTGAAAGAAGAATTCTTGAACCATTTTTAATTCAAAGCGAATATACGGACGAGGCATTTACTGCTACGAGTGATGTTACAATTGATGATGATACTGATTTAACTCAATACATTACAACAACTCAAGGAGTAATGACTATCCAAGAATTTTTGTATAGAGAACAAGGATATTATTTTGATTTTTATACTGAATCAAGTACATCAACTTGGAATGCTAATCCTGTTAAATTTATTCAAGAGAATTTTAGAAATTCTGTTGGAGCAGATAGTAATAGTGAAGGAACTTATATTTTAACTTATAATGGTAAAAGTTGGGATATGACTGGTTCTTTGAAAAGTTCTGGTATGAAAATTGGTAATTCAGTTGGTATACTAGATAATTCTTCTGCCGCCAATTATAGTTTTGTTTCTGGCGATTATATTGCTATAAGACTATATAATCCAGATATAGAGATGGTTAATACGACTACTATCGCAATGCAGCTTGCACAACAAGCATATAGCGTTATAGATACGGTTAGTCAGCCAGCATTTTCTTTTAGTATGAATACATCTAATTTTGTATTTCAAAAAGAATTTACTCCTTGGCTAGACCAAATTGGATTTGGTAGTAAAAAAGCCAGAAATGAATATCTTGGTTTTGGTACTGTTGTTAATGTCGAATTGGAAAACGGAGAAGTATTACAACCCTTCTTACAGGAAATTGATATTGATTACGAAGATTCGACTTCTATTGAAATGACATTTGGTAATAAATTTAATTTAGGCACTTCCGAATGGACACTTGGAGATTTGATAAGTGAAAATACTTCTACTATAAACAGAGTAACTCGTGCGCTTATTGGCACTTCTTCTTCTGGAATGTCAACTTCTGTTTCTTCTATTTCAAGCGATACAACAAGTACGCTTCAAGCATTAAATGGTGCTACCACACAAATTGTTGCCACACAAGCCGAAATTAATTCGCAGATTGAAAATAATGCGGAAACATTCGCTAAAGGTATGGCAAATGGTATGGCATTGTATAGCACAACAAAAGAAGAAGGAACATATTTTCATGATAATGAGAATCTTGAAGATAGTAACACCGTATATTTATTTAATGATTTCGGACTTTCTTTTACAAAAAATTATAATCATGGAAATACAGAATGGGACACTGGCATTTCGGCAGACGGAAGTATGATATTACATTCTCTTACTGTAAATCAGATTACTGCCGACCAAATAAGTGCTGGGGCTATTGAAGCTGATAAAATAGCAGCCAATGCAATTACTGCCGGAAAAATTTCTACAAATGCTATATATGCGGACAATCTGAGAAAAGATGCAGTGTTTAAATTATATTGGTCTAATTCCAGTGTACGTGATTGGAGCACAACTAAAATAACAAATTCAGGTATAGACCTCAATAATTTTGATGGGTGCATTGTATTTTGTTCAGATTATTACGATGGAAAATATATCGGTTCTAGTTCTGCAATTGGAGTTAAAGACAAAACAACTGCTGCATTCGGAAAAGATTCAAATGGGTGGTATGGTGGTGGCACTATTACACAAAGAGGATTCACAATGCGTTCTGATGGAATTTATATGGATAATGGATATTATTTTTCTCATTATGTTCATACTGTTCATTCTTTGAATTGGCACGTAACACAGGCGTTTGGTATATTTGATGTAATAGGTGATATATTAGACACCGCTGCGCATCCTACATGGCAGAAGTCATCTACTGCTTGTGTTCCACAAGCAGTTTACGTATTTAGGATGGGGGTTTAATAGATGTCTGATTTTAAAAATTGGATAAAATTAGGTGAAAATGACAGAGTGTGTAGTATTTTAACTACATATAAAGATATGACGAATTCTGGTTTTATTCAAGTAGAAGACTATCCAGAAGGAAATTATTATTATTATTTATATAAAAATGGAACGTATATATATAGTCCTAAATAATTTTTAAGATTGGAGTGTGCTTAATAATGAATTTAGATAGTGTTCCAATTAAATATGTGTTAGATTCAAATAACACACTTCATTAGATTGATTACGAAACATTAGCAAATTTACCTAATGGGTTAAAAAATCCATATGAATTAATAATTTTTGGTACTTCTTATGATGGTTCTAAAGAAATATCAATTGAAAAACAAATTGCTTCTAATGACTTAGTGGGATTTGTAAAGCCAGTGAATGTTTCTTCTGAAATGACAACTCCCGTTGGCATAAATGAACAAGGAAGGCTATTTACGACAAGTCAAAAAGTTGATTCATTTTTGTCTAAAGATAGCACAAACTCGGTTTAGAATTCTGTGATTACTTAGAATATTTTTAAACTAGAAGATGAATTAGATAATAAAATAAGTGAAGAGAGCTTTAATAAAGTTGTTTCTGAAACGAACAACAAAATATAGAATTTACAAAATGATTATTTAAATAAGATTAGTTCCGTATCTTAGAATTTAGAAAATTATAAATCAGAGACAAATGAAACAATTGATTTAATACAATAGGATTCCAAAACAAAACCAATATCATTAGTTTTTGAAGATTATAATTCATTGTCTAATTGGTTGTCTATTCAGGACAATTTGTCGAAAATTGAATCTGGCGCTACTTTTTATTTGATACAGGGGGATACAGATTACTTTTGGGACGGAAATACAATAAGAACCATTAAAGGCTCTGGCAATAGTAATTCAAATGGTTTATAGGACTATTTATCTCAAGTTAATCCAACAGGAATTGGTAGTTTTCAAATGAACTCTTCTGGCGCTATTGGAAAATATTCTGTTTCTCTTGGATATAATTCGGTAGCTTCTGGAACTTGTTCAACTGCAATCGGTTTAGGAGTAATATCTTCTTAGAATAACCAATTTGTATGTGGAAAGTATAATATTGAAGATACTGATAACAAATATTTATTTATAGTTGGTAATGGAGCTTCTGATAATAATAAGAGCAATGCCTTTTCTGTTACTTCTGATGGAAATATAAGTTCGTACTAGGATGTTATAGCATTTTATTCTGATAAATATTATGCGAATGATACATATTGTAATTTTACATATAATATTTCTTCATTTAATGGAACGTTAAATATGTCGTGGGATGGATTTGCTCTTGCGGTTTCCGGTGTTTCTGGTGATTATAAATTTGAATATACTGGTGAGCATTGGTATTGTTCTTAGGTTGACTTATCATATATTGCAGATGAAACAACACAAGAAATAGGATGGTTTCCAATAAGTATAATTGGCATTTCTTTTGTTGATGAAAATGAAGAAGAGATAAACGAAGATACCATATCTTTTTCAAAAGGAGACTATATATTTGTTCATTTTCTTGCTCTCGAAGCTATAAGCTTGCGAGAATTGTATAATTATACTCATTTTGGATTAAGTTCTTCTACTGAAAATATTACAAAACTAGAAGAAAATGTCTCTACTTTACAAGAAAATTCAGAAAAATATATTTCAGAAATATCTTAGGCTATAAACGATTCTGAAAAAATTAAATATAGTATTAAAAATATAAATGATATAGAATTATCAAATATCACATTAAATTCTGTTACCAGTGAAAAAGCTGGTCTAATGTCCTCTACTGATAAAAACAATTTAGAACAATTAATAAAAGATATTGAATCCATAAAAAAAGAAATTGAATCAATCAAAGAAAGATTAGATAAGCTTGAAAATCCAGATTCAGATAAAGATACTGATTCCGGTGAAGAATCTACTGATAAATCAAATACTAATAAATAAATAACAAAGGGGCGTTCAATATGAATGAGAATTTAGATTCTATTATAGAAAAATTAAGCAATCAAATTGAAGAAATTAAAATAGATTTTCAAAATAAAATTGAAGACATATATGATGCTTTAAATATAGTAGAAGAAGATTTAGAAAAAAGACCAGCTACATTTGTATTTGAAAATTATAAAGCTATGTGCGAATGGTTTTCTATTGAAGAAAATGTAAGAAGTCTTGATATTGGCGCTACCGTATATTTGATTCATGGACATACAAATTACTTTTGGGACGGAGAGATTTTAAAGAGTATTAAAGACCCTGATTCATACCCATATTATCCTCCGAATTATGTATATAAAACAAAATATGATATTGAAACCATTGAAAATACTGATGAAAATTGATTGTGGTGATTTTTATTGCAGAAAGAAGCAACTTTAATTGCCGCACAACAAATCCCTAAAATGCACATTATATAGGGTGATAGCCTTATGTTTGCTATACAATTCATTGATGCAAACTAGACTATAATAATTCCCAGTGCGTCAGATGAAGTTCAATGGTTTTTATATCCATTTAGAGTTGATTCTGACCCAATATTAATGTATTCTAATAAGAATAATTCTGGATATAAAAACAATATATTTGTTGCTGATAATGGAGTAATATATATTAGTATAGATTCTGAAGATACAAAGCTATTAGATTCAGAAAAGTATATTCAAATCCCAGTTTTGAAATATAATAAAACTACATATACAAAAGCATATGGCGAAATAAATGTTATAAAAGGAGTTGGTAATTAATGATTAATAAAGACTTTGCGAATACAATAAATTATATCATATTTGGTTAGCAATCAGCCAGCTCTATTTATAACTATTATTATATTGGAATATGTTCTGAAAAAATAGAAAATGGAATTATTAATTCTGAAATATTTCCACAAGACGGGAAAAGAATAAGAATACCAAATAGTGCGGATTATTTTCATGTTGAATATGATAATTCTTTAGGATGTAGCGTCGTAAAAAATGTTAATGCTATTACTTTTAATTTGAATAAATCTACTGATACCAAAATAAACTCAATATTTGTTGCAACTTCACAAGACACCAAAGATGCTATTTTGTGGAAAAATCTATCACAAACTAAAACTGTATCAAGTGGAAATAAATTTGTTATATTAGCAAATGCACTTGAATTTATTTTAGGAGGCCAAGCTTCTTCTGGCACTTCTGGTGGAGAATTAATTGTTGATGATAATGGATATTTAAGAAGCAGTTCATTTTCGGTAACAGACAGTGGAGAACTTGTATTGTGACGGTGTAAATATGGATAGCAATACAAATGAATATATTATTGGATTACCAGATATTAACATTTCAAATTCAATTATTGGATATACTAATAAGAATTATAATATGACTCCGTATAGAATTTTTATACCAGAACTTAATAGACGTGCAACAGGTGCGGCTGATTTAAATTATTATTTTGATTTTCAGATAATTGAATCTTTATTATAGGAGAAATAACGCAATAATCATTGTATGAAAGGGCGTGATGTGAATGATTAGTTCTTCTCTTGCTAAACAAGTAAATCAATTGTTATTTGGTGGTAACTCACTAAGCGTTCCGGGGTATTGGTATCTTGGTCTAAGCACCTTTGAAATAGACTCTGACGGAAGAGTAATAGAACCAGACCATGTTTCTACTGGTTATTCGCGTGTAAGAATTGCAAATACTACTGATAATTTTGAAACAGGTGTTTATTCTAATCCGACTACGAATAAGATTGTTTATTCTTAGAATAAAAATAAAATAGCGATTTCCAGTATTACAAAAGGTAGTGCGGTTACAGTTAAAGCTGTATTTATATGTTCTACTCAAACTGGGACTAATGCAGACTTTTGGATTAATTTAACAAATCCTGTTACAATTCAAGTTGGTAGTACAATGTATATAAATGCTGGCTCATTAAGATTTACTTTAGGTTCTTTGTAATGAGGTGGATATATGAGAGATTTTGAATATACACCTAAATTTACAGAGACTAATATAGGAATTCTCGGTAGAGTTTATCGTGACGGATATTTGTATTAGAATACAAAAGATGAACCATTTACAATAAATATCTCTACTTTATATTTAAATTCTTATGTAACTGGCGAACTTGGTATTTGTTTTGGTATGGAAGTTAGTTTTTCATAAGGAGGTGTAATTTATGGGCAACTTCGTTTCAAAATATGTTACGCAGATTCCAGATATTGAATTCATCTCTGGTGATACAATTACCATACCGTTTAAGTTCACAGATGCTAATGGTACTGTGATTCAAAGTTATACACTTGTATGGAAATTATGTCCATATAATGATACAAAAAATACGGTAATAACAAAAACATTAACTGTTACAGGTGGTTCTGCTAATGTTGTTTTATCTTCTGAAGATACTAAAAAATTAAAAGGAAAATATGTGCAGCAGCCTGTATTAAGATATACAAGTGGTGGGACTACGACAGACTATATTCGTGCTTACGGATATATTAATGTTATTGATAGTATAAATTAATTTGAAAATTATTGAGACCCAAAGGTGGGATTTTTATGTTTAATAATGACGAATATTCTGACATATTAAAAATTATTGAAATGCTAAACAATAATACTAATGAACAATTAGATAATAAGATTAGTAAATTTGATTTTGAGTACGCTGTTTCTATTTTAGAATTAAATAATTTAAAGCTAGAAAAGAGAATAAAAGCACTAGAATCATTGTTAGACGTAAAAAGTAAATAATTTAAGAAAGATAAAAACTAAGATAGATTGAAAATAATTTAAATAGTTAAACAATTAATAAATCTATTTTGGCAAAAGCATTCTATTTTTATATAAAAACAATTGCGCTCTTATTTTTAGAATTACTAAATAATAAGAGATAATGGACTCTATGAAAGCGAAACCCTATGCCCCAGCAAAAATATCAACAGCGAACCTATACCACTAAATTAGCGACATATCCCAAGTTTTAAATGGGTATTGTTTTGTCTAGGTATAACAGCTATTATTTTAAATTTTGATACAATGGAGAGCAAATATCCTTTCAAATAAACCATATGCCAAAAATTAAGTTAATAACCGAATATTAATTTACTAACAAAACAAATTATAAAGGAATAAGATTTTATGAATACAATTAACCTATTTAAAATGATTAAAGATATAAATAATTTAGTGGGAGGTTGCTAAATGAAAACTACCAATCCAATGAATTATAATAATATCGGATTAGGATGGAATAATGGTGGGGGGGGGGGTAAAACCCTTTCGGATTGTTCCGTTGGCAGCACAGTTAAGTTAAAAATAAATGGCGTTAATACAGCATTTATTGTCATTCAACAAGGAAATCCAGATTCGGATGTATACGATGATACTTGTAATGGAACTTGGCTTTTAATGAATAACTGCATGGAAATTCGTGCTCTTGCTTCTGATGGGGAAGATACTGGATATTATCCTAGTGAAATTGATACCTATTTGAAAGAATATTATAAAAAATATTTCCCTTCTGATATTCAAAATTTCATATTGCCAGCTAGAGTTCCTTATACCACATACCAAGATGATAAAACTTCTGTTGTTTCTAAATCGGCAATGTCTTCCGATTATTATACTGGTTTATTTTTACTTAGCGGAGAAGAAGTTGGGTTTGAGTCTACTGACGATGATTATACTGCCGAAGGAGAACAACTTCCAGACGAAGGTAGTTGTCTAAGATATTTCGCAAGTGGCAATAGAAGTAATCGTAAGGCAACTTATGGCGGAGAAAATACATAGTGGTGGCTTCGTTCCAAGACTGTATCTAAAACATATCTTTTTATTGATGCTGATGGACTAAGAAATGACGAATACTCCGAAAAAGAAAAAGGTATCAGGCCAGCGATTATTTTAAATTCGGCATTAAATGTTGATAGTAATGGAAATATAAAAGTACCAGATATTAAAGAGTGGCAAAAAAATATTTTGTTGTCTGCGCATCCAATTGGAAGTTATTATTGGAGTAATAACAGTACAAATCCTATGACTCTTTTTGGTGGAATATGGGAACAAATAATTGACAAATTTGTTTATGCGGCGGGGAATAAAGCTGTTGGTGAAACAGGCGGCGAAGAGGAACACACACTTACTGTGAGCGAGATGCCGAGTCATTATCATAGTAGGGTTTACAATACGAATGGAACTCAATATATACTTACTGGAAATAGTACCGGTAGTGCAAGTAATGGAGCGATGGTGAAAAATAACACCGATAATACTTCCTCTTCATATAGAGGATATGTACAGACCAATAGTTCTGGCGGCAGCCAGCCCCATAATAATATGCCTCCATATATTGTTGCTTACTGTTGGTGTAGAGTTGCTTAAAAGACTTTATAATGTGAATTTTTAAAGACAGATAGATAATAAATATTGAAAAATAAATAGGGATAAACATCCCTTATTAAATATAATTTTTATAAAATAAACTATAAAGGGGTGTTTTAAAAAATTGGCTGGAAAATATATCTTTGAAATTCAAGAAAGAACAATTGTTCCTGCTATAACAGATTAGGTTGCTGTTTATGACGATAACCTATCTCGTTATATTACATTTAAAATACCAGAAGTTATAGACGGAATTGATATAATTGATAAATTAATTATCATCCGTTATGTTAATGCTCTCGGTCAATTTGGTCAATTCTATTCGCAAGGTAGAGAGACTATTACTGAGGACGATGAAACATACGTATTATTCGATTGGGTTATTGAATCAAAAGTTACTGCCGCAAGTGGTTATGTAACATATGACGTATCTGTTTATGATTCTAACTTTGATGGAATTAATACGGCAAGTGATATGTATATCTTGCATACACTTCCGACAAACTTAAAAGTTGAAAAAGGACTTCTGGAAGTTAGTCTTGAAGATGAAGACTACAATATGCTTTCTGAGCTTATTGACCAATTTAATGAGATAATTACACAACATTATCTTGAAGTCAAAAAATCAGAAGAAAACTCTAAGGCTTCCGAAGAGGCCGCTGCTTTAAGTGAATCTAATGCAAAAGCAAGTGAAAATGCTGCTGCTGAAAGCGAATCTAATGCGGCGAGTAGCGAGAGTGCTGCCTCAAAGAGTGCAACTGATTCTGCCAATAGTGCAACAGCAAGTGCTAATAGCGCTACTGATTCTAAGAATAGTGCTAGTGCTGCCTTGAGTAGTCAAAATGCAGCTAAGACCTCTGAAACAAACGCAAAGAATAGCGAAACTAATGCTAAAACTTCGGAAACCAATTCAAAGACTTCTGAAACAAACGCAAAAAACTCAGAAACTAACGCTAAGTCTAGTGAAACTAAGGCGGCAACTTCTGAAAGTAATGCGAAAACTTCTGAAAGTAATGCGAAAACTTCTGAAAGTAATGCGAAAACTTCTGAAAGTAATGCTGCCGATTCCGCAAGTAATGCTGCTGATTCTGCAAGCGCTGCTGCTACAAGCGCAGGGAACGCAAAGACCTCTGAAACTAATGCTAAAAATTCAGAAACAAACGCCAAGACCAGTGAAACAAATGCAGGAAGTAGCGCTTCCGCTGCTTCTACAAGTGCAGGAAATGCTTCTAGTAGTGCCAATGCGGCTTCTAAGAGTGCTTCCGCTGCTTCTACTAGCGAATCTAATGCGTCAACTTATGCTTCTAACGCTTCTACTTCCGCATCAAATGCTTCGACGTTTGCAAATACTGCTTCGGCAAAGGCTACCGATGCCTCCAATTCTGCTTCTGCTGCCTCTACAAGTGCTGGCGAAGCAGCTTCTAGTGCGTCCGCTGCAAAAACCAGCGAAGATAATGCCAAAACAAGCGAAGATAATGCAAAGAAGTCAGAAGAAAATGCAGCTACATCAGAATCAAATGCTTCTGATAGTGAAACCAATGCCGCGACAAGTGCTACAACTGCGTCGAATAAAGCAAGTGACGCTGCTGCTTCTGCAACTAATGCTAAAAATTCTGAAACCAATGCTGCCACAAGTAAGAATGACGCGGCAACATATGCGTCAAATGCTTCTACAAGCGCAAGTGAAGCACAACAAAGTAATACAAACGCAGAAACAAGTGCAAATAGAGCTGCCGATAAAGCAAGTGAAGCCGCCAATAGTGCAACTGCTGCCGCAAAATCTGCTGCTGATGCTTTAGAATACTTGAATCAAGTTAAAACTGTGAGTAGCGGAGCGCAAGGTTATTATGAAACACCGGAAAAACTAAAAGAAAGCGTTCCAGATGGCACTACTGGCTATTGGGCTATTGTAGGCTCTACCGATACAATTTGGGTTTGGGACGATGAAACCTCCGACTGGAAAGATAGTCATGATATGACTAAATTTACAGAATATTATACTATCACTCAAATTGACAGTAAATTAAAACAGGTACAGACAGATATTGATACAGCTAAGACAGAAACAAAATCGGTTTCTTATACAATTACTGTTCCTGCTAGTGGATGGACTGGAAGCTCCGCCCCGTATAGCAACACAGTCATTGTTGATGGTATTACCGCCGACACAGTTCTAAGTGATATTAGTCTTGCAAGTTCTAGTATCGGCGTGGCCTCTGCTGAAGCTGCCGCTCAAACTTGGTCGTATCTTGATACAAGTGCCGGAAGGGTCACTTTTTATAGTAGCACTATCCCCACTGCTGACTTTACAATAGTAGCAAGGGAGGTTAAGTAATAATGCACGTCACTAATATATATTTAAATAAATACAGAGCCATTGTAGAAAATAGTTCAAGAAGTTTAGACCTTGGCACTAACGATAGTAAGGGTAATGAAAAATTAAATATAATTCGCGGAGATGGCTGGGAAGACTTAACAATAAAAATTACCTTTTGGCCTTCTCGTGTTGAAATGTATGTTCCAGATGATGGATTAGTAGATGTTCCACCAGAAGCTACTAATTTTGAATGTCCTCCATTTAGAGGTAAGGTTATTTTTAATGGAGTGTCAAATGGTCGTGTTATAAATACGACCGATTTGACCTATTCTGTTTCCCCTCATGTTCCCTCAAGGGGAGTAGATACTAGCTATCGTACTCCAAGTGTATGGGAACAGTGGGTTGATGACGCAAAATCTACAGTTGAATCTGCTGAATCTGCTGTGGAAGATGTTAATAATTCTATCGAAAATGTCAACATTTCAATTAAGGAAGTTGACAGACTAAAAGAGGAATACGAAGAATTAATAGCTAACACGCCTATTAATCCAGACTGGACACTAGACCACACAAAATTAACGCATCGTGATGCTGAAAACCAACATCCGATTAGTGCCATTGAAGGTCTTGAAAAGCAATTGGACACTTATGTTACTTCAAGTAACACAATGTCTAATAGCGATATTGATAATCTTTTAGGATGGTGATTAAATGGCCGATAAATATGTTGATAAAGCTGGTCTTACTTATTTTTGGGGTAAAATAAAGACTTTACTTGCGGCAAAGGCAGATACTTCTTCTTTAAAAACAGTTGCAACAAGTGGTAGTTATAATGATTTAACAAATCGTCCAACTATTCCGTCTGTTGACGCTTCTTTAAGTAGTTCTAGCACTAATGCCATCCAAAATAAAGCAGTTTATTCTGCATTATCTGGTAAACTTAGTACATCTGGTACTGCTGCAAGCGCAAGTAAGCTTGTTAATTCTATTACAATAAATGGCACTGCTTTCGATGGAAGCCAAGCTATTTCAATAACAACTGAAAACACTGTTTACAGTGCAATTTCAAACGATACGATTGATGGATGTTTTTAAAATTTAAAAGGGTGATTATATGTCAAAATTTGTTGACCAAGAGGGTTTGCTTTACTTTTGGACAAAGCTAAAGACAATTCTGAGCGGCAAGGTTGATACCGTTGAAGGTAAGCAACTTTCGACTAACGATTATACCAACGACGAAAAGGATAAGCTATCTGGCATTGCTGCAAAGGCTGAAGTAAACCAGAATGCTTATTCGTATATTAGCGTTGGTTCTTCTAAGCTTTCTGCTGCTGGCAAGACCGATACGGTCACTATTGCTGCTGGCACAAATGTCACGCTAACTCCTGATACCACTAATGGTAAGATTACCATTGCTGCTACTGATACTACGTATAGCAATGCTACCACCACTACTGCTGGTCTAATGAGTTCTACTGATAAGGCAAAGCTAGATACTGTTGCTGAAAATGCTAACAACTATACTCTGCCTACTGCCTCTAAGACCCTCGGTGGTGTTAAGACTACTAGCGACGTGAATAGTGCCTCTGGTTATACTGCTTCTCCGATTATTGACGGAGTTGTATACTACAAGGACACGGATACTACCTATAATGATATGACTGGTGCAACTTCCTCTAAGGATGGTACTAATGGTCTAGTTCCAAAGCCTGTCGCTGGTAATCAGGACAAGTATCTGCGTGGAGACGGCACTTGGCAAACTCCTACCGATACCACTTATAGCGCTGTTACTACCAGCAAGGACGGTTTAATGATTGCTGCGGATAAGAGCAAGCTGGACGGTATTGCTGATAATGCTAACAACTATTCGCTCCCGACCGCTACTAGCTCTGTTATCGGTGGTGTTACCACTACTAGCACTGTAACTAGCACGACTGGTTATACTGCCTCTCCGATTATTGACGGAGTTGTGTACTACAAGGACACCAACACTACTTACAATGCTGTTACCACCACCGCCAACGGTCTGATGACTTCTACCGATAAGGCGAAACTCGACGCTTTTGGTGCTGCCAGCACTTATGCTCTAAAGAGCGACATTACGAATATGTACAAATATAAGGGTAGTGTTGCTACGACTTCTGACCTTCCCTCTGGTGCTACTACTGGCGACGTGTATAACGTCGAAGCCAGCGGTATGAACTATGCTTGGGACGGTTCTGCTTGGGATGCTTTAGGCGAAATTTTCACTATTGACAAAGTTACTAACAGTGAAATCGATACGATTATGGCCTCCTAAAATTTTTAAGGAGGTTTTAACCTATGGCATTTTTAGACGAAACAGGTTTGCAATATTTAGTTGATAAGATTAAAACTTTGGTTTCCGATAGTATTGCCACTGCGACCACTAAAACTTATACAATTACAGTTCCATCTTCTGGATGGACTGGGAGTTCAGCACCGTACACAAATACGGTCACTGTATCTGGAATTACTGCCAGTACAGTTTTGAGTGATATTACATTAGCTAATGCTAGTGTTGGGGTGAGTGCTGCGGAAACCGCCGCTCAGACTTGGACTTATCTCGACACCAAGGCTGACAGCGTGGTTTTTTATAGTGATACGAAACCTACGGCTAATTTTACAATAATAGCCAGAGAAGTTAAATAATTCTTCTCTTTTTAGAAAAAAATTAAAATATATGTGTACATATTGTACGAATTTTAAGTGCTTTTTGTGCTTTTCTTTGTGCAATATGTACATCTTTTTTAACGATTTTTATAGATAAAAGTCAAATTTTATAAAACTACGAATAAAAGGAGAACAAAATGAGTAAAACAAATAATAGTATTAATATTAGCGGAGCATATTCTACTGTTTTGCAGCTAATTGCTGCTTCCCCTACATACTATAAACGTCCCTCTTTAATGACCCTAAATAAAACAACTGTAACCATCCCAGCTAATACACAAATTAATATTGGCGGCAATGGATATATTAGTTTGAGTAATACTTCTTTAGCTTTATCTGCTGTTGCTACTGCTGCTAATCGTGCTGGTAAAAATATTTATGTCTACGCGTGTCAACCAAGTAGCGGCATTTCTCCAACATTTGTTCTATCAACAAGCAGCACAGTCCCAAGTGGTTATACTGCTACTACCAGTCGTAAAATTGGCGGATTTCATTGTCTTTGTGCGGCAGTTGGTACTATTAGTGGACACACGCTAAGTGGATATGCTACTGGTGACGCAATTCCAAATTCACAGTGGGACTTATTACATCGTCCTGTATCAGACCCGGAAGGAATGGTCTACGTTGAGGGAATTGGTAAATGGGTAGACATCTATTTGACAAGCTACAATGGTACAAAGCTTGCGAGTGTATATGGTGGCACAATTGCAGATGGATATTCTTCTACACCATTTCATGGAGAAAAGTTTGCCGAATATGCTGGACTATGTGGCAAGTCTCTATTAAATAGAGATGAATTTATGGTTGTGGCAAAAGGTAGTAATGAGGGTACAAATATTACTGATTCTGCTGACCCCGGTACTACTGGTGGACATACTGATACTGCCGGTCGCCGTATGATTTCTAATTACGGCCTAGAAGATTGCTGTGGAGTTATGTGGCAATGGACAAACGATATTGCTATGTTTGGTAACAGTGCCGCTGCTACACTACCTTCCACTTCACAAACTTCTTCTACTGATGGCGCTCAATATCTAAATGGATTCTCATGGCAAACTGATGGTCGAAGCGTCTCTAATATTTATATTGATAGCACAGCAAGTCTATACGGCCATTCTCACGGTGTTGTGGAGCGTGTCCTCGTCGGCGGTTATTGGTGCAACGGCTCGGATTGCGGCTCTCGCGCGGTGGCTGGCCATTGCCTGTCTTCTCTCCGGATTTCCTCTCACGGCTGTCGCTTGGCCTCGGAGTCGAGGGTCGTTTGCCTATAAGTAAAAATTAACGATAAATCGTTAAATTCTAGTAATTGACACAGAGAGGATTATCGTTTTTTATAAATTGAAAATAACTAAAATTTAATAAAGGATGTGGTAACAAACCTCGGCTTTTGTATTACTCGTGAGTCAACGTCGGCGGTAATTGGAGCAACAGCTCGAATTGCGGCTCTCGCGCAGTGAATGGCAATAACCTGTCTTCTAACCGGAATTCCAATAACGGCTGTCGCTTGGCCTCGGCTACGGGGGACTAGGATAGTTCTACCCTAAAAACTTTCATAAAATATAATATTTCTGTATATTTTAGCCGAACCCTCGGCTGAATACAAGAGCCATCCCTATTAAGGGAAAATACGCGAATGGGTTAATGTGGTGGATAGTAGAGAAACCGAAATTCATCACATTTATTTTTTTAATAATAAAAGGGAGAATGTTTATGAAAAGATACGGAAATCTGTATCAAAAAATTATAGATAAAGAAAATTTAAAAATAGCATTTATGAAAGCCTCTATGGGCAAAAGACAAAGAAAATCAGTTAAAAAGATTTTAGACAACTTAGACTATTATATAGACGATTTATATAATCAACTTGCAAACGGTACATATCATACATCGTCATATCATACAAAAGTTATCTATGAACCAAAAGAACGATTGATTTACATCTTGCCTTTTTATCCAGACAGAGTTGTTCATCATGCTATAATGAATATACTTGAACCAATTCTTGACGGCCTCATGTACGAACATAGTTACGCTTGTCGAAAAAACAAGGGGCAACACGCCGGAAGCAAATATTGTATGGGGCTTGTAAAGAAAAATAAGTATTGCTTACAATGTGATATATCAAAATTTTATCCAAGTATAGACCATGCTATTTTAAAAGAAATTATAAAGCACAAAATAAAAGATAAACAATTGCTTGTTTTGCTTGATGAAATAATTGATAGTATACCCGGAGAAAAGAATACGCCAATCGGCAATTATTTATCTCAATGGTTTGGGAATCTATATATGAATGAGTTAGATACTTATGTAAAACAGGAATTAAAAGTAAAAGATTATATGAGATATTGTGACGATTTTGTTTTATTTTCAAACGACAAAACCGAATTAAAAGAATGGGCTGACAAAATAGAAAATTTTGTTCACGAAAAATTAGACTTAAAATTAAGTAAGAAACGAGTTTATCCAACTTCTCAGGGGGTTGATTTTCTCGGTTATCGACATTTTCCAGACTATATCTTGGTAAGAAAAAGAACTGCAAAAAGAATCAAAAAACACATGAAGGAACTTGTTTATTTATGGCGTTCTGGCAGAATTACCCAAGAGAAAGCCCTATCGAAAATTGCAAGCGCAAAAGGGTGGTTAAAACACGCTCAAACACATAATTTAAAACTTGCAATGAAAATAGACGAGATAGAATTAGAGATACGAGCTAATCAACGTAGCAAAAACAATAAATAAAACTCTGATTTTATGATTAATAAAACAACGTAACATCGTAAATTTTTACGACATATAATTTCAAAAATTAAAAATCTTTGTCTAAAAATCTTTATCTAAAATTTTTCCATTATCTTTTCAAAAATCTTCAAATAATATATAATAAGAAATAAAAGGAGAATTAATTATGGTAGGAATCCCCAAGTATTTAAATTCTAAAGATGATTATGAGTATGTGAGAGCAAATTACTCAGAAGAAATTTGGAGACCCCAGTATCAAAATCTTCTTGATACAACCTATGATTGGTTTTTTTCAAATAAACTTACCGATGACGAAGACGGTATTACTGATGATACCCATATTGTTATCGAAGATGAAGAAACTCATGAAAAAAGTCAGTATGAATGGAGATTAAATCCAACTTGTAAATTACTCTCTATTGGTTATACAATTAATGAGGTTAAAAATATTCTAAAATAAATTAAAATATGATTAACGCTTAAATTACGGTGATTATAAAATGGTAAATAAATATTCTTTAAAAAAAGATGGAGAAACTTCTCTGTCTACTAATTTTAAAGTTAAAGAATTTGCTTGTAATGACGGCTCTGACGAAATCCTAATTGATAGTGATTTAGTCGAAGCATTACAAAAAATTCGTGATAAATTTGGCAAACCAGTTACAATCAACTCAGCTTATAGAACTGTCACATACAACAAAAAGATAGGTGGCAGTACAAGTTCTTATCATACTAAAGGAATGGCCGTTGATATAAAAATAGCTGGTGTATCAGCAGTAGAAATTGCATATTATGCACAAGAAATTATTAATGGAGTTGGAGTTTATTATTATGGAACTTCCGACTTTGTTCACATTGATACTAGAAAAAATATTAAACATTGGCTTTGCGCAAAGGCTGGCGCTTATGAATATTATGATACCGACCTTATGCCCGTATTAAAAAGAGGCCAAAACGTTAATAAGACTACTGCTGTTAAGTTTCTACAAAAGAAACTAGGTTTAAATATTGATGGGCAGTTCGGAGCAAATACAGAAAAAGTTATAAAAGACTTCCAAAAGGCTAACGGTTTAACTGATGACGGAATTGTTGGTATGAATACGTGGAAAAAACTCTTTTGTAACTAAAAAGGAGTGATTATTCATGAAGAAATGTATCGACATTTCAAAACATCAAACAGCATTTAATGCAACTACTTGTGCAAATTCTGGTGTATCAATTGTTCTAGGGCGTTTAGCTTACGGTACTACAAAAGATACTAAAGCAATCGAGTATATTAAATCGGCAAGAGATGCCGAATTAAAAATTGGTGGTTATGGATTTGCTACTTGGCATTATACAATTAAAAATGCCGGAGATTTAGATTTGGCGAGAAAGCTTATGAAAGAACAAGTCAATACTTGGATTGAGGTTGCTTTGGAAAACAAATGCAATTCTTGGATTGGCATTGACCAAGAGCTAGAAAAAGGACAAGAAATGTCTTTTTCTATTGAAGACAACACCAATCTTCTTTTAGAAGCTGCTAAAATGATTGAAGACGCCGGGCTTCACCCTTGTCTATATGCTTCTGCTAGTTGGGTTAAACAATATGTTGATTTAGACAAATTTAAATATCCACTGTGGATTGCATATTATAAATGGAACAATACTAAAATGAGGTTTGAAGATGCCGAAGTAACATTTCCTGCTGATTCCGGTACTTATGGTTCTTGGATGAACAAAAATAAAGACCAGATTTGTATGTGGCAATTTACTTCCGTCGGATATGCAGACGAGTACGGCTGTACGCAAGGGTCAAACAATGTTGATAAAGAATTTGTCTATTTTGAGCCTGAAATTGATACTAGGTACTTCGACAAATATCTTGGAACTTCTGGCAGTATTGTTGATGCACTAATTGCAGTTGAAGCTCCTTCTTCTGGTTATCAATACAGAAAAAAGATTGCAGCAGCCAATAATATTAAAAATTATATTGGCAGCGCCTCTCAAAATAAATCTATGTTAGCATTACTAAAAAAAGGTCTTTTATTAAAGCCTATCGGATAAGGGGAATTTATTATGGACATTACTTTAATTCTTAACGAACTTATTAAGATTATTTTTAGTGCCGCTGGTTGCATGGTCGTGTACGGCCTAAAACAGTACGCTATGCCTTGGTTACAGTCCAAGTTGACTGCTAATCAACTAAACAACATGAAGAGTATTCTTGTTGTGCTAATTAAGGCTGCACAACAGATGGAAGCCAATGGTGCTTTTGATGAAGTTGCAGACACAAATACTGCAAAAAGAGAATATGTTATCAAACAGGCAAAGGTTGAGTTTGAAAAGGTTGGCCTTACGTTTGATGAACAGACAATTGAAACTACTCTTGAGGGTCTATTAAAGGACGCTAAAAATTCAATTACAATTGAATAATAATTTAAATGGGGAATATCCTTTTTGGATATTCCCCATTTTTTTGCGTTTAACTTTTTTATTTAGGATTCTACGATATTTCCCATTCGGTCAAATTCAATATTGTTTTCTTTATTCCATAAATCAATATTTATTTTTAGCTTTTCTTGAATTTCCTCTTCAGTTGGCTTAGAATCAATTGGATTACAATAATCTACCTCAAAATCATTGCTATAAAACATAGCATCCAACACCGTTCTATAACAACGCATATTCGGACAGTATCTTGGATTTCCAAAAATCTTCATATCATCGTCATTAAAAAACTTCATTAGCGCAGCACCAACTCCTGCTGAACGACTAACTCCTGCGTCGCATTGAACAATAATTCTTTCGTAATTCTCTCTAAAACATTTCAGAACAAAACTTCTAATATTCTCAGCATCATCTTTTGTAATGCCGCATTCATATTTAGAATCTTCTTCGCAATCATCAAAGCATAAATACAAAACAGAAAATTTGATATTATTACTTTCTTTTTCAACCTTAGAAGTATCTAAAGCAGTGCTTGTATGACTTCTAATAGAAATTATTCCTGTATTTTGTTCAATGGGATATGTTAGCAAGACTTCCAATGCTAATTTGCTCATAACAAAAATTTCCACTTATGATACCTCCCTTTTGTAAAAATTTACTTTTCTTCCTTATATTCATTAAGCATTTCTACTATTGTTTTAACATAACCAAAATAATAATATGTGGCATATATAGGCCAAAACATACACAGCGACATAACTGTTTTAGTTCTAAAATAATTACTCTTATCTTTAAAATAATTATATAAAGCGTCACTATTTACTGTATTTTCAGCAAAAGCTGCGCCGACCATAATGTACGCCCAAATTACTAAAATGGCAATAATTATTTTAATTACTATCGACATTTTCTTTTATTTCCTCTTTCTCGTTTAGCTCTTTAATTTCTGCGTCTTCTGCTTTCGCCGTCTCTGCTAAATTAGAAATCTTATCTTTTAAACTTTCAAATATCTTATTTTGTACAAAACGCATATTATCCTCCATTTAGTATTCTTTATATAATCTGTATTTGCAGTTCTCTAATAATTTATCTTTAGGAACAATAACATTTATGGGTTGTTCTGGAAGTATATCTTCACTATATACAATTTTCACGCCATTTTCTAAATACAAATATCTTTTTCTTCTATTATAAGATTGAAAAATTTTCCACTTTTCAACATTCTCTTGCTTAGTTATTTCAAGAAGCTCCTTGTTATTATAACCAATAATGTTATGTATAGCTTCTTTTGAAATAATTATACATTCTAAAGAAGACAAATTATATATATCATTTGTTTTAGAACGAGGATATATCAAAGCATAATAATCATTTATCATGTTGCTTTTTACAAACCATCCAAGTCTGTTCTTATATCTTACCTCAAAAGAATAAGTGGACAAGTCTCTTGTGAGATATTTAATTGCAGCCTTTTCATCTATACATAGTTCTTCTTTGTTTTGGTCGATTAATACCAAATCTATCCCATGAATTTGTTCAAATCTATCATCTATTCTTCTAATATAAAATCCAGAATCAGCGTAAAGTTTATCCATCTCTTTGGCAATAATTTCTTCCCCTAGAGAATCGTTCGCCCTGTCTGATATATACATTGGCTCACACCTCCGTATCAAAGTCTATGAATGTTCCATCTTCATTAAATAATACTTTTAACTTAGGGCTACCATTTGTTTTTAGAATTTCTATGCCATTTTCAAAATGTGATATATTATATACCAAATCTAATCCCATACTTCGCAAGAATATAAGCCATAATTCAAAATCATTCAAGCCAAACTCTCCTTTAGCTTAGAATATTTGTCTTTAACCTCTACTGCTTTACCACAGGACATTCCACCCTCTGTACACGTACCACATACACAATTCGGGCCAGATTTCGCAAAAATATGAGGCGCAATAGGATAAACGAGCTTTAACATTTCGTCGGCCAAATTGCGAATTTCAAGCTGTGCTCTGTTACAACAACGCATACTAAAGAAATGATTTAATTCTCTCGCATTCATTGTTAAAACGAGAGAAGTCTGAGTGGCTTCTGGTAAAACATATCGAGCGTCTTCCTGCGCCTTTTTTTGTGCGTCTCGTTCATTCATACCGTTTTCAATATACTCACGAACGAGTTCATTTTTCAATTCTTTATAGTAGAATAACGCAGAAGCAGTAGCTTCATTAAAAATTTCATGGGTTGTGCCATTATTTTTGATTGCTTCTGGTTCAACAAATTCAGTAGAATCCATTGATACATAACGTTGGCTACGAACACTCATACTTGCCAAACGATGTCTTGATAGCTGCGCCAAAAGCGACCTAGAAACTCCACTAATAGAAAATGTGAATACGGCCATTTCAGTAGGTGAAGCATGACCTAAATTACTCAGTCTATCAAGAAATGTCCCCACTTTTTCGTCTGTTAGTCCCTCCATAAGTTTATCAGGGTCATAAGAGGAATAACATTCCTTTGCAGCACAAGCAACAACTTTTTCAGGTTCAGGGGTGTAAGCTAATAGTTTAACAGTCATATTTTTCTCCTTTAAGAATTGCGACATCTAGCGTAGATTTCTTCGCATATCATATTATATTGAGCTGTGATAATCTTGAACACCTTATCATACGGATTAATAAACTTAATCTCGTCATAATAATAGGCCATCAGAGGATAAAGGTCATCTTCTGACATTTCATGAATTTCTTCGTCAGTATAAATTGTATAAGTATGCTTTGTATTATTTGTATATTCGATATTATCCATCTAATTTATTCCTCTTGTTCACTTCGTTACAAGCCAATCTTAGAATTTCAATACGCTTCATATCGTCCAAAGTATTTGCCAGATACGTAATTGTTCTAGGCGTATAATTCATGTAGTCCTTCATACACCCCACATTAATTATATTTCCTAGATTACAACAATCAGAATCCGTCCACATTTGAGTTCGCCACTTAGACAAATAAATATCCTCAGTCGTTACATGAACATGACCACAAAGCATAATTACATCAGGATTATTAGAGTGCTTATAGAGATTAATAGGATAATGACACAAAATTACACTCTTGTCGCCATCTGTAATCTCCTTATAAGGTTTAATATCATTCACCCTATTTTTAATTGCAGAAGGGTAAGAATGCAAGTCATGATTGCCCTGAATCAGCACCTTATTCCCGTTTAGCGCATCTAACAACCGACACCATTCAGCAATATCTTTGCTCCAACAAAAATCTCCTAAATGATAAACTGTGTCTTCATTAGAAACTACGTCATTCCAACGCTTAATAATCTCCTGTTCCATCTCTTCTGTACCAGAAAATGGCCGAGAATCAAAGCGAATTACATTCTTGTGACCAAAATGTAAATCACTTATATAAAAATTTTTCCCCATATTATTCTCCCTTATTATTGTTCAAAGTTTCTTCCTCTATACGAGAAATTGTTCCAGAAACTTTTAAGCAACAAGCTGTAATGAAAAGAACGAATGCGATAGACCAGCCAATAATTGATGCAATTAAACCAACCATGTTCTCACCTCGTTATATAATATTTTGTCCTAATATAATTATATCACAAAAGCCAAGATTTGTCAAGTGCTTTTGTGATATTTTTCAAAAATATTTAATTACTTTATATAGGTAGAATTTGAATTACCCAATCCCATTCTGTGCATAGCCGTGTAATATTCTTCCGTTTTCCCATCTTCCTCTATCTGAACACCAAGGTTCTGAGTGATTTGAGCCATAATAGCGTCATAGATTTCCTTAGATTCAGGCGAGAGGACTTTTCTTTGCTTATTTTGAGCCTCATAAATCTGTTTCTGCAAACAGTACCCCTCTAATTCCCACAGCTTGTTCATAATCTTTTGCTTACAAATGTTTACTCCAACATTTTCGTCATAATTATCAGGAGATACACTGGCACTGGAAGCAGTCAAAACAAAGCCATTTTTGAGTTTTACAGTCATTACAGTACACTTATCAAACTCGGTAGTCCAAGTAACTTCTGCCTCATTATAGAGGGTATCAATATCATTCTGAGTAACACTGTCTTTTAGCATATTTATTCTCCTTTATTCTTAGAACTATTACTTGCCAGTAGAGCCGAATCCACCAGTTCTTTCAGCGGTAGTATTGTCATCATCGGTCACAAAATACTGAACGAAGATTCCCTGCATATATCTATCGCCAGCATTAATTCGCACGTTGTCCTTTTCTAAATTTTCAATACGAATCTTAGCCATCATATGTCCCTCATTATCAGCATTGTAGTAATCCAATTTGTTACCCTAAAGGCTTTTTATCCTCTAGTTCTTATGATTTCTCATAAAGTTCAGCATATATTTTCAATTCCAAAGAATTGCCGGACACTCGTGGGGAAATTATATTTATTCATTCTCTATGCGTTACGGTGCTTATAAACCTATTCGATATTTTATAAGTTACCTCGGTATTACCATGTCAATTTTGATTTAGGCTTCACCGATTTTGCCCAGTTTAGAGACGCCAATTACATATTAAAACATATATAATATGTTTTAATAAAATTAAAGTCTAGCGTCTACTAATCCTAAAGTATTTGAGAGCCGCATATAATGCTTCATTCCAAGTCCAGACCGGGGCATTAACAACAATGCCTTATCAGAATCCATAGTGACGCGAACGCCAGTAGGAATAGTAATTTCTGTCATGCTATCGAGTGACATACTAAAGGGTGCATAAAAGTCATATCCTGCACTATGCGCAGTAGACCGAGTAGGAAGTTTCAGATTGTCATAGAACTCTTTAATATCTGTTTCTGATACTTCATCACCGAAAATCTTAATATAATCCTTCTTAAACTGTTCATAAGAAACCTTTTCAAACTGAATCATTTTATTCCTCCACAAGTTCACCATTAATACCATGTAAATATCTTACAAATGATACTGCTTTTTTGTCTAATGATTCTAAATCAGAATTGTTATTTAGGACAAAATCATAGTGGGCATATCCTTCGACAAATCTATCAGAATCGTTGCTTATTTCGCTGTCGTTATTTGGTCTACGTACAATGAGTGTATAAGCCTTATATTTATTTACAATCCGAGAAATATCATTTGATTCACGGATATGGATAAACATAATTTCTTCTTCACTGTTTTTAAATTCTTGAATTGCCTCTTCTGTTTTCCTAAACGGAATATCATCAAATCTAGTTAATAATTCTTTTAGTCTACTAAGAAAAAGTCTGGATTTATCTGTTTTGTTTCCGTCCCATCCTGCAAATTTAGCAACTTCTTTCACAAAATCAACAGAAGAAAAATTCTTTACTTTTGCATATTTTCCGACATATTCTGCAAAAGTGTCTTTACCACTTTTAGGCAATCCGTTAATTACGATAATAACTTTTATAAGAATCGCCTCCTTTTATTCCTCTACAACAATCAAATCATCATTATAGAACAACCATTTAACTTCCGAAGGGTCTTCTTCAAGTGTATATAAAATACCAGTAATCTTACCGAAAATTTCTTCTCTCGCAGTAAATGTTTTGTCTTTTGCATAGTTCAAAAATTTAATATATTTCTTGGAGAAACTTCTTTTTCTATTTAGAATCTTTCCAATATCAATTTTGACTTTCTTTCCATCAATATTCGTTTCCATTTAATTCCTCCATTCGTTCCCTAATTCTATCCTGTGCAATACCAAAATATGCTTCGTCTAATTCAATACCAATAAAACTTCTTTTAGTATTTAGACAGGCAATACCAGTAGAACCACTTCCCATTGAATTGTCAAGGACTATATCATTTTCATTTGTATATGTTCTAATAAGATATTCTAATAAATCCACTGGTTTTTGAGTTGGATGATAGCAATTTCTGCCGTGATTTACATTAGAATATTCCAGAACTGTTTTGGGATAGAATAATCCACCATTTGATTCGTGAACATAATTCTTTTTCTCGCCAGTTTTCTGGAATACTCCATTAGACCTATCATGGTTATTTCTTTGAATTTTAGCACCAGTAAACTCACCATCTGTACGCATTTGAGGATTGTACGTTGGGAGTTTTTTATAAAACACAACAATATCTTCCGTCCAATTCATAAATTGCTTTTTGGCATTAAACACATTCGTTGGGCGCGTTTTCAACCACGTCAATTTTTGTCTATACATTTCCAAATTACTTAGGATAAGATTGCTGGTAAATGGCTCAGTACCAAATAGAACAATTGCACCATTTTCTTTTATAATTCTATTATACTGTGTCCACAAAGATTCAAATGGAATTATCACGTCCCATTTACATTTTGTAGTACCATATGGTAAGTCACAAAGAATCATATCAATAGAGCCATCTGGAATATCTTGCATTGCCTTTAAACAATTGTCGTTTATCAAATTAATCATTGTTTAACGTCTCCATACAACTTTCAATTTTCTTTTGTGCAATATCAAAATATTCTTTATTAATTTCACAGCCAATGAAATTTCTACCATTTAATACAGCCATTTTACCAGTTGTTCCACTTCCCATGAATGGGTCAAACACCATATCATTTGGATTACTCCACGAAATAATATGGTCTTCCGCTAGTTTTTCTGGAAATACAGCAGGATGTTCTCCACCCTTTTCAGGTGGGATATACCACCAATTATTTCTTTTAGAAAATGGAGAAGAAGCTTTTCGCTTTTCAATCTTAAAAGTCCCATCTTTATTTCTTCTGCCAATTCCACTTTTGTCAATACCATAAGACTTATTTATTTTATCTTTAATTAAATTTGTGGTTTTTGGCCTACCCTTTGAGAAAACAAACATATATTCAAAATTCTGTGTATAGCACTTGTTGCTTCCAATTGCGCCGCCACCATCTTTAACCCAAATCATTGTGTTGTGTAAATTAAATCCGCACTTCATAAAGAATAAAGCTTGTCTGAAAGAAATTCCAGTCTCACTCCCATTAACTGTTGCATCATTTACAACCCACACAACACAGCCGCCACTTTTCGTAACTCGATAGAGTTCTTTAATAATATTTTCGCAAATTTCTGAATTAAAATACTCCAAGCTCCCATTATAATCTCTTAGATTATCATATGGCGGTGAGGTAACTGTCAAATCAATAAATTCATCTGGAAAAGTTTTTATTGTTTCCAAACAATCTTTGTTAATTAAATTAATCCCCATTTAATTCCTCCATACGCTTCTCAATTTTATCTTGGGCTATTTCAAAATAATTTTCATCAAGTTCTATTCCGATAAAATCTCTATTAGTATTCAGACAAGCGATTCCTGTATTTCCAGTTCCCATACAATTATCAAGAACGACTTCGCCCTCGTTGGTATAAGTCTTAATAAGATATTCTAAAAGGTCAACTGGCTTTTCTGTTGGATGAATCCTCATACTCGGAGGCGGCTTTTGAAATGACAAAATAGAAGAAGGATATTTCATATCGCCAACAGTCTGTACAGAAGAATAATCTCCGTAGTTATTATTATTTTTAGGAGACTTGCCAATTATCGTTCCTTTTGAATGACATGGAACGCCTTTGACTTTTTGAGGATTGTATGTTGGTTGACTTTTGTAGAACACCATAATGTCCTCGTGTTGTCTAAGAGGCTGTCTATTTGCGTTCAAGAATCCAGACTTTAATTGCTTGTCCCAAATTAAATTATATCTATGCATTTTCTCATTTGACAGCATCATTTTCGCAGTAAATTTATCCTGTCCAAATAAAAGAATTGCTCCGTTACTTTTAATGATACGATTATATTGTTTCCACAATTTATCAGGGTCAATAACGGCATCCCATTTGTTTCTAGTAATCCCATAAGGGAGGTCGCACAAAATCATATCAATAGATTGGTCTGGAATATTTTGCATTAATTCCAGACAATCTCCACACCACAAATTCATAACTTCCTCCTAAAATAATATTGCATAAAATTGCCATTTTGTTTGTCACAGAACCAACTCATAAGCATTAATATAGAAGTAGCCTTTTCTATTTTTACTCCAATTTTTAATGTTTATAATGTCATTTTCATTAAACTTTTCTTTTTTATAAACACTATATGGGACTGTATAACTCGATTTCTTACCAGAACCAATAGATTGTGCTTCTATTGCAACAGCCCACGGAGTATTGTCTTCTTTTGACTTTAAAGTTCTCTTTTCAAGAACTATGACTTTAGGTCTATCCTCTTGTTTTCCAGTTTTAAGAGAAATATAGCCCATGTATTCTTTCTCGTCCTGAATTTTCATCTTATAATGAAAATCCGTGACATTCTGACAACGAATATATTCTTCGCATTCTAAAAGAATATTATCACAATTCAATTTATTAAACTGTTTTTCGGTTTCATTCGCATTTCTTGCAATAATGCTATAAAGAGTTTGGTCTGTGATTTTATCCTTGTTTATTTGTTTTGAATTGCCTTGTTTGAAGAACACAAAATTATTATAAATCAGCATCAACTCTCTTGCGTTCCCAAATTCACTAAAATAATCAAGCTTAATAAGAATCCCAAGTTGCCTTGCATCTATTCCTGTTGTTTGAACCGCCTTTAATACGTCGGTAAAATTATTAAAGGTCATATCACGCAATTCATATAAAGCATCAGAAACGGCGGCATTCATGTATTTGATACTGCTAGTTCCTTTATAAATGCAATTAGTATCTTCATCAAAGAAATATTCAGCCTTAGAATATCTGAATTTGGGAGAATTGATTTTTATACCAATTTTTTCCGCATATTGAGTTGCATCATTTGTTTTATCAACGTCGCCATTCCACGCATTTAAACAAGACGTTAAATATTGTAAAGGATAATAATATCGTAACCACGCACATTCGTAAGAAATACAAGAATATGAGTAGTCGTGCCCACGTCCAAAAGCATATCTTGTGGCATCCAAAATACACTGCAAAAACGGTTCAATTATTTCGTCAGATTGCTCTTGTGTCAAATTGTATTTTATTTTGGCGTTTTTTTCAAATCCTTCTTTTATTTTAGGAAGTTGTTTTCTCGTCCCTTTCTTCTTTGCAACACACTTTCTAAGAGCATCTGATTCCAAGAATGAATATCCGCAAAATTTCTGTACAAATTCCATTTGCGTCTCTTGAAGAATTGGATAGCCCATTTCTGCCGCCAAAACATCATCTATGTCTTTTATTCCTGTTTTCCTTACATTGCCTTCGGTAACAATTGGATAGACGTTTTTACCACACGGTCGAATAAGAGCATTAATATATGCCATCAAATCAAATTTTGTCATATTTGGCACATTTTCTTTGATTTTTGCCCAAATTTTTGGGGAATACATTTTTGACGCAGTTCTTTGTCCATAATTACTATTCATTTGGAAAATCAAGGAAGTATCTTCTCTTATCGAATCCCAAACATTATCATCGTCAAATGTAAGATTTCTTGGGGATATTCTTTCAATTCCAGCAAGTTTACAAGAATCATTTACAATTTGGACAGTATCTAATTGGAGAATATCTTCTTTTACGAATCCAAGCGCATCCAATTGCTTCATGTCCAAACAGCATACTTGATATGGATTTCCACTTAACATACAAGTACCAAGTTCTGTAATTATATCATGGTCTGTTACAAGAATTCCAGAGGGGTGAGTTCCTACGCTAACGATAGTGCCAATTACAATATCAACATATTTGAAAAGCTCTGGATATTTTTCTCGCCATTCATCATCAATTACGGTTTCCTTATTTTCATCGTCATTGATTTCATGAACTGCTTTTGCAATTTCATCAACTTCTACTAACGACATATTTAATCCACGGCCAATATCTCTAATCGCTCCGCGTAATGCAATTGTGTTAAATGTGATAATTTGTGCTGTTTGAACTTTCTCTAGTCCCAAATGACCATCAAGCATAAATTTTTTAATTTTTTCACTTGAACTTGGAGGCCAGTCTGTATCAACATCCGGGGCTGAATATTTATCTTTATCAAGAAAACGCCAGAAATAAAAACCATACTTTAATGGATTGACATCTGTAACACCTAACATATATAAAGCAAGAGAAGAAACCGCACTACCACGTCCCGGCCCGACAAAAATTCCGTTACTATTTGCCCACTGAATAATATAATCAATTAATAGAATATAGTCAACAGAATTAAGCGCGATAAACGTGTTAAATTCCAAATCAATTCTTTGCACGACTTCTTCCCTAGAAAATCCTTCATTCACAATTTTTTGAATTGCTTCTTCGGAATAAAGTTTGTTATAAAGAACTTCTTCTGGATTTTCATAAACTTTAGGAAACTTAAAGGATTTATCAAGTTCAAACGGCTCAATCATATCGGCCATAACATTTGTATTCTCAATAGCAGTCAAAAAAGTTTCTTCGTCTAAAACGCCCTGTATTCTAAAAGAAGAAACTAGCTCTTCGTATGTTTTAAATGTTAAATCCCAACCATCTTCTCCATCAAAATATACATTTTTGCCATTCTGCAATGCTTGGCGACCAATTTCATGTTCTTTGTTCAGGCAGTGCGTATCTGTTGCTGCAATTAACCGTATGCCAGTTTGTTTGCCAAGTTCATACATTTTTAAATTATATTCTTTTTGCGAATATGTATTATGATGTTGAATTTCAAGAAAACATCTGTTAGAATTATTCTTTAGAAAATCAATGAATCTCTTTTGTAATTCTTCGCTCCCTCTTCCCAAAATAGAAGCAATGCAAGCGGTACAAATAATAATATTATCACTTGTTTCAACAAGTTCGTCAAATGTAATGCGTGGATTATAATAATAATGTCCATCTTCGCGATTAAATGCGGCACTAGAAAGAACATTTAGTTCTTTTACTCCCTCATAGTTTTTTGCAATTAAAACACAGTGATAATTGTCACGAACTTGTTTTGGCGTATCGCCTACATTCACAAATAATTTTTCTGTAACATAAAATTCCTGTGCATGAATATACTTCATACCAGCAGATTCTATGGCTTCTTTTTTTGCAGTCCACGACGCAATAGAACCGTGTTCTGAAAACGCGAGTGCGGTCATGCCGCATTCCTTTGCCTTTTGTATGTATTGTTCATACGTAGTAATAGAATCAATATTTGTAACAATGTTTGACAACATTGTATGACAATGATAGACTGTGTAATTTTTGTTCATTTCAATTTCTCCAAAATCTTATATTGCACAACATCTAAATCATTTGGGATATTTTTTAGAATAATTTGGTTTATTTTGTCACTATCTTCTCGACCAAATCCGATATATCTGATGTCTTTTCTAGGCCGACAATTTATTCCAAATTCATTTTTTAGATATTCAACAAATAATTCTTTCTCTTCTTTTGAAAATGACGCAATACATATATCCCAAAAGTTTGATTTTGAATTATATCCATCATCCAAAAAGAATATGGCCAATTCAAATTCATTTAAGCCAGAAATAATTTCCGATTTCGACATACTTCTAATTTCTTTCAAACAATCAAGTTCTCTTGTAGCAACTCTATATTGGTCTTGGCAAACATATTCTTTGCCGTTTATTTTTATTGTTTTACCTGTAACATATCTTGGAGTGACGTTGCACAAATTTTTTAATATATCGTATTTCCAAAATAAATAATCTTTTTGATTAACAGCATGATTAACTATAAAAATCGGAGAATTTTCTCTTTTGTCTATATGCCCGTCTCCAAGCATAGAAGCCAAAATAAGCTCTCTTTGAGTTTCATTTAATTTAGTATTTTTCTTTATAAACCCCTTTGTGAGATGATGTTTTTCTGTACACCATTTTTCAATTACACGGTAAGAACATCCAGCTTCTTCTGCCATTTCATGTGGATTTTTACCTTCCACTATTCTTTTTTGATAGCACCAATCATAATTTTGATATATTGCTTTATAACGAGGGTCATTTTTGGCATATGCATAGTTTAGTTCAAATCCATATTTTTCTTTGTTTCTGCTTATAAAATCAGTGTATACACCCAAGTATTTACACAATTCTATATCTCCTGTGAAATATTTGCTATTATCATTAATCCACCGAACGAGTTCTTCGTCAATGACCCAATATCCACATTTATCTTTAACCAAATTGGGTTTTTCAATAGAATCCATACCGTCACCTCTATGCTATTTTACATATCTATTATAACACAAAAATCCGCTTTTGTCAAGCGGATTGGGAAAATTTTTATATTATTTTTTATTAGAATTAATACGGACAATGCTCTGTCATCTGCTCATAAGAAAGCAATCTGTCACCAATGATTTTGCCCCCATTTGCGAACGTGATACCGTCATAATTGATACTTCTATCATCCCAAGAATACCGTCGCATTTTGGCGATATTGTTATCAAATAGCCTACGAGTTGCCCTGTCATAATACAGGCCAACAGTAGCACCCTTTGTGCCGAGTGTTCTATCCTTAAAAACCATCAACTGGCGGTCAAATCCGTCATCAACTAGCGGCTGCAATCTTGCTTTGTCAAGGCCAAAAATTCTATCAGCCATATTTACAAATGAACTTGAACCCAAAATTGAATACTCGTTCAAGGTTTCCCCAACAGCAAGCTTTCTAGGATGGGCGACAATATGAACTTCTACCTGATTTTTCTTACAGAAATGAATCAGCTTGTTGATGAAATCAACCTGTTTGCCAGTGATTTCTTCATTTGTCTGACCTTTGAAGTTCATGCACATCCAGTTGTCAATAACAAAAACTTTTGCTCCACGCTTACGGTATGTATATTCCATTGTGTCAAAAACATCGTCTGCACTGGATAAAAGCAGATTATCGTATACAAAAACCCTATTTCGATAATATTCTTTTATAGCCTGAATTGCTTGCGGAGTAACTTTATAATAATTAAACCCATTAGGAGAGGTGTATTCAATTGTATGGTATCGACCAGCAGCCTGTGAAATAATCCAATTCAACATCTGAGCACAACTAAGTTCCGCATTAAACCAATAGACCTTTTCTCCACGGTCAATGGCTTCAAGAACACAAGATTGTGAAAGAATAGTAGATTTACCAACGCCAGTCAATGCCGTCCAGATATTTAATGTGCCGTCAACAAATCCATAAATTTCTCTATCAAAAGAACTAATTCCAGAGGGAATATAACCAGTTTTTTCAATATCAAATTCTTCTGCGTCCATCAGGTCAACAATGTTTTCCAAAGGAATCTCTTCTGCGTTATTAATCATTGCAAGAACTCGGCTTGCGCCGCATCCTAATAAGCAATTATTAGCATCGGTTTTACGAATAACCGATTCTGTAAATTGATGGTAATATTTTTCAACAGCGTCTTCGTCTTCGCTCAAAGGCTTAACAATTTTACAACGATATTCTCCAAGGCGCGGAAGAACCTTTTTCGTGCCAGCATCACCAGCATTGTCGTTGTCAAACCAAAGAGTAATTTCTTCAAACTGTTCTAACCAAGAATAATTAAATCTAATCCAGTTATCATCATCAGCACCGCCGGGAATAGATACGACATTGGTATATCCTGCTTCAATACAAGCTAAACAGTCATTATAACCCTCGACGATAAGTAGTGGCTTTGTTACATCAACTTTATCCATATTATAAAGAGAATGACAAGAACTCGCATTTTTCTGCCAGAACATTTTTGGTTCATCTGCCCTTAACGCATGGGACGGACGATATTTAACGCCAATAATTTTGCCATCTAAATCACGAAGTTGATAAGCGACATTATTATAAGCATCCATTCGGAGGTCTACATACTGCATAGTTTTTTCCGAAATACCACGCTTTATCATATAAGCCTTGGCAGTACCATCAATCTTTCTAATTTCTTCTTTAGGATAAACATAATTTTTAAGCCAATTATCCTTATCATCATCTTTGGGATTAAATAATTTAGGATTATACTCAATCTTTGCTAAATCAAGCATTCTGCGAACCGCTTTCATATACGATTCATCATTTTTAATCATAAAGTAATCAATAAGACCAAATGTTTTTCCGGTAGAGAAATCCTTAAAATAATACTCCTTTTTATTCCACATCATAGATGGGGTATTATCATTTACATTAAAAATAGACTTCGCGCTGCCCTTTTCTGGACTCCAATTTTCAAGAGGATAGCCAGTGGCAATTATCTCGGCGGCAGTATCACCGAGAACTTCTTTTGCTTCTTTAATTTTGTCAAAAAGTTCACTCACTTTATATACCCCTTAATCTATTATTAGCTGTATTAAAATACTCTTCATTAATCTCGCAACCTATAAACTCTCTATTTAATTCTATTGCTGCAACTCCTGTGCTACCAGAACCCATAAATGGGTCAAATACAATTTCTCCTTCATTACTACTATTAATAATAAAGTTCTTCAAAATAAATACAGGCTTACAGGTTGGATGATTAAACCGATGCTTGTCTTTTACATTTAATTTAGTAATATAATACGTGGATTTAGTTGTATAATTACCATAAATTCTCACTCCACGTTCTCTGAAAAATAAGATAAACTCTTTATCCGTAATATATTTATTCCCACAATTGGGAATTGGGTTGCTTTTAATCCAATCAATTATATTCCAATTACAACCTTTTTCTTTTACAAAATAATCAAGTAATGGAATAATTTGTTTTTGACTGCAAAATATGTAGCAGTTTATTTTCTTCATTACCCTACACATTTCATCCAAGGTTTCACGAGAAAATCCATTTTTCATTCCAACAAGCTCTTTTACATAACGCTTATCAGACTTTTTATACATTCCTCTGCCATCCGTATAAATTTCATATGGAGGGTCTGTGACGATTAAATCAATGCAATTATCAGGAAGATTTTTCATATATTCTAAACAATCATTATTATGTATTTTAAATCCCATAATTGCTCCTTAATCTTGACATTTATATTTACAACTGTGTCTTATGCCACAGAAATTATAACAAAACCAATCAAATTGATTATTATTTTCTTCTAAGATTGGAGCAAACATAAACTCTGATTGAATTGTATTTATTCTATCTTCTGCCCAATCCATAACTTCATTTAACCTATCTAGGTCAAAATCAACCCAAGTCCATTTATTTATTCTAAACATAAAGAACGCCATTTTCTTAGGATATTCGCCATAGAGTTGTTTTACTGCATACGCATAAAAGTACAACTGTTTTTCATACTCTAAACGTTCAGCCTTAGACTTCCAGTTTCCTTTACTTTTATAATCTACAACGATTAACCCGTCTTGGTCTTTATATTTAGCTATTAAGTCAATACGCCCATTGATTCTGAATTTATTTTCATATACTAAATCAAAATCTTGTTCCGCATCAACAACATCAAAATCAAATCCTTCAAAATTCTGAAAAAATTCTAATCCTTTGTTATAGTAATTTTCCGAGAAATCTTTATAAAAATTTTCTGTCATATACATAGTAAAATCAGAAGAAATGTTTTCCCAATAATGGTCTATGTAATAATCTAATAATTCAGAAAGTTGAAGTTCCCCTTTGTTCCATTTTTCAAGAATCATATGAACGTAAGTACCAAATTCACTTGTTCCATGACTTTCTTCTGGTAAAGTTTTGTCATAATAGTGCATATAATAATAATACTTACAATTTCCAAATGACTTTAACTTAGAAAATGAATATGTTTCCAAATAACCACCGTCAATTCTCTAACTCTTTCAATCTATTTTTTGCAATATTAAAATATTCTTCATTTAATTCCATACCAATAAAATTTCTATTAGTATTCAAACAAGCAACTCCTGTACTTCCACTCCCCATGCAATTATCCAAAACAATATCTCCCTCATTGGAATATGTCTTAATTAAATATTCTAATAAGGCAACTGGCTTCTGTGTTGGATGTGTCTTTTCTTTGTCCAAATTGAATTTTTGAATAGAACGGGGGTATCTAGTTCCCTCATTTACAGTAATAACTTGTTCAATTTTAGAACGTACTGTACTGTTATTCGTAGCCATTTTTTGTTTGCCACTTTTTTGCGTGTAAGACTCCCCAACTTCCATTTGCGGATTGTATATCATATTTCCTTTTTTAGAATATGAAGTAGCCATTTTACCAAATATCATAATATCTTCATGTACTTTTGCTGGCTGATACTTAAAATTCAAGAAATTCGCCCCACTTGGTTTTTCCCATTTCCAATCATATTTGTACATCTTAATATTGCTAATTCTAAGATAAGAAGAAAATGGTTCGCAACCGAATAATACAATGGCTCTATCGTCTTTGATAATGCGATTATACTGTTCCCATAATTTGTCAAATGGAATAACAACATCCCATTTACAGGCGCTTGTACCGTATGGCAAATCACATAAAATCATATCAATTGACTTGTCTGGAATGTTTTTCATTAGTTCAAGGCAATCACCATTATAAATTTTATAACTCATACTGTCTCCTAATAAAAAAATAAAAGGGCTGGGCGTTACCGCCCGCCCCAATTAGCTTAAAGCATTATAAACTATATTTTGTTCCTTAGAACGGAAGGTCAGAAGCGTTGTCAACAGGTGCATGAGTGCTATTTGTATAAGTACGAGCAGCAGGAGCAGAAGTGACAGTAGAACCGTCAGCAGCTCTCGGCTCAACAAACTCCGCATTGTCAACAACAACCACAACGTCACGCAACTTCGCAGGAACGCCATTGGAATCGACGAACTTCTTACTGTCGAATTCATTCACCTGTAAATGACCTTGAATTGCAACGCGATTGCCCTTATGAAAATACTTCGCAAGAAACTCAGCAGTAGCACCAAATGCAGTAAAGTTCACCCAGTCAGTGACGGTATTATCGCTATTGCGACTGCGACGGTCATGCGCCAGAGAAAAACTTGCGACAGAAGTTTCACCAGCAGTACGCAGTTCAATATCATTGCCGAGACGGCCAATAAAAGTTACATTATTACTAATCATATTTTAATCTCCTAATCAATTACTCAGCGAGTGAATTAAACTCGTTATAGATAGCTGTCAGAACGTCCATGTCCTTAATCTCGCGGATATTAGGTGTTCCATCAGGATTCAAACTACGAACGATATTTGCAGCCTGTACACCGCTAACCTTGCCGCCCTTTACAAGAGCATTTCCAAGAGAAGCAACCTGTTCTGCGAAATCAGCAATTTCAACAGCAGATGCGACATTACTGGTTTTTGGAGCTTCACTTGCAGCGGTCATAACAGGAGCTTCTGTTTTCTTCTCAACAGCACCACCAGCCAACCAATTAGCAAGTTCGATACCAAGTTGCGGAGTAATCAGGAAATACTTGCTGTTATTCTTTGAATACTGTTCAATCACGCCAGAACGGTCTTTGGAAACTTCTGCCATATGATTGACATCCAAATCTAAGAACATAGACAATTCATACTCAAATCCATCACGAATCTGAGGTGCTAAACCAACCTTACGAATAGTGGTATGTCCCTTTTCGTCCTTTTCCTGAACATACTCAGTCTTGGAACGAACAGTCACAATCATGTGCATATCAGTCTGCAAAATTGCATCAACAAACTTATTCCATTGAGGGGTAATATCTCGCCATGAAGTATATCCATTGCCAGTTCGTTTTGCAACATTGCTTTGCTGCTCAAGCAAACCAGATTTGCCTATCCAAATATGCGAAGCACTATCCAGAACGCAAACCTCAATATCATTGTCCTTTGCAAGCTCAATAGCTTCAATATACTTATCGGCAGTAAACGGAGGCTGGAGAGAAATCACATTATACTCTCCAATTTTAATTCTACTTTCAGGAACAGTCATACCCACATAAAGTTCGGCAGAACCGTTCTCGGTGTCAATGACACAAATAGAACCCCAAATATCTTCTTCAGACCAATCAGGGTGTTCACCCTTTACAATGCCGTAAGCAAGAATAAGTGAACTTAAAGTTTTTCCACCGCCACTGGGAGCGGAAATGCCAATCTTCAACTTAACTCGCTTACGCTGGGCGCGCTTAAATTGTAATGAACCCATAATTTTCTCCTTTGCTAGTTATTATATTTTATAATCACATAAAATATTATAAACTTTGGAATTACTTGAACAGACTTGCAACGTGGTCATTGTACTCCTGTTCCATCTCTGCAATCCGCTGATTATGCAGAGCGACAAGATTCTCTTCAACCTCTTTCTGATTCTCGCACCATGCAATCAGCTTATTCAGAGAACTAATTGCAGCCTTGTGGGAATCTCGCTTCGCCATCTTTTCGCGAATCTTGTACTTCCGAGTAGCAAGGTCAATACCTACGTTCTCGTCAAAGTTGTCCTCATTGCAAACTGCAATTGCCTTAATCTTACGACCAGCAATAGAGCCAGTAGCAATAACACGATTGTTGTCCTTCAAAACCTTAATACGCATAATCTAATACCTCTCTTTAAATTTATTTTGTATTTGGATTTCTTACAGTGTCATTATACCACAATTTTTTCTGTTTGTCAAGTAAAATTTTCAAATTTCTAAAAATATTTTTGACTATACTCGGCTACGCCGACATTCTAGTTTAAATTCGATTGCCATTTTTTCCAAAACGCTTTCGACAGCTTTAAAAATTCCATTCTCTGAAAAATGAACTTCGTATTTATCAGAGAGACTAATAATTTCCTTTGTTGCATTGTCATACGATAATCCGGCATTCTTGCGTTTCTTTACGTTGCCCTCTCCCATAGCATATATGTAAATCATGTCATTTTTATTACTTGACTTACTTTTGGCGTATTTCAGCATCATAATTCCAGCAAGAATATTTGTTTTAGGATTATAAAGTTCACTGGCACTTGTTAAAACTCCGTTCTTCTTTAAAAAATTAATTACGTCAGAAGAAGTCGAAATTTGCATTAAGCCAACGTATTTAGTACCAACATTGTCTTTAAATCTTGATTCGTGATAAATAATAGCGATAACAACAGAATACGGAATATCATGTTCTTCGCATAAATTATTTGTATAAGTAATAAGTTCATTATCCCATTGCTCATACAATTCTAAATAATCATCTAAGTTGGATTGTGCATATGCGCACGGCAATAATGCACTAATTAAAATAATAAATGAAATAAAAATGCAAACAATTTTTTTCATGCTAACACCTCATAATCGGTGTTGGTACTAAATCCTTGTCTGTAATGGGACTTTCACCCACATATACTAAGTGAAATCAATTTTGTATATTAATTTCCAGTATTTAGACAAAAAATAATGCCGTCTTTCCGGCTGTCAACACATCTTTTTGGGAGTGTTTTGTAAATTAACAATTATACATGAATATAACTGTAATTGGCTAAATCAAAAAACTTTGTCGATTGTCTTACCCTCATTGTTTAATAGGTAAGCCTTATCATGGATTGCGAGTACAATGCCCTTATCTTCCCTCATATCAACACAGATACACTCAGAATCCTTATCATAGTAGGTGGAACAATTGTTCAGGCCGTCAACATAATTCCAACGGTCAAACGATTCACCATTCTTTTCAACTCTTGTCAAATACTTTAAAATCATTTTGCCCTCTCTCTTTCTATTAGAATTTGATTTAATGACTACAAAATGCAGTCATGGTACGGCAGCTCGGAATCGAACCGAGAAAGGTGTAAACCATGACAGTTTAGAAGACTGTTCCTGTGTCCATTGAGGCACTACCGCATATAAAAGTGGACGAAACCTTTTAACTCGTCCATTAATAATAGTTTTAGAGGATGCACACCCAACATAATCTATTAGAATGTACACAATTGGCACTTGGGGTTGGATTTGAACCAACAGTCTACGCCTTGATAATGGAAGACTTTCTTGCTGTTACCGCCTAATAGACGGCATTTCGTCGCTTTAACCAATTAAGCTACCCAAGTATAATATTTAGACGCTATTTTCGTTTGAAACCAAAAACAAACCAAAATAATTGCTGTAAGCGTCTATTGACATATGATTGTTACTGTATTCTCTACTTGTTAATGGAATCGAAAACCTGTTACAAACGTCTGTCAATGTGTGGCGGTTGTTGGGGGACTTGAACCCTCGCGTCGAAAATCGGCCTAAGAGGTTAGCAACCTCTCCCCTTCACCAGCTTGGGTAAACAACCACAAAAATAGACGGAATTTTTAAAAAATACAGAATTTGAGTCTGTCCTAAAAAATAATTGCTGTCTCCGCCTGTTTAAGATTCATAATGGTTTAATTTTAAACAACAATCCACGTTTTATGTAATAACATGGGGAAGAGAGCAACTACTTTGCAATCTTCTATGTAAAAAAGACTAAATTCAATTATTATAAATACACTATTAAATTTGCCTCACCACCCAAAAGACATCATTTATTAGTAATTATATAATGTTTGAATCGTCTTTCTATCTATATTATAGCACAAAATTTTAATTTTGTCAAGTGTTTTTTAAAAAAATTCTAAAAAATTTTTAATCTTCCTGATGCCGAGGTTTTAAAACTGCGATTTTATGAGTTTCAAAATATCTGTTAAACTCGTCTCCACTACATAAAGTCATAACCTCAGACAGCTTGTCCTTTGTCGCTTTAAGAGCCTCTTCAGGCGTAAAAAATTCACTAACTGCATTTTCATTTTCATCTATATTACGCAGCATGAAATAAACAGGAGAACATTCCTCATTAAAATCACCGGTGATAACACAAAACCAATTATTGCTTTCTTTCAAACGTTTAATTGAATATTCCAAATAACCGTCTTTATTGAAAATTGTTTCTTTTAAAATTCTAAGAAACAATTTCAGAAGATTACTTGTCTTATCATCAATTTCGTCATAATAACCCGGCCATAACGGTTGAAAATAAAAATTTCCAACTTCATCCATAAGAACATCTACTTCAAGGTCTTCATAACCGTCATAGCATAAATTTCCGATAATTTGCACTATTAATTACCTCAAATCAAATAATCCAACTCAATTTATTCATAAATCATAAAATCTTTCCCATAAATTGAATTGCACATATCAAATACACGCCCCATACCCAAACCAGATTCACTAGGCATCCAAATTTGTTTTGGATTCCAAATATCTTTATTGGTATTTAAAGAATCATATTGAGGATTGTCTACCCATTGGCCACCATTGATACAATAATCATATTGTTTTGGATGCGTCCAAGCCAATCTCTGAAAGCGTGTTTCGCCCTTTTCAAGATGTAAACCATAAGCGCAAAAAATACATCCTGTTCTAGTACAACCAGTGCATAAAAATTTTCCAGATTTTTCGTCTTTTATGATTTCACCATAAACAGAACAAATTTGAAGCCCATATTTTACAATATATTCAAATATATCCTGTTCTGTCCAAAACGACAAAGGATTACTGACTGGTTCTTTCATATAGAAGCCATTACAGCCATTTTTTAACCATTGCTGTCTTCTAAGCCATCCTTCTTCTGCCATTTGCCCAGTAATAGGAAAAACTTGTTGTTTGTGGGCATAATGTTTTACAGGACGTTTTTTCATAACCTTACAGCACTCGGAAGAAATATTAAATGGCAAATCGTAAAGTGGTCTATATTTTTGTATATTAAATACGCTATCAATTTCGCCGTCATTTAAACGTCTCATAGATACAGAATAATTTCCATGAGACATACTAACACGAGCATCTTTAATAGCTCCTGACACCTCTTTTGAAATAATCGGATACCCATAAATAGAAACAACATCTTTAAATGATAAATTATCTATATTAGAATGACCATTTCGCTTTCCGGCATTCCCCCACTTTGGGTTTAATACAATTACCCCATCAAAAGACTGTGTAAATTTTTGGATTTCTGGATATTCCAGTCCGGTATTTACAAAAACCACTGGGATATTTTTGTCTGGTAATGTTCGGCGTACAATATCAAGAAGAACTGTACTATCTTTGCCACCACTAAAACTTACGTATATTCTTCCTTTAAAATGATTATACCATTCTAAGATACGCGTCTGACTAATTTGAACTTTGCGCTCCAATGGTAGTGCTTGTAATTCTTTAAGACGAGTGGAATCATGAATGCTTGTGTCTCTATAGTCGCCCATATAAACCTCAAATTAAAGAAGCTTAATTACTTCAGACACGGGCTTTATCTTCCAATTCTTTGTCTTTTCTGCCCTATTGATAATTTTAATAATATCCCTAGAAGTAGAGGAAACTGAGCGGTCATTCAGATATTTTTCACGATACGTATTCAGTGTCTCGGAATCAGAACAAGTATTTTCCACCAAATTTTGTTCTACATTCAGCATCTCCCACATTGTATGTGTGGCGACCGTGTTGTTTCGACAACGACAAGTTACAACGCTAAAAGGAATGTCCCAGTCAGGACAGGCATAAGCGCACATATCTCCATCATAAAAATTCTCGACCTTCATCTTCCGTTCGTCCGTAACTCTGCTATCACGCTCGTCAATAAACGTAAAATAAAGATGCTTCTTATCATCCGGTGTGTCCCATACAAAAATTCTTTCCATAGTTGTCTTTCTCCTTTGTTATATTTAAATACACAGGGGAGTTTCCTCCCCTTATGTACCTATATTATATCACATTCTTTAGGATTTGTCAAGTAATTTCATCGAGTTTTCACTCTTTTTCTTGAAGAATTGACAGTAGTTATCTGGCGCAGTATAATCTGCACACCACTCACTTTCTCCGCAGAAACAAACCCAGTTAAAATCTTCGTGCCATTCACAATTGCCACAGCACTCAATCTTTTTAGCCATTCAAACTCCTTATGCCGTAATCATTGCATAACGCTCGTCACTCAGAGCTTTAATCATCGCCTCATAGCTGTCATATCCGATAGATTCAAGAACATTCTTGAAAATCGCAGCAGACATACCGGAGAACTGACGAACTCCTTCTTGCTTTGCTTTTGCCTGAAAATTACCATAGCTATTTACGTTCCAGAACACAACTTCCGGCAGAGTATAGCCATAGGTATTATACTTCTGCTTAATCTGGTCGTAGAACGTCAAGCACCCCTTACGGAAACCAGTAACGCAATAATCCATCTGCATATCAGTAACAACTACAATGGTCTTAGGCAAGTCCTCACTGGCTATGTTATTTTTGATTGCAGTCTTCAACACAAGCTCAAACGCCGCCTCAAGATTTGTATTATTACCCCAAGGGGCGCTTCTGACCTTATTAATCTTACTCCGCAGAGTACCCTCACGAAGTTCAATAAACTTAGGCCGCTCAGAGAAAGTCATAAACAGGTTGTGCCAATCTCCCTTATTGCGCTCGGCAAAATAAATTGCCAAACCAATAGCGGCGTCCATAGGACGGCCATACATAGAACCAGAAGTATCTGCCATTACAAGAATATTATTCTCGCCCTCGACATAGTTAGGCAGAGCTTTCCACTGCGCCTCTAAAACATCATCTTCTGCATAACTATTCTCGTATCCTTCAATAATGTCATAAGGGAACAACGTGGAAGCATTAATCTTCTTAGCACCAGACTTCACAGCTTCCATGTACTTAGAAAAACCGATGTTGTCATGCTTAGAAAATGCCTTGGCGTAATTCTTCATTGCATAAGATGGAACAGCTTCGTAATTAATCTTAGACCACTCACGACCAGACATTTTAACTTCCGTAACATCAATATACTTACGAAGTTTTGCAATAGTCTTCTGATAGGTGCGTGCGTCCATTCCCAGCTTCTTTGCGGTCAAATGACCAAGACGTACAGACTCCTTGGAACTGGTATTGACAGACTTAACCCACTTAGCAGCCAGAGAAACAGACTTGCCAGCATTCATAGCCGCAATATCCTCAGAAATCTGCTCAACCAAAATCTGCCACATATCATTTTCAACAGGCGTTCCGATGAAAACATACATATCATCCCAACGACCGAAGAAAGGAACGTACTTCAAGTTCTTACGCATGACATCAGTATGGTTCGTAGCCAGCCAACGCCACATCTGACGAGCAGTCTCACGCTCACCCTGACCACCACGAGCATCACGACAATAGAACATAATCTTCGTCGTTAAATCAGGACTTTCGTTAAAAGCCGCATAAAGCAGACTGGTCAAATCACTACGATTCTCGCGCATAGCGCCACACTGGGCGAACAAGTCAAGAACCGAACTACCAGTGGTATTAATAGCCAAAGCACCATTAGTCGTAAGAGTACGAGAAGCTTCGGTACGTGCAGCATCAGTAAAAACACTCATATTAGATACTCCTTTAAATTCATTTTGTAGCTGTTTTGTATCTTCCGAACATCTATATTATAGCATATTTTTATTCTCTTGTCAAGTGTTTTCAAGAATTTTCTTTTAGAATTTTTACAGTATCCACTAAAGCACCTATCAACGTAGAAATATTTTCAGTGGTAGTATTTTCATCGAAAGAAATTCTAATAGAAGAAGTGGGTATACTTATATCTTTCAAGGAATCATTTGACATTACAATATTTGACAAAACATGACTTGCGCTCCCAGCTTCACAAGCAGAACCAGTGGAAACCTTTATGTCGTAAAGTTCATCCAAAGCAAGCATTAAAGATTCTGCATGAACTCCATGAAACGCAATGTTAATAATACTACTAACACAATCATGTGAGGGAGAATTTACTCGGAAAGCATCTTTCCCAAGTCCATCTTCCAACCCTCTAATAATTGCTTTTTTAAAGTCATTATATTTAACGTCTATTTCATCAAAATTTACACAACGTAAATCATTAACGGCAGCGTTAAGGCCAGCAATACCAAGAATATTCTCTGTGCCACCACGTATTCCATCTTCTTGCTTGCCACCATAAATAAGAGTTGGTAGATGATAATATCTTTCATACTTCATTCCATCAGAAATCCAGACAACACCAATTCCTTTAGGAGCATGAAATTTATGACCTGAAAATGTAGCAATATCAACTCCTAATTCCTGCATATTGATTTTCATATGAGGAAGAGCTTGGGTAATATCCGTATGGAAAATATACCCATGTGCATGAGCCATACTTGCCAACTTTTTAATGTCCTGAATCGTACCAATCTCATTATTTGCCATTATGATTGATACCATTTTAACATACCATTCACTATCTTCTCCCCAGCTAAGAAATTGGTCGTACATATCAGGGTCTATAAAACCATATTCGTCTGTCTGTAAAATATTATAATTATAATCAAAATCTCTCTTATTTCCGTCAACACTCATAACAGAGCTATGTTCGATTCCGCTTATAATTATCTTATCAACACTCTTATTGATAACCCAAGTATTTGCTTCGCTGCCACTCGAAGTGAAATAAACTTTTCCGCCGCCACCATTTAGTAGCAAATCAATATTTGTTTTAGTATCTTCAATATATTGCTTTACTTCCAGACCTTCTTTATATAAATTGCTAGGATTGCAATTCAAGCAATCCATAGCGCGGTCAATTTCTTTTTTCACATTAGGACTTATAAAAGTCGTAGATGCCGAATCTAAATAAATCAAAATTAACCACCAACCTATTACATCTTATTGGCAATCTCCGCAATACGGCTACGATAAATCTTCTGCAATTCAACCTCGCCATAGATGTCCTCGCCACGGAAAACCTCGGACATACGACGCATACCATTATTGCTTCCTGCATACTGTGACATATCAACCTGAGTTTCATAGTCACCATCAATAATACAAATACTATCAGAAGAAATTCTCTGTAATGCCAATTTCATAAGGGAAATATCAAGATTCTGAGCTTCAGTAATATACACGCCGCACTTTGTACCACGAGTATCAAATCCACGAATATCACACATAGGAAGAAGCTGAATCTTATGGTCATCAATAGCACGCTGTAATGCAATACTATCACCCAACTTAGAAGTTAGCATAGTACCAATGGAGGCATCTGCCAACTTCTCGGAACGTGAGCCGGGGTAATAGCCGAGCTTTGCACTATTAATAGTTGCAACAGTATTACAGAAAATGATAATAGTCTCAATCTTATGTTTTTCCAACAAAGCGAACAAATATGCCAGTGATAACAAACTCTTGCCAGTACCACTATCGCCCTTTACCATGTTAATCTGGTTTGTACAAAGAGAATCAATGAAAATTTCCTGATAAATGTCCTTTGGCTTAATTTCGCCCTTTGCATCTCCAATGGTAGTAGTCTTTAAATTCTGGCGTTTAATTGCAACAAATTGAGTACCATTCCATTTCATAGCGTCAATTACAGAACCGTCAGGACGCTTCAAAATCAAATACTCATTCATGATACAATTACAGAAATTATTATCTAAGTTCTGATAAATTTCAGCAAGAGCTTCATCGGAACTCACAATGACTTCTTCAAATCCTGTATATTTGTCATCTTCATTTTCTCTGATACCAAAAACAGGAAGCTCAAAAACATTCTTTGCGATATTTTTACAACTAATATCATCTGTAATAAAGTTTATAAACACGCCATCTTCTTGCTCTTTCTGATTATAAAGAAATGCTTCTGCAATAATAATATTATCAGGAGTACATTCAATTCCTTTATTAGAAAGTAATTCAAGAATTGCATTATAATCAAAATTACAGACATAATAATTATCGTTATTGTCAAACAATCGAGCAAGTCTACGAGCCTTAAACTTCGTATCTTCGTCCTTGTGTCCAGAAGTTTTAATATGCTCAATTTCTTCAAGAGTTTTATGAGAACAAACAAAAAAATCTTCAAAAGCCTTTTCTCCGAGATTTAATAGTGCGTTGGTGTCATAAAACTTTTCTACCATACATTCTATCCCCTTATTTTTATATTTTAATGTGATTCAACATCACAATAATGCAAATTTTGTACCTCTTCGTAAAAATCTTTACCCCACTTTTTCTCATACTTAGAACACTGCCCATTATTCCAGCCATAAGGCTTCATGTGCTGATTTACTAAGAAAAGAACGTGAAGTAATCCCTCTAAACTCAAATCAGAAAATTTCATGAACATACCGTCATACGCACTAATATTTTCGTGATTATAATAATGAGCTTCCTCAGTCTTTACACCGTCTCTATTACAAAATACCTTAGTCTTAGCTTTCCCAATATCATGAATCAATGCCGCATATCTCACATACTTGGAAAAATTATTCTTTTCTGCAATCTTATACGCCATTTTCATGTGTGAACCTAAAGACAAGGTATGATGGTGATTGTCCTGATTAAAGTCAGTCAAAGAATTTACAACTTCAACAGGGTCATAAGTTTCAAATTCAAGACCATTAACGAAATTAATACTATCCCATCCCTCATTCCAATAAGGAATGTTGAAGTTTTTGTACATACGATAAATCACATAATCAGGAACATCCTTTGACCGCATATGAGAACGGGCAATGCAATCATTGTACGAAGTACGCATAATCATGCAGCTTGCATGAATCTTTCCGATACGCTTTTCAAGTCCTCTGACTCTTTGTAAGAGAGCTGTACGATACCGAGAAGAAACATTACAAGCATCAAGAATTACGCTATTGCTACATTCAAGATTAACTTTAATGCGTCTTTCTACTTCCTTAAAGACCTCCGAATTATGGTCTTGATTTCCTTCGTCTCCATAAAATTCCTCACGAATTGCATCAGAAGAAATTACCACAAATCCTTCTTTTCTCCGCAAATTACAATAAGTAGACTTGCCACTTGCAGGAAGTCCACACATCACAATAAACTGCAAAACCATTTCTATCCTCCTTTACTCAAAATTCGCCAATAATTTCACATCACTATCAGTAGTCCCAAAACTACCATAAACTTTATAAAAAATGTTTGGATTTTGACCAATCATTTCTTCAAAGAAATTGTCAATGCTACCAGTTTTAATATTATTGCCGTCTTTATACTTTAGAATATTTCCATTTGTCTGGTCTAAATGGCTGATTGCTAAACTATAATCCCACCTAAAATCGCCAGTTTTTGGAAATTTTTCACGACATTTACGAGAATCGGCAGCAATTCTTGTATACAAACTACTAGGACTAATTAAACCAAATTTTGGTTCTCCACACCATAAAGTTTTTACGTTAGTATCTTCTTTGATTTTATCCGAAATAAAAAATTTATTATATTCTTCAAATCTGCCAGTACCATACCTCATATTGTACCAACGGGAACAATAAATAACTTCAATGTCATGGCTACAATCAAGTTCATTGTGAGCAATGTATTTATTGAAGAAATTAAGACCAGTATGATACGCACAGCAATCATCTACGCCATAAAAAGCAACAGAATTTCTCAAACCAAGAGAGCCTTCAAAAATAATATTTTTAAAATTATACAAAATGCAATACTCTCTTTTGTTAGAAACAAGTGTAAATACCGATGAATGAGTAGTTATATGACTAAGAAAAAACATTAAATCATCAATGTACTTGTCAAGGTTTGAATCACTATACAAATACGAATAATTGTTTAGAATTTCAAGCACTCCATTCGGAGCATTTTTAAGAACTATCTCATTGATATATCCGTCCCTTAATCCATGCAAATAGTTCTTAAAACTATCAACTGTCATATTAAGACAATCAGAAACTTTCAGCCTATATTTTGCGTCTCCATTATTACGCTGAATAGTATTAGTGATTCCAAATCCACTTGTGCTTCTTTTTCCTTTATTATAATCATACAAAGTACGACAAATAGCAACATCAAAAGGAGTGGTAATTCTGCAATTTTCATTTACATAAATAATTGGCGTTACACCAAGTTTTTCCAACTGCTCCCACTCGCTTCTAAACTCACTTGGATTAACAATAAATTCATCGGCAAGATAGGTAGGAGCGCCCTTTAACGTACCAGAACCAAAATGATGAAAAATATGGCGAATCCCATTATGACAAACTGTGTGACCAGAATTTACTCCACCGTTGCACCTTACAACAAGAGTATCTTTGTCAGTAAAATAATTAACCATATGCCCGACACAAGAATTGCCATATCCAGAATCAAGAATAATTTTTACAAATCCAGTTCTTGCCATTTTGAATCTCCTATCTACTCAGCTTTATTTGTGCTTATATTATACCACACTTTCTATGTCTTGTCAAGTGTTTTCGTTCTTAAATTTTTCAAGATTGTACTCTCGAATAATATCATATGCAATTTGCATAATATCGTAATTTTTTCTGAATCCTTCGGCAGACCATTTGGCTTGTTCTATTACACCATCCTGAACCATTCTATCAATACTTTCTTTAACCCTACTTAAACCATTATCAACAGCGCTCAAAAAACAAAGATTCAGTTTGATTTTTCTTAGAGTAACAGCTATTTTTTCTTCTACCCAAAATGGATTTTGTTTATTTTCTCTATAATAAGCAATATCCTTAAAAAGTTTGGCAGTTCTAATAGTAGAAGCAAATTTCTTACCGTCAAAACCATCTTTGTCTATTTTGATATAATTACGGTTTGTTCTCTTTTTAGTTTCTACAATAGTCCTATTTGTTACTCCTGCCAAAGCACGAAGAAAATTATCTCTATAAGCATTAATAATCTTTTCGCCAGAATCAGGATTGATAAAGTTTGAAATCCAATCATTATTGGTTACGAAATATTTAGTATAAAACATTTCCAAATCAGACGGAGACCCCTTAGAGGTATTTTTACAAAAATCTCTAATATCATCAACGACACAGATTCCTTCTGGAAAATCAACTTGATGAATGTATTTCTTGTTAATAATTAAATCTTCAAAAGTAGGAACAACAATGGCTCTTGCATCAATATCAGAATCTTTTGTGGCTAAATTGTAATTTTGAGAACCATAAAGTCCAACAAAAACTACATTATAACCCAATTCATTCTGAATATAATTAAAATATTTACGCAGTGTCGGGATTATCAGTTCCATGAATTTTACTCCTTAATGTTAATGTTGTATCAATAAATGTTTGAGGCGACACATCTGCTGGGTCTGGAAATAAATATTCTTTCTTAAATCTATTCTCTACCAACTCATATCCCTCAATTGGCAAATTTTCAATAAAGTCATAAATCTCATTTTCATACTCATACACAAGACATGAATGAGGATATTTTAAACATAATCCGGGGTCTTGGTCAAAAATTTCTTTATCAATTACAGTTCTAAATTCCCACCACTCAGAATTTGTTTTAGAATAGCAATCTTTACACAAATGAATTTCTGTACTTGCTTCATCAAAATAACTAGCATATCCCAAAGGTTTGACCTTAATCACAATGAAATCTTTATCATCAACCTTGCGTAAACACTTTACACAAACATTAGTGGGGTCTTTAATTGCCAAGATTTTCTTGTCCATTGTCAATCACTCCCAATAAGACATTATACAAATTTTTGTCATCACTTACTTTAGTAACTTTTAACCCTCTGTGAAATTCCAATTTAAGAGCTTCAGAAAACCCTTCCCATCCAATATCATCATTTGTCATATCAAAAAAATCCATATAGGCGGCAGGGGCATGACCTTCATCCTTAAATTTTCTAAGTTTCACAACTTCCCCATTGCTCATAATACCCATAATATCTATAAACTCATTATTTTCAAAAACAATTGACTTGCCCTGTTTTACCATTTCAACAATTTCATCAATTGTGTGATAACCCATATTTTTCCTCCATTTATATAAAGGTAGAGCCGCTTACGCGGCTCTTTTTGTTAAATCTCAGACAAAGTATCTTCACTCATATTAGCATTACTCTCAGAAACTTCCGCAACAGCAATACCAGACAGAACTTTAAAGAAAAAATTCTTGGTCTTATAAGCAGCGAAACTAGGACGGTTCACAATTCGCACAACCACACCCTCACGGACATGATTCTTGCCAATCGGGTCTACACCATCATAGAACTGCTCTGCTACATTTTTAATCCACTCGCCAGCAGTTACGCCGAGAGAATCCAATACGTCCTGTTCAGGAATATAACCCTTCCACAAAACAGGAACAGTATTCAATCCCATTTGCTCACAACGATACCGCATGAAATCAGGCGTATACTCAACACAATCGCCGTCCTCATTCGTCATGGTCATACGGTACACATACATTTTAGATTCTCCGACCTCACAACCATAACTAAACGTAGTGGTTTTACCATAAGCCTTAACGAAATCCTTATCCTTTGTTTTAGTATTGTCAACAACAGGCATAATTGTCGTATTACCATCAACATAACCAACAATCTCGTAAAAGATTTCCTCGCCCTTTTTCAGACCAGTAATAACACGCTTATGATGCTGCTCACGGAATTTATCATTTCCATACCAGCCGCCATTCTTATCAAAAGAATCCAAAACTACACGACGAGTACCACACACATCAACCCACTTCTTGCCGATGTTTAACTTCTTCTTAAACCATTTAGCCAAAGGCGTAGAATTTTCCTCTTTCAGAGTAATAGCAGAACGACCAGAAGTGCCGTGCATTTTCAGAGTAATTTCAATTAAATCTCCGGCCTTAAAAGCACTCAGATTATAATTTAATTGTTCTGTATCAATGTGCTCAACAAAATTCGGGAAAGAAATCTTCCGAGCTTTACCCTTTTTATTCTTCTTAGAATTACCAAAATTATTAGAATACTTACACTTAGGAATGTACTTGCGACAAACAGGCTCACCAACCGTTGCTCCCTCATTCATATTCTCAATGCTTAATCCAGCCTTTTTAAGCCCTTCAACAAAGTCATTATAATGAATGAACAAACCGTCAGAACGCTCACCACGCAGCTTGATAGCCTTAATATTAAGCTTTCCTTCTTCAAGGAAGCCACCAATATTTTTACCATCTTTATCCTTCTTACGAACCAGATTCATAACCTCACAGAACTTAGAATCCAATTGCAAATCAACAGGAAAATACACGCCGAGGTCTCCCTCTTTATATGACAGGTCAACAACGACAGTATTGCCAAAGCACTCACCAACCAACAGACGGTCAGCATTTTCCATTTTTCGTACATTTTTAATGCGAGTAATGTAACCACAATGCTCAGACATTTAAAATCACTCCTTTTCATATCTGTCTGAATTTCTTACGTCTATATTCTACCACAAATCCTCCCTCTTGTCAAGCACTTTCACAATTTTTTTATTAATTCTATCCACTATCCCTATTACCCCCTATGCACTAACGTTAGTCATTCTACCCAACTCCCTCATACTAATCTC